ACTATTTCGACATTGAGACCATTTATGTCTATAATATCTTCTTCTCTTACCATCTCACCGAAATATTCTTCGGTTATAGTTTTAAGTATTCCCATATTATTTCATCTTAAGTTTATATTTCATCTTTGGTTTATATTCGTCTTTTATCGGACAATTAATAAACATATCGTCTGTATATTTTTTAATTAAATTCCATTCTGATAAATCTTGATTGAATGATGTTGCATTAAAAAACATTTTATTCATATATATAACACTAGATACTTTCCAATCACCTATTGGTTGGTTAAACGATGTAGCACCTTTAAACATATAACTCATAATTCTAACATCTGAAACGTCCCATTTTCCAATAGGTTGATTGAATGATGTTGCATTAAAAAACATTTTATTCATATATCTAACACTAGATACTTTCCAATCACCTATTGGTTGGTTGAATGATTTTGCACTATAAAACATAGAATCCATAACCATAACATTTGAAACGTCCCAACCGGTTATATCCCCGTTAAAAGCATTATTATCTTCAAATAACGATTCCATACTTTTAATATTGGAAGTATCTATATCATTGAAGTCACCTTCATCACCCCTCACTTCAATCATTCTTTTCAATAATTTTCTTAGACTTTTTAAATTTTTCGGTTTATACCCAGTTTTATGAAATTTTTTATTGTTGTCGGTAAAAGAAACTATTTCAGCATCAATACCTTCTATGTTTATTTTGTCTTCCTCTCTTTCGGTCTCACCGAAATATTCTTCTGTTATAGTTTTAAGTATTCCCATATTATTTCATTTTAGGTCTGTATTCGTCTTTGATAGGGCAATTATCAAATATGTTTTTTATATTTTTTTCAGTTAAATCCCATTCTGATAAGTCTTGATTGAATGATGTAGCACTTTTAAACATACAACTCATATCATAAATCTTTGATACATCCCATTTTTCAAATGGTTGATTAAATGATGTTGCATTATAAAACATAGAATTCATATATATAACTTTTGACACTTTCCAATTACCAATATGTTGGTTGAATGATTTTGCATTTTTAAACATATAACTCATACTTATAACTTTTGATACTTTCCAATTACTGATGGGTTGATTGAATAATGTTGCACCAAAAAACATATGACTCATATTTGTAACTTTTGATACTTTCCAATTACTGATGGGTTGATTGAATGATGTTGCACCTTCAAACATATGAGACATATCTTCAACACTTGAAACATTCCAATTGCCAATATGTTGGTTGAATGATGTTGCTTTACGAAACATACAACTCATATCTTCAACTTTTGATACGTCCCAACCGGATATATCACCGTTGAACTTTCCGTTTTCTTCAAATAAAAAACTCATGTATTTAATATCTGAAGTATCTATATCATTAAAGTCACCCTTGTTGCCCCTTACTTCAATCATTCTTTCCAATAATTTTCTCAAATATTTTAAATTTTTAGGTTTATATCCTCTTCTATGATATTTTTTATTATTGTCTGTGAAAGAAACTATTTCAACATCTAGACCCGTTAAATCTATCATATCTTCTTCTCTTAATGTCTCACCGAAATATTCTTCGGTTATAGTTTTAAGTATTCCCATTTTTATTCATTATTATTTTCAACATCATTACTCTCATCAACTGCTCTCATCCCTTTTGCAAAATATCTAAAATCTTTATATTTGTTTTTACCTCCAAATTTTCTTAATACACGGTCTGCAATAATTCTTGCATCTCTCATATCATAAAGATGTGTGTCCTTTCTTGTTGAAAATAACCAAGTTATAGTTTCATCTCTTTCTATGATATATTTCACATTATTTTTCTTGTCATCAACAATCAAACCACCACCTTGACTACCGGCAAAATATATACTTTCATCTCTTTTTTGTACCATTCCACCTGTTCTATTGTCTATTACGTATTTCATAACATAAATATTTAAAATTGTATAATATATTTATGGGAAGAATTAAGGATGACGGTAGTATATCCGTCGGTAAAAAAAATATAAAATCCACAAACAATATAAACAAAAAAACAGTCTGGTCGTCAAAGAAAGTTGATGAATGGATGAAAGAATATTCAGAAGGTTATGCTCACAAAGACAACCCATGGTTGGACGGTCAAATAGGTATAAGGAATCCCGATATAGTCTTTGAGTATACACCTGAAGAAATACAAGAATTGACAAAATGTGCCAATGATATTTTCTATTTTGCAAATAATTACTGCTGGTGTCTGCAAGGCAGCAAGGGTTACCAACCACTTACTTTGAGAGACTACCAAGAAGAAATGCTGGAAGCATACGACAAAAATCGCTTCAATATTACGTTAAGTTGCAGGCAAATTGGTAAGTGCCTGATTTTCAATAAGTTAGATACACAAAATGATGGAAATTTGTCTCATAAATATATTGAAGATATTTATATTGAAAGAAAAAAAGGTTTTTTATCAAAGTTAAAATCAATATTGTTTAAAATTTATAGAAAATTATGAGTAAAAAAGTCTGTAAAAAAATTTGTGAAAGATGTGGTAAAGAATTTGAAGCATCATCTGGTTATGTTCATTTCTGTGATGAATGTTCAATTATTGTAAAAGAAGAAAAAAGAAAAAGAAACAACGAAGCGAGACTTATTGCAAAACAAAACAAACTGCTGAAAGGTGTGGAGAACGTGGATTATGTGATTGACCGATGGAATGGTCTTCCCACTACAAGAATTACCGGAAGATGGTTTAATGAAAGACATCCAGGAAGGACAATAGAGGAATACTTACAAGAATTTCCGGATGCCAAACTTGTATGTGAAAAGACACACAATATGATTTCTGAAAGTACCACAAAGTCCATGAATAGACCGGAAATGAAAAAACTTTTTTCCGAAAGATTTTCTGGTGAAAAGAATCCCAATGCAAAATGTAACACAACGGAAGAACAAAGAAAGTCGATTTCACCGTTTTCAAAATCGTTCAAAGGATATGAAGGTATGAGTGAATATGAAATAGATAGTAAAATAAATTCATATCGTCAGTATGACAGAAAGGACCGTGTGACATCACAAATTGGATATTGGATAAAAAAAGGGTATTCAGAAGAAGATGCAAAAAAGATAGTTTCTGAAAGACAAAAGACATTCACGCTTAATAGGTGTATAGAAAAATATGGTGAAGAAGAAGGCTTAAAAAAATGGAATGAAAGACAAGAAAAATGGAAAAAGTCTTTACAAAATTCTTTTGAACTTGATGGTGATAATAGAACACCGATAAGTAAATTTGAAAAATATTGTAAAGAAAGAATATGTGAATATTTAGAAATAGATGTACCAGAAAAACAAAAGTATATTTCTGATAAAAGTAATAATCATTACTCATATGATTTAACTATTGAAAATAAAATTATAGAGTTTAATGGTGACTTTTGGCACATGAATCCAGACATATATGATAAAAATTCATATAATAAAGTAAAAAATATGAGTGCAGAGGAAATTTGGAAATACGACATGGAAAAAATAAAATGTGCCGAATCTCATGGATACAAGGTTTTGGTTATCTGGGAATCAGAATACCGAAAAGACAAAGAAGGAACGATACAAAAATGTATCGATTTCTTAACAAAATGACAATTATGAAAAAATTCTTAAAACAAATTATACTTTTCCTTATTGAGTTGATAGAAAAATTTGAATATAGGAATTTAGAATTGGATGAAGATGACATAAGTAAGAAAATTATAGACACCATAGATATATCCGACGAAGGTCTTATGATTTTGTCACACGATGGTTATCATCCAATAACACACATACATAAAACACAACCTTATCATATATACACACTGGTTCTTGAATCTGGTGACAAATTGGAGTGTGCAGACAACCATATAGTATTTTGTAAAGGATTTGAACAAAAATTTGTAAAAGACCTTACAACAGATGACTTTGTAATCACAAAATATGGATTATCAAAAGTCAAGTCTGTCACAAAGTCAAAACACAAGGTTTCCATGTACGACGTTACAGTCGACTCGGATGACCATTCATACTATGGTAACAACATATTAAACCACAACACGGTTATCGCTGCCGTATTCATACTGCACTATATTATCTTCAACTACGACAGACATGTGGCCATTGCTGGTAATAAATTTGCCACGGCGACGGAAATCATGGATAAAATAAAGGAAATGATGAATTATCTTCCTTTCTTTATGAAACCTGGTGTCAAAATAAACAACATAAGTAAGATGTCGTTTGCAAACGGTTGCCGTATCGAAGCACAAGCCACAACGAAACGTTCATTTATCGGTTATACAATCCACATGTTGTATCTCGATGAGTTCGCCCATGTGGAACCACACATACTTGATGAGTTCTATGAAAACATCATGCCTACTGTTTCTTCGATGGAGGATTCAAAGATTATAATTACATCCACACCAAACGGATACAATAAATTCTTCGATATATGGCAGGGAGCAATTGATGGTAAAAATTCATACCATCCAATCAGAGTTGATTGGTGGCAGGTTCCTGGACGAGATGAAAAGTGGAAAGAAAAAATGATATTCGACTGTGGTGGTGAGGATGAGTTTATGAGACAATATGGAAACTCATTCCTATCAACCGGTAACACATTGTTGTCTCCAGATTCACTTGCAAAACTACAAAAAGGTAGGGTAAAATATGTTTTCAAAGAAATACAGGAACTTGAAAAAAACTGGGATGAAGAATTTAGAAATCTAAAATGGAAACCGGACTTCAACATAGAGGATTTAAAGAATCCGAAATACGTGTGGGGATTGTCAATAGACCTTTCAGAAGGAGGTGGTGGTGACAACTCAATATTGAATTTCTTCAGACTTCAGGCAAAACCAAAAGAACTGATAAAAAATATAGATGTAAAATCAGACGAGTATAAAAAGTCTGATTTCTTCCAATTCATACAAGTTGGAAGATTCAAATCAAACACAACAGATATCCAGACTCTCGCCAAACTTGTATACATAATTGTCACAAAAGTAATGAACTCAGATAAAATAAGAATCGTGTGTGAATACAATGCTTTCGGTGGTGAGTTTTTATTTCAGTTACAGAACGTTTTTGGTGACAAGAACAATTTTGATATTTCAACAATATTGAAGTTCAAACATTCAGAAGAATCTAAACAAAAAAAATATGGTTTGAAAGTCAACGGAAACAACAAACCAATCATGTGTATGAATCTAAAAGGATTAATTGCTTCCGACGGAATCATTGTGACAGACGATGATACGGTTGGTGAATTTGAAGTTTTTTCCAAAGTCGGAAACACATGGAAAGCAAGTCGTGACCACGATGACCTTGCAATGAGTGTGGTGGATTTGACCGCCATATTCGACCATCCGTATTTTGATGTTATGATGGAAGAAGTTATGTATGAGGAAGGAAACGAAGAAATCGCTAAATTATTTGAAACAAAACTCGATGAAAAGTTTAGTAATGTATATGATAACAACGATTTTATGAACATGAACATCGAGATGAGACAACAAACAAATGATTTTGATGAGTTCTTTAGAAGTAAGACAACATTATACACATAAATACCAATCAATTAAAAATTGGGACATTTTTAAAGAAAGAAAATAAAAAAAGGAGAGGTCATAACCTCTCCTTTTTTATAATATTTTTATAATAATTAACTTACTCATCATCATCATCGTCTTCATCATCATATTCAAACCAAGTTGGAAGATTATATTCATACGGACAATCACAAAACATATTTTTATTCATATATGGTTTATTTTTCCATTTTTTACCCCAATTTTCCAAACTTCCATTATTTCCAGAAAAATTTGAATATAGAAACATATCTTCCATATTTTTAACACTCTTAACATTCCATTCTGAAATATCTCCATCAAATTCCGAATCTTGAAACATTGATTCCATATATTCAACATTACAAACATTCCATTTTGAAATATCTCCATTAAATACTGTGGCTTGAAACATTTTACCCATATCGTTCACGTTTGACACATCCCATCCAGAAATATCTCCATTAAAATCACAACCATTTTCACATAAGTAAAAAAGTTCACAAAAATCTTCAAAATTAGATACATCAATGTCATTTAAATCACAAGATTTTCCCCTTAATTCTATAAGAGAACCTATTAAACTCATCAAAGTATACTTATCTTTTGATTTTATATAAAAACCATTTTTGTGATTTCTTCCATTTTTATCCTTAAATTCATGAAGTTCCACTCCTTTTGGTAAAGTTTCTGGCATAAGTAATTTATCTTCATCTCTTTCAATTTTCCAGAAATATTCTTCTGTTATAGTTTTAAGTATTCCCATATTATTTTTTACTAGGTTTGTATTCGTCTTTTATCGGGCAAAAAGAAAACATATACCTCATATATGTATCAGAAACTATGTTCCAATTACTTATATTTTGGTTAAATGATTTAGCATTAAAAAACATAGTACCCATATCTTTAACATTTGAAACATTCCAATTACCTATTGGTTGGTTGAATGATTCTGCATATCTAAACATACTATGCATATCTTTAACATTTGAAACGTTCCAATTACCTATTTGTTGGTTGAATGATATAGCCCTATTAAACATACAACTCATATCTCTAACACTTGAAACATTCCAACCAGTTATATCCCCATTAAAAGTTTTATTTTCTCTAAATAACGAACTCATGTATTTAATATCAGAGGTGTCTATATCGTTGAAATCACCATCATATCCTCTTTTTTTAATCATTCTTCCCAATAATTTTCTCAAGTTATCTTTATCTTTAGGTTTATAACCTCTTCTATGTAAATTTCCGTTATTGTCTGTGAAAGAAACTATTTCTACATCAAGACCATCTATGTCTATTTCATCTTCTTTTCTTACTGTCTCACCGAAATATTCTTCGGTTATAGTTTTAAGTATTCCCATATTATTTCATTTATTATTTCATTTTAGGTCTGTATTCGTCTTTTATTGAACGACAAAAAGAAAACATATATCTCATATCTTTAATAGAAATTGTGTTCCACTCACTTATATTTTGATTAAATGATTTAGCATTATAAAACATAAGACTCATATCTTCAACTTTTGATACTTTCCAATTACCAATGGGTTGGTTGAATGATGTGGCATCACGAAACATACCACACATATTTGTAACTTTTGATACTTTCCAATTACCGATAGGTTGGTTGAATGATGTTGCACCATAAAACATACAAAACATATTTTCAACTTTTGAAACATTCCAACCAGTTATATCTCCGTTGAATTTTTTACAGTGTTGGTCAAATTTTGAGTTCCTATATTCATTGCTTTTAAATAACGAACTCATATCTGTAATATCAGAGGTGTCTATATCGTTGAAGTCACCATCATCACCCCTCACTTCAAACATTCTTTCCAATAATTTTCTCAAATTATTTTTATCTTTCGGTTTATAACCTCTTTTATGAAATTTTTTATTATTATCGATAAAAGAAACTATTTCAACATCGAGACCAGTTAAATCTATCATGTCTTCTTCTCTTACGGTTTCACTGAAATATTCTTCGGTTATAGTTTTAAGTATTCCCATATTATCTAATTTTTATCCAATTTTTATTTTCTTAGAAAAATCCAATGGTGTTATTTTTTGAGTAGGTGTATTCGTAACGCCATTCGGACAAAAATGTGTATGGTTATTGAACTTATCCATCAATTTACTTCCAAGTATCAACTTTTCGGTAGCATCTTCTGTCAAATTTACATTTTTACAGTTAAGATTAACTGTTCCACTCGTATCTATATTTACATCCTTACTACTCTCGTCTATAGATATTTTGACACCATTTTTCGCCTCTATCTGCAATCCGTCATATTTAGTAAGTAAAATCTTGTGTCCGTGACACTCGATATTCAAACCGTTTTCCGGAATATAGTATATTCTCACATAATCATTTTCTTTTTCACCATCAAACAGAACGATTTTTGCATTCTCACAGTCCTCTGCATTCTCATACAAAAGGTCTTGGATACCACCATTGGTTTCTATCGGTCCATGATACAAAATTGTATATGGGTCTATAACCTCAACAGACACACGTTGCCCTACTTTTGGAATATTGAAATTCCCACCACTAGAACTTATCGCCGGTGCCGGTTTTGCCCAAGGGAGGTCGTCATCAAGAATTGCATATTCACCACCGATGGTCTCGGTGTGTCTTCCATAAACTCTGATTCTGCATCGACCTTTATATGTTGGGTCGAAATTATCAACAACTATTCCAGTTTCCATAAATTTTTATTTTACTCCTAAACCTATTCTTGCAGCCCTTTCAATCTTTTCTGCATAAGTGAGTTCCTTTTCACCAGTTATATTTGACGAATGTTTCTTTCCGTCCGGTAACACAGGTTCACCGACAGATTCAAAATAACCATCGTTATACAAAGGTGTATACAATAAGTCACCCTCATCAACAGAAAATGGATTGAATATGTGGTTATAATACATAACCATATCTATTGCACTTTCATCTTTACTGACATTTGCATAAGTGAATTTGTCAATTCGACCTTTTTGGTCTTGTGAAACTCTCAATAATCCATTTGCTGTCAATTTTTTAATATCGACACAAGGTATTCCAAGTTCCAACATCTCATCGTCATCGACAGAAAGTCTTCTTTTTTTATCAAAATTCTTTTCCATATTAATTATAAAGATTACCTCCGATAATTTTCATTTGTTCAATATTTGCCATCCTTCCACCAACACTCTCAGGTATTCCATCCTTTCCATTCCTCATATTCATTTCTTGTTGGTTTTGGTCTGCCGTAACCTTGAAGTTGGACAAAGAGTCAACATTGTGCATTGCATCTTCCAAATCTTTATTTGTGAAAGCATATACTCTACCCTTACCGGCGTTAAACATATTCTCTATAAAGGCATTGTCCCTAGGTCTTGCATGTTCCAGTTCAACGGTAAACTTTACTTCCGTTGGAAAATCATCATAACCAAGAATATCATTGAATTGAACCGATGTCTTGGTAACAGCCATATTTCCCATCATTGCAATCGGGTCGAGTGGGTTTCCAACGGTAACATGCCAATAACCCGATGGTGCCCCAGACAACAAGGCGGCGGGTGCCTGTGCAGTACCGGCGACACCGATACTACCACCGAGCAAGTTACCAATCAAATCCTGGAATCCACCACTGATAAGGTTTTTTATAGCAGTGAATACATTACCCTCACTTCCATCATTTTTCTCTTTCAGTTTTTCAAAACCTGTTTTAACATCATTCCAAAGGGATGATAGATATTTTCCATATTGTCCGTCCCTCAAAAGTTTCGGGTCTCCATATTGTGGGGCAATACTGTGTTGTCCATAAAAAATGGTTGCACCACCCCAGAAATTTCCATAGTTACCAGTCAAAATCAAGAAGTTACTAAGAATATCCATCATAGCGACTCGTGGATTAACACACTTCAACGATTTAAGTGAATATTCAAAATTTAATGAAAAACTATTTGTAAATGTTATACCTCTACTTCTCATCTTCACCCTATTGACTACATTCAAATCACCATAGAACTCTTCTCCATATCTTGCAGCAAACTCGAATCCTTCATATGAGTGCATCATTGCTTGTGCATCATTAACAGACAGTCCCTTTCCTAACACAGATGCCGAAAACACCATAGCTTGTCTGATAGTATCGGTTGCATTTCTTCTCATACCCATTCTACCCATTACGGCAGACATATTTTCTTCAGACACTTTCTGTCTTTGTCTGACACCAAGTTGTTGCAACTGAGCAGCAAGACCACCATCAGAATTTTTCAATGTTTCAATTTTTGCCTCCTTTTCCTCCCAATTCATACCATAGTCGAACTTGAGTATATCGGAAAGTTTGTTACCGGCTTTCTCACCCAAGTATGTACAAGCGGTTGCAAGAGCCATATATCCTTCAGGATTTCCAGCAAGAGCATTGGTCACAGAAGCATCAAAATCAAGTCCGAACATCTTATCTTCACAAGGTCTTGTATAACGACGTAATGTAACAAGATAGTTATTTGGTATTTGGTTGTAATATTTCAAATAAATGAAATCTTGCATCCTGTATCTTGCAAGACCATATGGGTCTATATTCCCATTACTATACCAAAGTATAATGTTCTTATATGTCGGATTTTGTTTGTCCTTTAACCAAAGTTGATGGTCTTTGTCTTTTTCAACACATCTCAAATAATCATCGTAGTCGGTAAATGACGAACCTTCAGAAAACGAAGGATAAAAATTATAGATATTTCTATAATTGATGGCGACATTTTCATTCATTATAGAAGATGGAGCATACAATTTCCTATTGTTACGTGTTGTATGAAACAACAAATTATTTCCATTCTCACCCTCTGCAATGGTAACATCCTTTACATCCTCGAAATCTGCATAAGGAGACAACTTTGTGTCCATCTCACAAGCATTGAAATAAAAAGTATTAGACATCTATATTGTTTGGTTTATAAGATATTTATGATTATATGTTCATAAATAATTATATAATCTTTAAAATATATGGGAAAAGATACAAGATATTACCAACTTACCAATAATATTTTACTTGAATATGTATATACAGACATAGAAAGTAATACTAATGGTGATGCAACAGACAGAATCATAGATTTAAAGAACAGAAACTCGTTATATAAAATGGAAAACAAATATGATGATAAAGTATATTTGTTTTTCAGGGATGATAATGATGATATAAAAACAAACAATAACTATAACAATCTTGTTGTCGGTGTTAACAAAAATGATTCTAAAACAGTAAAGGTTCTGAACGAAACAACACAATATAAGTATGATGAAAAAAACCCATCACAACTAAGAACAAGTAATGTCACATTCGATGGCATGGATTCATGTGATGTGTTTTTTGATACGTGTATAGTTCATTTTACGGGTTCAAACTATTTCGGTGACTATGATTCGATTATATTCCAAGTGCAAGTAAACGCTTTCGACGGGTCTAAAATAAGTCTTGCAACCATAGGAATGAAGAGAACAGACGATGTTGAATATAACACGAAACCTCTACTTATCAATCAAAAATTATATACAACCCATATATCATTCAAAATTCCAAGTACAAACTTCATGTGCAGCCGTGCCGGTTCAAAGTTTGTAGAAAAAATAATGCCTACAAACGAAACAACAGGAGAGCCAAAGTTCACCAAACTGCAAAAAAATACACCAATAGAATTTAATGTTCTAGGTGTAAAGGCAACATATTCAACCGGTGGGTTCGACTTTATGAACACAGACGTACTCAATTCCATACAAATACCATTCTTTGACTCATATAAAAAGGTAAATGTTGTAATTGAAGAAGCCTCCGATGGTGATTACTTCAAAATTTATGCACAAGTGAATAACGGTATAAATCGTGTAATGTCGTTTTCAGACTATATGTACAGCATGGATGCAGTACCTTCTGAATATATAATTATGCACGAAATTTCATTATGGGAAAATTTCACTGATTCATACAACAAGAATAAAAGTATTAAAACACACACTGAATATTATATCGTCAATCTTTCTGCAAACGAAGATGACAATGAAATCGACGATATAATCAATTATAGACCAGTATGTATATATGCAAACAGAGATGTTAATTTCACAATAGAAGACACACTTAGAATCATCAACACCGTTGATAATTCCACTATTGTAAAAAGAAGTGAAAAAAGTTTCTCAAATCCAAACAAATACGGTAAAAAAATTCAGAAAATTTTCAACGATGACCCACCTCTCAAAGTAAATGTCTTCAACAAAAGATTCGACGAAGATTTGGATTACGTTAGAATTTCGAAAAGTGGTGGAACAAATTCTGCTTCAATTGAAAACCATCAATATAACATATCTTCCCTTGTGGAGGTTACAAACATTGGTGTTTCCGTACAACAGATTTCACAAACAGAAATTGAAAATTAAAATAAGTAATAAAAATGGGAATACTTAAAACTATAACCGATGAGTATTTCGGTGAGACAATAAGAAAAGAAGATGAGATAAACATAGAAGGTCTTGATGTTGAAATAGTCTCCTTTACCGATAATAATGGTAATATTCATAGAAGAGGATATAAACCGAAGGGTAAAAATAGCTTACAAGAATTATTGGAAAGAATGATTGAAGTGAGGGGTGATGAGGGTGACTTCAATGATATAGATACTTCCGATATTAAAGATATGAAATTGCTATTTAGAGAAAATAAAACTTTCAATGGTGACATAACTGGTTGGGACGTATCGAAAGTTGAAGATATGTGTTATATGTTTAAAGGTGCAACATTATTCAACCAATCAATAGGTAATTGGGACGTATCAAAAGTTGAAGATATGTGTTATATGTTTAAAGATGCAACATCATTCAACCAACCTATTGGAAAATGGGATGTTAGTAGTGTTAAAGATATGAGTTATATGTTTAAAGATGCAACATCATTCAACCAACCTATTGGAAAATGGGATGTTAGTAGTGTTAAAAATATGAGGTATATGTTTGATGGTGCAACATCATTTAACCAACCTATTGGTAATTGGGATGTTAGTAATGTTACAAATATGGGTAATATGTTTCTTAATGCAAAATCATTCGACCAACCTATTGGTGATTGGGATGTTAGTAATGTTGAAAGTATGAGATTTATGTTTTATTATGCAGAATCATTTAACCAACCAATAGGTGATTGGAAAGTATCAAAAATTATAAGTATGATTTGGATGTTTAAAAATGCAACATCTTTCAATCAAGATTTATCAAAATGGGATTTAACTGGAAAAGATATAAGAGATATGTTTAATAATTGTCCGATAAAAGACGAATATAAACCTAAAATGGAATAATATGGGAATATTTAAAACTATAACAGAAGAATATTTTTTCTGATTCTCCAATTGGATACAATCCGCCAGAATGGTATAAAAAAATGATAGAATTGTATAATAAAAAAGAAGGTTGAGTCTTTCAACCTTCTTTTTAATTTCTTGAGTCATCTTCCCAAACCAATTCAAGTTCTGTGGTGATTTTTTTCCACCCACTTCCCTCATTTCCATATCTTATATTCCAACCATTTATATCGTTAAGAATGTAAGCTTGCCAGTCTTGTTTTCCAACAACTTCGGATTCATTGACAGAAACTATCAAACCACTATATAAGTACGGTTTTCCATCTTCATTAATAGGCCAGTCGGAATTATCGGTGAGTGAATTCCAACTGTCCCACTTCACTCTTGGGTCTAACGGATGAGACGTGACTACTTCAATGTTGTCTGCACTTTTGTACGAACCTTTTAGCTTACTCATCTTCTATATATTTTATTATGCATTTACTTTAAATTTCAATCTAGAACCACCAACGGGTCCATCGGTGTATACTTCCTTTCTCATTGTATAAACATAATAATTCCTACCATTTATAATTTCAAATGTCTGTATATACAATTCATTGAAAGCATAGTCTTTCCACGTTCCACTAACGTATGTCTTACAATTTGTAATACGACCAGGAACCTTGATAGTCTGTCTATTGTCTATATCACCACCACCCATATCAAGCATAACTTCTTTATCCTCTATTCCAAGACTTCTCACATATCCAAGTTTAACCAATGGAAATCTTTTCGTTATATCTATCTGTTGGTCATTTTCTGATGTTATTTTCTTACCGGTTGCAAACCAGTCATAATACGGATACAAAGTTATAGTCTTCGACAAAACTCCACCATTGTACGGTATCTGTGGACTCGTGGATGTATATGGGTTTCCATCACTGTCTGTCGGTGTGGGTCCACTTTTCAGTCTCACTTTAACGACAATCTTGTTCGTACCGGAAACCGTCACCCTATTGGATGGAGTATAAGTAACTTCCTCAATTCTGTCAAATCCGTTTGACACAACACCTCTATCAATGAGTTTTCCATCTATCTCTATCTGATATGCACCCTTATTTACTGTAATATTTCCGTTTGATACGGTTGGAAAAGTTGAACCAACAAGATAATCAACAGGTGAATAAGAGACACTGAAACTCGGTTGTGTCTTTATGGTAGGTATTGTCTGTCTGAACAAAATCATATCAATCACCTCACCAAGAGACTTATTTGTCAAAGTTGATACTTCGGTACCAGCTGGAAGACCACCAACACTCACAGAAGTCTTCATCCCATTTGGTTTTCTCGAATTATAAACATCTGTAAGTTTTGTATCATTTATGTACAAATCCTTTACATCACCGGTGTTGTTGTTATTGTCATTTTCATTACTAGTCTCTGTTCTCACCACGGAAAATGTTGCATTATCAACTTCTTCATTGTTTTTAGCTCGAATATAGTTTGACTTTGAATCATACTTGTTAAACTTAATCTTGTTCTTTGCCATATTTCATCTTCTTTTAATCCTCGTCTTCTACGGGGATTATTGTATATGCCTTATTCAAATCATCGTTTCTTTTCTTCAAAGACTTCGTTTCCTCACTTTCTTCAGATATTCCCTCTGAACATCTCGTTTCCCAATAAGATGCAAAATCTTTGACTGAACCCTGATAATACCTTATCTTTTTAAGGATTGGATTTTCTTTGTTATTTTCCATAATGTATTTATGTTTTTTTGTTATTTTTATTTTGGAATAAAACATATAAATACATATATGAAAGACTACTATTCAATACTTGGTGTTGACAGACATGCAACACAAGATGAGATTAAGAAAGCATTTAGAAAACTGAGTATGAAATATCATCCAGATAAAAATAACGGTGATGATACGATGTTCAAAGAAATCAATGAAGCATATTCCACAATAGGTGACGAAACTAAAAGACGTGAATATGATTTCAAAAAAAACTCAAATATATTCAACGGATTCAGAACGGCAAAACCACCGACAAACATCAGTATAAAAATATCCATAAGTATCGAAGAAGCGTACTACGGATGCAAAAAAGTGATAAACGTCGGCATAAAGACATATAACGTCGATATTCCAAAGGGTACGACACCTGGCAAGGTGCTGAAACTATCTGGACTCGGAGGTGCTGGTTTTGATATGATGGGAAACTACACCAATGGAGACCTTTTAATTTTTGTTGATGTACAAAATTCAGACAAATACTATATTGACAAAGACGGAACAATAGAAATGATGTTCGCCGTCGACTGGTTGGATGCCATACTTGGTGCAACAGTAGAGACAAAGTTCTTCGACAGAAAAATATCATTCAAAATACCAAAATACTCCCAAAATGGAGGTTTTATTATTGTTCCTAAACAAGGATTTCCAAAATTCAAAAGTGATAATGAGTACGGAAATATCAAAATCAACTTCATTATCAAGATGCCTAAACGACTAAATAGTAAGCAAATGGAATTATTGAAAAAAGTAAAGGATGAGAAATAAAAAAAAGTCCATCATTTGTTTGATGGACTTTTTATGTCTAATTCTGGCTCATTTGTAATATCATAATATAAAAGTTTATCAAATTAGAAGACATATTCGATGATATTATTTCTATTGTTAGTATCACAAAGAAAGTCTATATTTACTCTTACTTCATATTTGTTTCCTGTTATTTCTCTTGAAGTTAACCCTTTGTCTTTTGAAAATTTCTTGAATGCCTTAACAACAACAATTATCGTATCAAGGTCATTTGCTTTCTGAAGGTCTGCAAAGTCACTTCTTCCAATACAAAGTTTTCCAGGTTTGTCTACAACTACTGATTTACATATTTTCTCTGTAAATTCTTTACATAAGGCATCTTCTGTTTTATTAGAATCGAGAATGTATCCATTGAAAGATTGTCCGTTCAGAGACTCATGCATTAGGAAACCTATTTTATTGTATTCTTCATATTCACAATCGAAATAGAAAGGGATTCTTTCTTTAATGAGCATATGTATTACTTCATCAAATGTTCCAACCATTTGTTCTCCATGAATCTTTTGTCCGTCTCTTTCTTTTCTATAATTAGTAAGAACTCCTTCGTTTATTTCTAAGAATGATTTAAAGTCTGGTAAAAAGTTTCTCATATTAATCTTATAATTATAATATATTTATGAAACTAGATTTCAACATAAATACTAATATAAACACATAAAGTTATGAAAGAATACACTGAATTAAAAGAAAGAATTTCAAACATTATTGAAAAATCTAATAATGATAAACCGGCATGTAAGAATTGTGAGAAATATGTCGATGGCGGATGTTCACTCGGATGTGTCAATGAAAGAAACGGACACAAATATCATTTCAATAACATAAAAATTACAACTCCAGATTACGCTTGTAATTGTTTCCGTCCCGTATATAATCTTTCGGAAAATACAAAGGACACACTTCGTAACCTTATTGAAGACATCGATAGAGTGAATGAGAGTATTACAAATCTTGACTTGCTTCTTGATGGTAAGATTAATGAAGATGAGTTTAACGAAATACTTAAATAACATGAGTAAAATTGTAACCTTTGATGAATTTATAAACGAAGAATTAAATATAAATCGTGTATCTGACACAGAATGTTACCTTACAAGACCGTATTATTACTATAACGAGGAAGACGATATAGTCTATGGAAGTGATACGAAACCTATTGGTGATTTGGCTACAATCGAAAATAGGAAAAATGATGAAAATCTGTATCTTTACTGTCTTGATGAAGAGAATATGAGATTTGATACATATATTGGTGACGAAGAGGTGTCTGAACGATTCGAGGAAATTGGGTATAACGGAGACATATACAGTAAAAACGATGTCCAAGATTTCTTGGACGATAATGAAACATATAGGTGTATGCTTATAAAAAATGGTATGCTTATGGCGACTTCTATTGATATTATTGAAGAAAATTAATGGGTGGTTAAAAAAACCACCCATTTTTTGTTATTTTTAATACGAAAAATAGTATCTTTGAAAAAAAATGTATGAAAATAGATTTAATTAACTTAGTAAATGAAATTGAGTCTGGATTTCAGAACAGAGGATGTGCATTCTTTGTTCAAGTCTTGTCTCAAAAAGAAGTGAAAGAAGAACTTTTATCAAATGGGTCGTTTGATATGCTAACAAACGAAAAAACAGACGACACTATGTTTTCTGTCGAAATTAGTGAGTCTCGTTTTTTGAATGACGAATCATACGACAAAACTTGGGTGAAGGTTTATCTTGGTGATATTATATCATTTGTGTGTGTTGACACGGTTGGTGACAACTTGTCGATACTCGCTATTGAAGTAAGTCGCTTCTACAGGAACTACGGTTTTGGAAAGACTCTTGTTAAAAGTATTGAGAATTTTGCAAACAAAAGTGGTTTCAATTGTGTTGAAGTTTCTCCGTTTGATGAAAGTTCTAGGAAATTCTGGGAATGTCTTGGATACGAAGAATCAGAACGTTCTACGAAAATGTACAAAAAAATATAAAATATGTTTTACGATAAAGTTATAAAAATAATGATTGACATTGCTGCTATCGAGAATAATGTCGATAAAAAAATTCAACACATAAAAAAAATAATTGACAGTTGTGAAAATTTGAAACAACTTGACACGTGCCGTAATTTAATCAAGAATTTGGCACAATATATCAATTTTGAAATCAAGTTGTTCAAAAAAGAGAACAAATTTGTCGAATTTATATTCTCGAAGTCTTTCAGTTATTTCCTTGAGTTCCGTATCGTAACTTTGTCGTTGACATCATTGACGTTGTATTATAACAGTAAAAATCCGATAAATAAAGTATGAAAAAAGGAGATTATTTTTTAGACAAATATGTTCTCGACGGAGAGACATCATTTTTAGAAACGACATTTGTGTATCGTATCGATTCTATCGATGAAAGTGGTGAAGCATTATGTACAAAAGTTTTTCTCTCGTTTGAGACTGAGAAAAAAACCAGTAAAAAGAATATCGTAAAGGCTGGTGTATCTGAGACAAAAATATCCAATGCCGATAGTTGTTTCAAGCAAATAGATAAGGAAACTTGGGATATGATTGTTTTTCAAGTTTATGAGACCATCGGAACGGTCACCCATGTAAGAATGACATTATCTCAATTTTGTCAAGACTGCATTAACAAAAGTCAGGATGACTGTAAGTTTTGTGTAAAAGAGAATAACAAAAAACCAACAAATTTTAAAGAAAAAGAAAATGAGTAATAAAATAATTATCGTAGGTAAAGGGGCATCCGGAAAAAATGTGTTGATGGAACGTTTTGAGAAACGTGGTTTCCGTCATCTTGTGTCACACACAACTAGACCGATGAGAGATTGTGAGGTTGATGGTAAAGAGTATCATTTCGTTTCGAATGAAGAATTTGAAAAAATGATTAATGAAGGAAAGTTTGTCGAATATCAAAAATTTGGTGGTTTTTATTATGGAACATCCACTAAAGAATGGGATTTGTCGGACGTGGTAATTATGGCACCACAAGGAATCCAAAATTTGAGGAACTTGGGTATTCGTGAAAACTGTTTTGTCATTTATATTGACACACCATATTGCACTAGAAGAGACCGTCTTAAATTAAGAAGTAAGTCTGCAAAAGAATATGAGAATATCGAGAAAAGACTTTTGGTAGACGAGGAAGAGTTCGATGGGTTTGATGACTATGACATGATAATAAAAACAGAGTTTTAAGATATGGGAAAATTAGCAAACGAATATTATTATTCGAGAGACCCGAAAGAAGACGGTTTCCTTACCGCTAATCGTAACTGTCGTTTATACAAAACAAAGAAAAAACCATCAGATTTACCCGAATGGTATTGTGATGTTCATCGTTATTGGTGGGTTCATAATATGATTAATACAAAGGGAGTAGTTGACCTGAACTACAAATGGGTAAGAGAAAACCATTTTATGAAAGATTCTGTGTTAAGAATTTCATATTCTGGAAAGATAGAAATCTTTAACAGAGAACTGATAATTGGTGGAAATAAAGTAAAAAGTGTATTTGATGAATATACGAATGTCGAAGCAATGGTATTCGGAAACGACATTTTTAAATGTCTCGGATATATTCGAAAATACAGTAACTTTGACTTGAGTCAAATCAAAAAGGAGTTTGTAGAACAGTGTATGTGGTTACAGGAACACGAACCCGAATTTGTATCTAAGACAGATGATTTCGGACAATGGTTTGAAGACACTATTTCCGAAGATACAACCAAACTTAATAAAAATGAAAAATAGTGAAGTAATTTCACGATATTACAGAGAAAATTGTGAATTAAGGAAAAAGAATAAAGAACTTATAGAAAAACTACATAAAAGAAACGATGAACTGTCTGATTTGAAAAAACGTTTTGAGATTTTACTTGAAACGTTTGAGACGATGGTCGGAAGTGATATATAATCAAAAAAAAAAAATAATAAAAATGAATGTTTTAAAAATAAAGGTAAGCAAAGAGAAGTGGGAGGATGTGATAAGGTTGAATACATTTTCGATTGAATTGACACCTTCCATCGTAAAACAGATATTGAAGGCCGGAGATAGTGTATCAGAAGAGGATTTGGATGGGGCAATGATTGATTTTATGCAAGAATTGTCTGTGACACGTATGTTTTCATCTGACAATATTGTCTTTAAAATGAAATATCTTCATATTAAAGATGGTATTGTGACATTTTTTTATGAAAACGAACCAAAAAATAATTCAGATGAAGAACCAAAAAATATAGAAACGGTTGAAAAGACAGAAGAGAGTATATCAAAAAGAGTCGAAAAACTCATCGACGAATTTTCCAAAAACAGCAAAGTATATGTTGTCGGAACACCAAGAGTCGCCATCCATCCAAACGGAGTTGTTTTCGGTATCGGTAGAAAACTCCCGATAGAAAATGATGTTCGATTCTATATCGACATAGAAAAACAAATATTGTACCATACATATGACATGTCAGACGACGAATTTATCAACAATCTTCAAGATTTTTTCAAGAGAATGTTGGTCAATAACTTTGTGTTTATGTGGAAAAATAAGTGTGAGTACAAGGAATCAAACGGAAAGAGATATGTTGTGCTATACTACACGACCCGTAGATTCATAAACCAGAACAAAAAATGAAAAATAATATATCATCACATATAATAACATTAACGACAGAACCAGAAGTGAGCAAACAAAATTCTGAACGGGTTTTGATTGATTTGACGGAATGTCAAAAGATTGCAGTGATTGGTGATATTCATGGTACTCCAAAGTTCATCGAAGGATATGAACATATTTTGAAACATAACGACGATGTGAGTAAAATAGTAGTTCTCGGGGACCATTTTGACCCATATGGAAATGTCGATTTCGAAACTATGGTCGAAAGATACAATACATTTATTTCTTGCATGAAAATGGATGACAGAATTGTGTCTATTCTTGGAAATCATGACCTTTCAAAATATATCATTGAATCTGATGAGACAAACAGAAGTTCCAAAGATGAATATGAGATTGAAACTATCAGAAATCTTATTTCCGAAAATCTTAAAGATTCGAGACTTATGTTTGTCATTGGAAATTGTATCTTCAGTCATGCCGGTGTAAGTTATGATTGGGTAAATATGGTTACATCAAAAGGATATGATTTTAAAAAAGTTTGTAAGAAAGGATGGAGTGTTGATGAACTATGTTCAATAGTATCATACTACGATTATGATTTCAGTGGTTGGGGAAACCACCCAAATCAAGGTCCAACGTGGATACGTCCTACGATGCTCGCCAAGTATCCATACGGTGATTTCAGACAAGTTGTTGGACACACTATGATGTGTGTAGAAGAAAATAGAAAATTTTGTTTCAAAAATACGGAATTTGATTGTGTGTTGGATAATTGTTTCTACAAGACAACAATGTCGAATGGGAAGGATTTATGGTTTGTCGATAACGCTGGAAATTCCGAATACTTTATTATAACTATTTAAATATGGAAGATTTTAAGAAATTTGCAAAAGGAAATGGAGTCAATGAAAATGGACTCGACAAATATATTGCACGAATGGGTTATATCAACCCTACTATTCTTGAGGAGAGACAGTTAAATGTCACCCAAATGGATGTGTTCAGTCGTCTTATGATGGAGAGGATTATATTTCTCGGTACTGGAATTGATGCTGACGTTGCAAACATTATCAATGCACAGATGTTGTATCTTAGTTCGTTGAGTGGTGATGAAGACATCACTTTGAACATCAATTCGCCAGGTGGTGAGGTTTATTCCGGTTTGGCAATCATAGACACTATGAACTTTATCAATAACGATATTCAGACGGTTTGTATGGGTATGGCAGCAAGTATGGGTGCAGTTATCCTTTCTGCTGGAGCAAAAGGAAAGAGGAGTGCTTTGAAACATTCTAGAGTAATGATTCACCAACCTCTCGGTGGGGCAAGGGGACAGGCGTCTGATATTCTAATCGAAGCCGAACAGATTAAACTTGTCAAGGATGAACTTTGTAAGATGTTGTCCGACAATTCTGGTCAAAGTTTCGAAAAAGTCATTGCAGATTGTGACCGTGACCATTGGTTGACTGCAAGTGAAGCACTAGAATATGGACTTATAGACAAAATATACACAAAGAAGAAATAACTTATGGATAAGTTGTGTAGAACTTGTAAAAACCGTTCTATTGAGATTCTTCATGAAATATACAAAAATACACTTGCATATGAACTTGAAAGTATCAGTGTGAATGAAGATGGAACAACAACACATCTTCATTCAGACAGATTTCTCGATGAACATCCAGAAAGAATGAGCTCACCGGAATTCACAGAAGAGGAAGAAAAAAAGCAAGCAGAGTTTTTTGGTGAATTTGTAAAAAAACTATTGTTGAAACAATGAAACATTACGACAGTATATCTAGAATAGAAGATGACGGAACACTTATGGGGGAATATGTGTATGCTTTCAATAAGTTGGACGGTCAGAATTTCTGTGCAAAGTTTAATCTGAAAAAGATGGTATTCGATACGTTTGGGAGCAGAACACAGATGGTAGATGAATCATCTGAACAGTTTGGCAATACCGTCAGATTTTTCAAAAATTCAACTATACCACAAGTTCTCACAGAAATTGTGAAGAAAAACAATGGTAAAGGTGGTTTATTCACAGGAGTTGATGAAGTGACGTTCTTTTTTGAATGGTATGGTGAGAACAGTTTCGCCGGTGTACACCAGATTGGTGATGAGATGAGACTACCACTCATTGATGTCTTTATCAAGAAAAAGGGATACATTGAACCGAAACCATTTATTGAACTATTTTGTGACAATCCAGACATTGAAACCCCCGAACTCATATACCAAGGAATTTTGACGAAGACTTTCATCAATGAAATTTTCGAAAATGACTGGACGAAACCGGATTGTAAATACCCAATGGTCAAAGAAGGTGTTGTTTGTCGAAGGTCTTCTTTGTTGAAAGGGCAGAGAATGCCGAAAGTGAAATTCAAAACAAAATGGTGGATTGACAGACTTCATGAAAAATATAGTGAAGAAGAATGTAAAAAATTAGAATAATATGAACAGTGATAACACAATGTACACTCTTTTAGAGGAAGCTAAACAAAAAGCTATGAAAGAGACAATGGAAAAAAATAAAAATATTTTAGTGATAATTGACAAAAATAAAAACAAACAAGAATAGTTTATTATGAAAAAAATGTTAAAAAGTTTATCTTTATCGACAATAAAAGTTGATGACAGAATGTCCACGTTTCCTGATTTGGAAGTTGAGAATGTCTGGGTATTTACACAGATGTGGGGGAACACATCACTAGGTTTCGGCGGTGTCGGCGGAGATGCAATGACATCTGCATGGACACATGTTGTATTGACGAATGATGGTGTTTATCATATATTTTTCGATGGAAAATATGCATATAGTGTCGAAAATCCAACAGAAAGATTTAGGTTGGATTTGGAAAATAAGACTATGCTGTCCATAGATGATGCAAGACAACTTTATTAAAATGGATGTAGAATCTTATACAAAAGGATATAAAAAGGGATTCTCAGATTGAATTAGAGAATCCCTTTTTAAAATACAAGAAAAAAACACAAATAGCGAACTTCCATCAAATGATACTTTATACAAGATATTTTCTATCCTTTTTGAAGCAAAACGAAAGATGGACAAGACACATAGTTGTTATATGAATGTGTATGAGTATTATGAAAATGAAGTTGTTAAACATTGGAATGATGAAACAGAGAATAAAGTTTAAGAATTTCTGGATGTGGTTTTTAGACCAAGTTAAAAGAAAGAGGTTTTTTTATAACTTTTTCATAACCAGGAATGCTTGGGGAGCATTTTCAATAAATTCCCATATAAACCAAACTACTGGACAGCCAAAAGTCACATATAACACAAAGGAAACTGCTTTGAAAAGTGCAGAAGCAATGTCAAAAAAACGTGGTGTTCATTTCAGTGCATATAAGTGTTTGTTTTGTGACGGATACCATATAGGTAAAAACAGAGATAACAAAAAGTGAAATAGATGAGAGTGACTACGTTTATTGAAAAACTAAGATTGCTTTTCAACCGATGTCCGAATTGTGGAAAACATTTTAAGTCAGATGAAGTCAAATGGGACGATGTTGAAAATTCATATATACTAAGATGTAAGAAGTGTAAAAAGTCATTTATAATAGACGAATAAAAAAAAGGATGAACGATGTTCATCCTTTTAGATTACCATTGGAGAAATCTCGGAGTAAATGTGAGACCAACACCAACCGATAGACCAACATAAGGCTGCCATTTCTCTGGTGTGTATCCGAAACCAACTGATGGTCCAACAAAAAGTCCAATACCCATGTTTTTTCTCATACTTCTGTCATATTTGGCAGATGGTTCGGCAACAAAACCGTTTCCACCATTAAACGTTATACCTGGGTAGTCAGAACGTAGATGCACGAATGTTTCGTTGGTCTTGTTGTTTCGTTCAAGCCATCCTTCGAGGAAGATGTTCTGCTCGAGTGAAATTGTGCTTTTTTGTAGGTTCAACATTGTATCTATGTCATAAGGGATTGAGACGAGAAGTTTACGACTAGATTTTCCAAATGTATTGGTTGTGTCTATTTTGATGACTCCGTTATCAAATTTACTTGTATCCCTGTATGGTCTGTCAATGTAGAAAAACAGTTCAACAGTATCCTTTATTCCGAGTTGTGTGTTTAAGTATGAAACATATTCAAAATGTTTCTTGTTAATTTTACCGATAGAATCGGATAGTTCTTTTTGGGAAAGTTGATATGCATGTTTTTCTGCATTTACTCTTCCAAGTTCATCGGTGTACTGTGTGATTGAGTCTTGTAAGGCGAGTTCGTTGTTATGTTGTTTTTTAATCTCATTCTTGAGGTTTTTGTTAGATGAACATTGGTTTACAACGATTACTGACATACACAAGATGATACCGATTAGAAACAATGTTTTGTACTTGACTATAAAGTCGATTACTTTTTTAAGTTTGTCCATAATAATTTTTTTTATATAAAGTATTTATATTTTTAATAATTTGAAATAATAATAGTATCTTTTTGGTATGAAAAATAAGATTGATTGTTTTAAAGGAAAATATTTTTTCTTGAGCAATTTTTTTGAAGCACCGGTTGAATATGACGGTTTGAAGTTCAAGAATAGTGAGGCCGCTTTTCAAGCACAGAAATGCAGTTCTTATGAACAAAGAAAGCAGTTTCAGGAACTCGACCCGTCTCGGGCAAAAAGAAAAGGTAGAAATGTTATCCTTAGACATGATTGGGATAAGATAAAAATAAAAGAAATGTTGGAAATTGTTAGAAACAAGTTCCAACAAAACGAGGATTTGAAAGAAAAACTCCTTGCAACCGGAGACGCTTATCTTGAAGAAGGAAATGACTGGGGTGACACAATATGGGGTGTCTGTAACGGAAAGGGACAGAATAACCTTGGAAAGATTTTAATGCAAGTACGTGAAGAATTAAAAAACGAGAATTAATATGATGTTTTATTTAGTTATTGCAATAATATTATGCATTTTATTTTTGGTAATTTATTTGTTGGATTGGATATTCAAATTAAAGAATAAGAAGACTTCAATGAATAAAAAAAAGACATTCTATATATATCAAGGATTGCAGGGAAGTGGTAAGTCTACTGCTGCTCGTAAGTTTGTCCTTGAAGACCCCGACAATCGTATCCGTGTCAATCGTGATGAAATTCGATTGATGATGGGAAAACCGTTTAACCCAAATCTCGAAAACATTGTCACAAAGATTGAAAATGCTGCTTTAACCGCTGCATTCAAAAGTGGAAAAGATGTTGTGTCTGATAACATGAACCTCAACTCCAAAATCAGAAAGGGTCTTGAGAAGATGGCTCGTGAGTATGGATATGCCGTTGAGTATCGGTTCATTTACACACCACTCGAGGTGTGTATTGAGCGTGATTCCAAGAGGGAGCATCCAGTTGGTGAGAATGTGATAAGAGATACATACAAGAAATATAAAACTTATATCGAGAGTCATGCAACTTAAAGAAGGTAAAATATATAAAAACATTCGTAAAATAAAAGAAAATGACAAACAATTTAACAATTGAAGCAAACAATTTCCGAGGTATATACACATTGGGTGTAAATGACCCAAATAAGTTGTATTTTACCTCGGACACCTAACTCATTTTGGACATTTTAATATCTGTAAGTATTGTCACAGACCATTTAATTCAAGGTCAGAAATGGACAAAACTCTCATAGAGAATTGGAATTCTGTTGTTCCGGAAGACGGTATAGTAATTCATTGTGGAGACTTTATGTTGAACCATAAAGTCGATACGAATGCATATTTAAGATATATGAAAAAGTTAACTGGAAATATTCTCTTAATTAGAGGAAACCATGACTATATATCATTATGCACGGAACCACAGGAGAATCTCATTGCCGTTGTTGACAAGGCGTTCATTATGGTAGATGGTGTTAAGATTTATGGTGAACACTATCCATGCTGTGCTTTCAATGGTGATTTCCAAGTGTTCGGTCACATTCATACTTTGAGCGACGGTACTTGTTACGGAATAGACGGTGATGTTCCGTCACGTCTAAGAAAGAACCAGTATGATGTCGGAGTTGACCAAAATGGATATAGACCAATCTCGTATTGGGAACTTTGTGACATCTTCCGGAACAAGGCTTGTGAGAAAATAAAGTAAATGTAATGGACACAAATAAAGAATTATATGAGATAGAATTAAGTATAGCAAGGTCAAAGGATTTCGATTACACAAAAAAACTAGTGGTATTCAATGTCTTCGGTACGAGTAACACTCTTCCAATTCATAATGAAAAAAATGTAGTAATTTAGTAATAGAATGGTGATTTTTTGTTATATTTAAAGTAACAGTTTCCCCGTTCTGTAAAAATGGGGTGGTAAGAAGGTAGGACTTGAACCCCAAAAGAAACAATCAACAATTAAAATTTAAAAAACTATGTTTACAAAAAGTGAAAAAATAAAACCGGAGTATTGTGCTCAAATTGTAAAGATTGGTGAGTTGCTTCCAATTGAGGGTTCTGATTTTCTCGTCAAAACAAAAATTGGAGGTGCATACCAAGTCGTTGTCGGAAAGGATAGTGTAAAGGAAGGTGACATCATGGTCTATTGTAAGATGGAGACCGCCATCAACAAGGATTTCCTGTCTGTCAACAACCAGTTTGAAATGAGTGAAAGACATCTCAACAAAAACTATGAGGAAGTTCAGAAACTCATTGATGAAGGCAAGGAATCCGAAGCTAAGAAGATGGTTGGATATTTCAACAAACACGGTCGTGTGAAGATGGTCAAACTTCGTGGGTGTACATCTGAAGGATGTCTTTTCTCAATCGATTCTCTTGCTAAGTGGAATCCAAAGGTGTTGGACTATGATTTTGAGAAGTGTTTCGAACCAAATGAAGATGGAATTGTTGTCCCATTTGATTTTGACACCGTTGATGGTATTCTTTTCATAAAGGCATACATTCCACCAGTTCAGCACCGTCAAAACAATCCGACAGGAGTTTCTAAGAAAGACCGAAAGAGAGGAAAGACTATGATGAAACTCGACCGTATGGTAGATGGTCAGTTTGCTTTCCACTACGACACAAAATTGTTGAAGGATAATCTCTGGAAATTCAATCCTGACACAGTTGTTGATATCTCTGTTAAGGAGCATGGAACATCATTCATATGTGGTAATGTTCTCACAAAGAAATACCTTGATGAGAGTTTCATGAAGAAATCTGTCAGGGAAATCAGAAACTTCATCAGAAGAACTATGAGTTCAATAGACCACAAGAGAAGAGAGAGATTACTTCCAGAATTTGTTGTTAAGTATGGTGAAATAACGTCTTCAAGAGGTGTTATAAAGAACAAGTACATCAATAAAGAAGTTGGAAAGGGTTTCTACAAGGTCGATATTTGGTCAGAGTACGGAAAGATTATTTATCCACTTTTGAATGAAGGTATGACATTGTATGGTGAGATTGTCGGTTATGTTACCGGTACAACAAGTATGATTCAGAAGGGTTACGACTACGGTTGTAAAATCGGTGAGAACATCTTGATGCCTTACAGAATAACCGAAACTGATGCCGAAGGAAACCATGTTGATTGGAATGTACAGGATGTTTATCAATGGACAATAAATATTTTGAATGAACATCCCGAGTTGAAAGGTAAAATAAAGCCAATCACAATCCTTTATCATGGTCGTCTAGGAGACCTTTATCCAGACCTCGACACAGAACATCACTGGCAAGAATCGTTGCTTGAACGACTTGAAAACGACAAACAAAGATTCGGTATGGAGATGAACGAACCGATGTGTAATAAATGTGTTCCACGTGAAGGTGTCGTCATCCGTATAGAAAATGACGAAAAGGCAGAAGCTTTTAAACTGAAGACAGAAGCATTCAGAATAAGAGAAAGAAAGCAGTATGATGCTGGTGAGGTCGATATGGAAACTCAACTCACCTATGCCGAAATGGATGAATACTATGCCGCCAACGGAGTTGATGATGAAGATTCTTAACAAAGACGAGAAAATGAAAGTATGGGGTATAACTAATATTGGTTGTACCCCATTTTTTTTAATTAAAAAATAGTATCTTTGTAAATATAATAAAATATATAAGTATGGAACAGATAAAAAAACTGAAAAACTTTATTGTAAATTTTTTAAAAAAAGTAAAATCTACAATAGAGTCACATAGAAGATATACACTTGATATGAACACACTTTTATTCAATAAAAGAAGTTATATATCAAAAGAAAACATATTATTGTTATCATTTATTGCATTTCTTTTGTGTGTCATCTTTTTTATACATACAGACTTGCAAAACCATAAGGGAAAGGTCGAAACACATTTGGAAACCATAGAGTCACTTAAATCGGAAATTAACGACAAAAAATACAAAGAAAGTGAATTTACTCTATACCACGAAATTGGTGTGGTGATGTTAGAAAAAAATTGTGGGAAATGTACCGAGGAAAGTGTTTGTGAATATATAGATTATCTAACGGAACAAGGTGTTATCTGGTATCCAGAAGTGATTAAGTCTTGTGCTCAAATTGAGTCTGGTTTTGGTAATTCAAATGTCGGTAGAAGTTATAACAACTTGTTCGGAATGGACCACCCAACACAGAGAAAAACATTATCTCTGTATAAGTCTGGAAGATTCGCCACCTTTAAGAACTGGAAATGCTCTGTTCTCGACAGGGTATTGTGGGACTATGAAATTTTTAACCATATCCCAACTCGTGATGAGTATTATAGAAAAATGCACACAAAATACAATATAGAGAACCCTAATTATAAGAAAATTATCTCTAATTGTGCTACAAAATACAAAAAAAATTAATTTTTTTATCACTTTATATCAACAAGTTACGAAAAAAAATTAAATTTTTTTGAAAAAAAAGTTTGATAATTCAAAAAAAGTTCGTATCTTTGCATCGAGAAATAAAAAAGAAGTTTAACTTATAAAAAAGAAAAAAAATGAGAACGGTAGCAGAACAAATAAAGGAAGACCTCCACAAAGGAGTTGTAACTTTCACGTTTAAAAAGAAAGATGGCTCTATCAGAACCGCCGTTGGAACTCTTCAAACCAACATTCTCACTGAGAAACTTGGTGATTGGAAACCCAGCCGTCCGTCGTCTCCGAAGGTACAGGTTTTTTTCGATATGGAGAAAAACGAGTTCAGAAGTTTCTCTCTAGGTAGTGAAATAGAAATCATAAACTTTGCTGCACATGAATAACTTATTGTATACATCTCTTGTCCTCACTGAGGAATCAAAGAGATTGTTGTTGGATGAGGTGATGAAGTTTGCACCAAAGTGGGAAAACGGTAGAATCATTGCCGAACATCACACAATCGCCTTTCATACAAATATGATTGACGAAATACTTGATTGGTGTATGGAAAATGAGGGAAAGATGTTTCGTGTGTTTGCATACGAATACGGTGTTTCTGATAAAGCGTTTGCCGTGAAACTCGAAACAGACATTCCTTGTGCAAATGAAATTAAACACATCACTGTTATGACAAATCCGGACAACGGTGGGAAACCGGTTGATTCAAACAACATCAAAGATTGGAAAGAGATGCCGGTTATAACCTTGTCTGGTTACGTCAAGTTTAACTTTAAAAATACAAAAAGATGAAGATTACCCCAAAGTATGTAATAGTTGACAAAGACAGTCACGTAAAGTGTGGCAAGAAAGACATCAATTCTGCAAGGAATTGTGTTAAAGGCACAGACAACAAAATTTTTAATTTAGAAACAAGACAATACGAAAAATGAGTACATTTCTTAATAAATCCAGTTTGAAACAACAGACCATCGAGATTATGGACAAACTCGATGAAATGACAGGAAAACTTATGTCTCTAGGTTGTTCAGACGATGCAACCGGTAATCTCCGTGCAGAGGTCTATTCAAAGTTGCAGAAGTGCCACAGTGAACTTGGTTCAATCATCCAAAAAATTTACTGATTCGGTATGAAACGGGATGAGTTTATGTTTGTCATAAAAGAGGTGTATACGGAACTTCTCAACGAGTTTCCAACATTGAAATTCGATGTATATCGTGATGGGGGTTCCGTATCCATCTCCACCAAAAACAACGAAATTATTATGGTTGCACCAGTTTAACATATTCACGACGAGGAACGTATATGTTTGTGGTTCAATCATATTGAAATCTTGAAGGAAGGGTGTAAAGACTTCAATGATTCTTACGAAAAGGAAAATATCGTTTGTCGTATGTTGTTTGACGACCTCCCTATAGAATCACCGAAAGATAGAGAGAATATAAAGAAAGACATTATAATGTTGATAAAATCCACAAGATTATGTCCTCAATCAAAGAAACAAAGAAGTCAATAAAGAAGACTGCATCCGGACGAATCTGGGTAGAACATGCACGGTTTTGGTTGACTGATGCTGTTAATCCAGCAAACAACTATCGTGGAATATCGGATTTTTTCTTAGATGTTGATTTGAAAGAATTGTCAAAAATGACTGGAATTTCGAAAGAAAAACTAAAAAAGTATATAATATCACTATGAAATACCCAAGAACATACCATCTTCCTTGGTCACCAGGTGCAACATCTGACGACAAAAAACTTCAAGACGGTTGGTTCGATTTCTATAAAGGAAAAGAGGTTGTATTCACTGAGAAGTTGGATGGTGAAAACACAGCAATGACACATTATGATGTGTATGCAAGGTCTCACGGTGCTCCAACAAGGTCTCCTTGGTCAAGAAACCTTTGGGACTCGTATGATGGGTTGTATTGGAAAATTAAGCAGTATATTGGTCCAAACGAAACCATCTATGGTGAGAACCTTTACGGTGAGCACTCTATCCATTACGATTGTCTGTCAGACTATTGGCATATGTTCGCTGTCAATGACGGTAATCTGTGGTACAGTTGGGATGAGGTTAAGGAGTTTGCAAAGATACTCTGTGTCCCACACGTTCCGGAATTGGAGAGGTGTGTGTTGAGAGAAGAGGGTGAAGTGAAGGAAATCATCGACGAATTGATGGAACACACATCATACTATGCTTGTAAAAGCGGTCGTGAGGGTGTTGTGATGAGGATTACAGACTCGTTTCCGATTATGGAATTTTCAAATTATGTTTGTAAATACGTAAGAGCAAATCACGTTCAGACTGATGAGCACTGGACAAGGAACTGGAAGAAAGCACAATTATGGACGGAAAATGGGAAACATTAAGGAGTAAAATCCAAGAACAAAACAAAGAGTGTCTCAACCATCGTGGTTCATCCGGAACATGTTCGGTTTGTTCACGTTGCTACAACGAGGTGTTGAAACTTATGGATGCCATTGAGAACGGAACTGAATCCGAACTCAAACCGTTCAACGGTGTGTGGCATACAGATGAAGAAATTGTTGAACTATTAAAGAACGACTAAATGATGAAAACGTTTGATATAGTATTGATGAAATAATGGAACTGTGGATGGTGTGGAAAAGAAGGTGTTGTTGTGAGAACAGTTGAATGGTTTCCAATTATGGATTTTCTAAAGTACGTCTGTAAATACGTAAGAGCAAACCACGTACAAACGGATGAACATTGGATAAAAAAAAACTGGAAAAAAACTGAACTTATCAAGAAATAACAATAGGTTTTAAGATTGATTATGAATTTTTTCTACCACTGAACTAATTAGTTATAAAAAAAATTCAATTTTTTTGAAAAAAAAGTTTGGTAATTCAAAAAAAGTTCGTATCTTTGCATCGAAAAAATAAACAAATATGGACTATAAAGAAGCAAAAGAAAAAATCGATGGTTTGAAAAATGAGTTATTCGACATTCTTGTTGAATCTGTGAAAAATGTATTAAAAGAAAATGGTGAAAAAGTTTCTCCATTCCTTAATACACTACATTTAAATGTAACCGATTATGATATCGAATATGATGACCACAGTACATTAGATGTGGTTTATTATATACCAGACACAGACGAACTCGGATTCATCATTTGGAAAGAAGGATGTACACAAAAGAAAGCCTACTTTTGTAGAAAATTCAAGATTTATGACATTAATATGTTGCAACTTATTTTCTATTATTTTTGTAAGGATTAAAAAGGAGGAAAAATGACAAAAGAAAAATTTTTAGAAATAACATCATATATTGATGAAATCACCAAAGGGAGTGAGTTCGAGGGACACGTTTTCGCCGTCGGAGGTTCCGTGAGAGATTTGATTATGGAAAAAGAAATCAAGGATATTGACCTCGTTATAGACCTTCCACAAGGTGGTGTGAGGTTTGCAAACTGGTGTAAAGACAACGGTTTTACAAAAACAGTTGTTGTATACGAGACATACGGGACAGCAATGTTCCATTTCAATAAATTTCCGGATGACGAAATAGAGTGTGTAATGACTCGTGGTGAGAAATACACCGATGCCGGCAGCCGTAACCCACAGACTGTATTTGCACCGTTGAGTGAGGATGCAAGTCGTAGAGACCTCACCATAAACGCTCTCTACTACAATATTTCGAAAAAGAAGGTTGAGGACTTGACTGGTAGTGGTATCAAAGACATTCACAACGGTGTTTTGAGAGTACCTATGGAAATGGTGTCGGAACAGATGGTCGACCAGACTTTCATTGACGACCCTTTGAGAATTTTGAGGGTTGTCCGTTTTCATACAAAGTTTGGTTTCAAGATTTCAGATGAGACTTTCAATGCAATGAAGAGAAATGCCGACAGACTTTCTATCATCACCGTCGAGAGAATCAACGATGAACTTTGCAAAATCCTTATGACAAAAAATGCTCATCATGGGATAATGCTCATCAACGACATCGGTGCAATGAAGTATGTCATTCCTGAACTTGAACAGACTATCGGTCTTGGTCAAAATGCATATCACTTCGGTGATGTCTGGGTTCATACCCTCGCCGTTCTGAAGAACGACTGTGACCTCTTTGAACCGGATTTGATTTGTCGTCTCGGTGCATTACTCCACGATATTGGTAAGATAGAGTGCAGAACTGTTGATGAACACGGTAAAGTTCATTTTTACGACCACGAGCTTGTCGGTAGTGATGTTGCAAAGAGAATACTCCAACGTTTGAAGTTTGACAACAAAACCATTGACGAAGTGTGTTTCATCATTAGAAACCATATGAGGGCAAAGGGGTTTGAAAACGACTGCCGTAAGATGAAGGAAAAGTCAATCAACAAATTTATGTACATCTGTGGTACAGAGGAACGTTTTCTGAGAACTTGTCAAGTCATCGAGGCAGACAATCTCGCTCACGAAAAGAGTCACTGCATAACCGGTCAATATACACGTTTCGTCGAGTGTGCAAAGACTTCAAAGATGTTCGGATACAGACTTCCGATAAACGGTGATGATGTCATCAATGAACTTGGGGTTGAACCTGGTCCTATCATCAAGGATATTTTAAAGCAGGTTATGAGTAACGCCTACAACAACCCAGACATCACTCGTGAGAGTTGTTTGAAGTTGATGAGGCAAGCATATAAGAACGTATTAAAATCTAAGAAAAGTGAAAGTTGAATTTGAATATTTTGAAAAACCTAAACGAGTAAATAATGAGACTATAAATTTCCTACGTGACAAAGGAAAATATTTCCTTTGTCACATTAAGGAAAAAAAATTTGACTATTATGGGAATAAGATTTTGGAGGAAAAAGAACGTATTATATATGTTTCTATATATCCATCTATTACAATATTTGCACATAACTATTTTTTAGAAAATGAATGGGATAATACTGAAATATTAGGTTATTGTGTTCTTGAACTTCCAGAAAATATCAATATTTCAATTTAATAAATATGAAAATAAATTATTTGGAAAAAGAGATTAAAGATTTTGAGAAATTGGGAAACCGTGATGTTTATGGGTTTTACGTCACATATAACGTGACTGAAAATTCCAAGTCTCAGAAATGGGGGTTCATTGGAGAATTTGATAAAGTTCTTTCTGAAATTGAATCGTGTCAAACATGTATTGACGGCGAGCTGCCGATTGAAAGACTTATCATTTTTGGAAATATTATTCCTTTTGGTAGTGATTGTCTCGTTTTTTCGAAAAATCCGTTATGGGACAGTATAAACGATGAAAGTGAACTTTCACATACCGAAGTTGTCGTTCCGATGATTGCACAAGACGGTAAATTCGGTAAGATTGTTCCTTGTTAATTTGTTCGCCGGTATAGTTCAACGGGATAGAACAGGGCTCTCCTAAAGCCCCAATCACGGTTCGAGTCCGTGTACTGGTACTACTAAATAATATAAGATATGGAAATATATAAAGATGAAAAGGTAAGAGTCGAAGTAGATATGGTACACACAACATCATTTTGTGTCCATGATTTAAAAACTGGTGAAGAAGAATGGCAGGACACGGAAGAATTTGCCGGAGTAAAAACCCAAAAGGATGGAAAAGTGTGTGTGAGATATTATACAGGTTTGGATGATTGTCCCATTGACGGATACTATGTGAGAGAGACGGAAGAAGAAGTTAAACGGTTGTGGAGGGAGGCTGAGTCAAAGATATATAACTGTGATGAATACGTGCTTGTTCCAAAAAAACTTCTTCAAGAAAACCCCGACATAAATAAAAAAGTTGAAAGTTTTTTGATAGTTTGAAAAATAAATAGTATCTTTTAAATCGTGAGAAAATCACGAGAGTACATTGAAAAAAAAATAATCTTTTCAGATTTTTTGTTATATTTAATCTGATGAGATAAAAAATATGCCCCGTTAGCTCAGTAGGATTAGAGCGATGTCCTTCTAAGTCATAGGTCACAGGTTCGAATCCTGTACGGGGTACAAAAAAAAAGATTTCAAAAAAGATGCAATCTTTTTGAAAAAATCAAAAAAGAATAGTATCTTTGAAATCGAGGAACGAAAGTTCCAAAAGTTCTTTGACATATTGGAGATAAGGATATATTGACGACAAATCACCTTTGGGGAATGATGGTCGTCGGGGGGTGAAATCTGAGACTTGCACTTCTTTCAAAGCGTGTGCATGTCGGATGATACGGGTTCAATCCCATTCACTTCCCTAGTTTTTGCCCCGTTAGCTCAGCCGGTAGAGTGGTTGCCTCGTAAGCAGTAGGTCGCCGGTTCGAATCCGGCATGGGGCTCAAATGTCCAAGTGGTGGAATTGGTAGACACTCAACACTCAAAATGTTGTCCTCGTTGAGGGGGTGTGGGTTCGAGTCCCACCTTGGGCACAAATATTAACGTCTAAAAAGTAAAAAAAATGAATCACGAAATTTATAATTCTAGTTTTATCCGAAGTATATAACACTAAGGATAAATACTATGAAAAAAATTAAAAAAAACGAAGAATCCGTACAACATGCATCCTGCACAAAGGACACATTCTGTTACAGCGGTAAAAAAAATGGTGATTTCTATGACTTTTATGAGAAGAAGTGGTGTCGTAGAAGTAAGGTTTTCTCCTATATCAACAGATTTTGGGAAAAACATGTCGGAGAAAACTACGGCGAGTGTCGGCGAACCCTCATCCATAACATCCGTGAGAAATTCGGATATGGTTATGACGGACATTTCCTGATACACTCAGAACTTTATCCAATCACACATCCACATTCAAAATACAACGAATATGTTGTCGATGAAGTCGGAAATATCACCAAAGATGAGAGAATCTCAATGTTTCACAAAAAAGTGCCAACGGCTCTCATTGACAATAGAGTTGTGACAGGATACACCTTTAATGTGGAGAACTTCACTAAGACTGAGATTTTGAGTCTCGTGAAAAAGATTGGAAAGGACAGACTGCATCGTCTTTTCACGGAGACGATAACACCACAAGAGTACGAAAAAATTTCGAAAATGGTGTCTTTCTATCCTTTACCTGTCGAACTATATAGAAAGGCTCATCCCGTCATTGATGGTGAAGTTATAGAGTTCGGAAAGAGAACTCCCGAATACTCACGTGCTAGATATGAGCGTGATTCCGCCTACAAGAAGTTCGTGAGAGAGAAAAAAAGGGAGAAACTCGAAAAAGAAGAGAGTCTTCTTCACGAAATTGTACAAGACCGTAAATCGAAAGAATGGAGTGAAAATCTCATAAAAATAAGAAAACACGGTTTTGACGAAGAGACTTCTTTCAGGAATTGTCGTTACACCATCTGACGATAGTTCAGACCCTCTTTTTATGATGGTAAATGAGAAATGTGACCCAAATCGTGTCATCTTCTTCAAATGGTACACTCGTAAAATCGAGTATCCCCAGGAGAGAGAAAATATGTGTTTAAACACAGGGGATTAAGGTTTGCCCTATGAGGCATAGAAATCCAATCCGTATGTTGAGGTAGAGTAGGAAAACCCACTCATAAGCCATACGTCCGTAACTTGTGGAAGACGTTAAACTAAGATTCAACCTCATCCAAGAAGAATGTTATGACAGAACTAAATGAGGGAGAGACCACCAATAAAATGGAAGAAGGTGGTGGGGTGTACAACCCATATGAAAGATTCCTCTAAATGTATATAAAGGTCGCCTTTGTTCTTCGGGTTAGGCCAATCCGATTGAGTGAAGAAAAATTCTCAAAATCGTCTGTTGTGTTTTCTGAATGGAAACATCACGACCCGAATGTGAGTCGATGGAAAAATAATAAGGGATAAACATCGACATTCCTTCGGAATATACAACGGATGAGATACTCAAGCAATGGCAATGGGACGACGTGCTGCTCGTACACAGACTCGTGTGCTTTGGTGGCTTGGGAACAAAGTCATTGGGGGGATGTATTTCCATGGGTTCGACTCCCACTTGAGTACTAAGTATCTCTGCTCCGGTGGTGGAATGGTAGACACGAGGGACTTAAGAAATTTGAGTGACAAGGCACGAAAGTCCTTGTTAGAAGCACCCTAATTCGGTGAAAAACCTTGATTATGTACCTGAAGAGATTTGTCTAACCCTCTTTATGAGGGATATCCGGTTAAACTCCGGTCTTGTACTACATGTCAAAGCGTAAAACATGGGCGTGAGACCACTAATCAATAATGTGTAGGACAACGCCGAGCTAAATTGAAGGTTAATCTACAAAAAGATTTTACATCTTTTCCTTCATAAACGTGTACAGACTATAGAGGTGCAGCCTAAGTTGAAATTTATACTAACGAACAGAACACTTGGAGTATATGGCAATTCCTACAGAGAGTAATTAACTCTAATAAAGATATGTCTAATTAAACAATAGATGTCTAAGTAGTGTATATCTTGCAAGAATTTCAATATGGTTATAACATAGTCGAGACTACAAACAAACAAAATATGGAAACTGTCCATAATAGTTCAACAAGGGACGGCATTGAGGTATCAAGAACGTTTGTTTGTGCTATGGTAACATAGTGTAGTAAGAAAATCCCTTGCCCGAAAGGGCGTGTGGGTTCAAGTCCCACTCGGAGTACAAAACATAATCGGTCCTGTAACTCAGTTGGTCAGAGTGGCTGACTCATAATCAGCGAGTCGGGGGTTCAAGTCCCTCCAGGACCACAATGTTGAAAATCACAGGATGTTTTATCAAATGGGTCAATACGACTGACGTAAAACCTCGATTGCTGATAGGTAGTCGGTACGGTTGGAGTAACGGTGAATGGCAAATAACCGTGAACAAAGTAAGACTTTTTTCCACATCATCAAGTGTGCTGCTTGTAATCGGAACAGATAACCAACAACAACACAGTGAGTGTTGGATGGATAAAGTGGAATATCCATTAAGTAATTACCAAAGGGAGTTCCGGTGTGATATTCAACAAAATACTGACGTAGCTCAGTTGGTTAGAGCACCATCCTTATAAGATGGTGGTCGATGGTTCAAGCCCATCCGTCAGTACTAAAAAAATTTCGAAAATAAAAAAACATAAATAGAATCAGATGTCTTTGGAATTTTGACGGGTTCGACTCCCGTGACATCACAAATGGGTTTCGTTTGAAACTTTTAGGAAAGTATGGTAGACTTGGGTTCGAACCCCAACATCTCCACCAGTTTGTTCAGTGTAGAAAAAACATTCAACATTGGGCGGTCTATACGAGACAGAACTATCGAGGTAACATGGGGATGACTTGGATTTGATGCTGTATCATTATGAAAAGCGTAGAGACTCATCTTGTCAGTAAATGGCAACTTTAACAACAACACCAACGAAATGGTGATGCTCGCTGCTGCCTAATCGGTGGTAGTTTAGACCAATGTCTTTAAGGGCAGGTTTTCTCCTTGTACCAAAACAACGGAGATGGGAATTGAACGAGAGATTGTTCAACTCTCACAGAGTAAAGGTTCATACAGCAACTTTCTTAAAGATTTGTGGAAAAAGTCGAAAGAAGAACCTTGTAATTTGGAGAGGTGGCAGAGTGGCCGAATGCCCCGGTTTGCTAAACCGGTAGTCCCGTAAGGGGCTCGGGGGTTCGAATCCCTCCCTCTCCGCTTGGGTGGTCGTCTAGTGGTTAGGACACGTATTTTTGATTCTTGTGAAAGAATCTTACAGCAATACGTTTTCTTTGCTTTTTGGTAGCCGTGACGTAGGTTCGAATCCTACCCACCCTGCAAAATCAATCGTGAAGGATTGTGGTTGTCATCACGTTTCAAGAGACATACGTTGTTGCAGTGTAATGTCAGGAGACAGTTTCCACACAGCCGTTAGTCTTCTGCAACAAAGACAGAAACGGCAATTGGAGAGGTGGCCGAGTGGTTTATGGCGGCGGTCTTGAAAACCGTTGGGGTGTAACAGCCCCCGTGGGTTCGAATCCCTCCCTCTCCGCCAAAATGCAGATGTAGCACAATGGTTAGTGTACTAGTTTGCCACGCTGGGGATGGTAGTTCGATTCTGCTCATCTTCTCAAAAAAAAAATTCAAAAAAATTGAATTTTCTTGAATTTTTTTGTTATATTTATATTGTTAGGGAAAAATAATAAATAAGGAAATCGTGTAGATAAAGAATCATACAGCAACAATTTTATGAAATTCAGAGTTTTTGAATCATTCATGAAAAGATTCTTGCATACATTTAAAGGTTCATACAGCAATAAAAAAATCTAATCCGAACCATATTTCAGATAACAAGATAAAAAAGTGAACCTTGTAAAATTTCCTAAACATAAATAGGTATGGTCTATTGGTGTAGAGGCCTAGCATGCCGCCCTGTCACGGCGGTGACACGAGTTCGAATCTCGTATAGACCGCCAGCAGCTGTTGGTCAACGACTGACCAGAGTATATAAAGGTAAATTACTGAGTAATCCGAAGAGTCGTCGCTTGATGGTGTGGAGTAAAGACTATTACGTTTTAGGTTTTCAACGGTAAAGAAAAATCATTTTTGGGGACGTAGCTCAGCAGGTAGAGCAAGTGGCTGTTAACCACTGGGTCGTAGGTTCGAGTCCTACCATCCCCGCTATATGAGTAAAGTAAAATCTAATTTACGTTGGCCTGGTGGAAAGTCCAAAATGACAAAGATTTTGGATAGATTCTTTCCAAATGAAGTCAATAAATATCTTGAAGTGTTTACGGGTGGTGGTAGTGTTTTGTTGTATATCATACAGAAGTATTATCCACAAGTGATATATGCAAACGATATTGATTGTAAGTTAATAAACTATTACAACACTGTTAAAAATAACCCACAGAGTATTATTGATGAGTGTCTGGAGATAAAAAACCAGTTTAACTGTGAAACATTTAAGAATGAGTTCTTGAATCTTGATAGAAATAAAGCAAGTCATTTTTTCATATCAAATAAGACATCATTTAGTGGATTGAATAGCAATTATTCTTCACAAGCATTCAATCGGAATTTCACAATTGATGGAATTAACAAGATTAAGGATATTTCCAGTGTCATTCAAAGGACAACGTTTTTGAATACTGATTTTATTAAACTTGACGATTATATTGATATTGATGGTTTCTTTATCTATCTTGACCCGCCATATAAAGAAAACAATAAAATCGGACTATATGGAGATAAGGGAGAACTTCATAAAAACTTTAATCATAATATGTTGTTTGAATGGGTTAAAAATCACTCTGGAAATAATAAGATTATGATAAGTTACGATGAATCTTCTGACATAAGAGATTTGTATAAGGATTACAACATTTATAGTTTTGATTTTGTATACAGTATGACGAATGTTGGTGGAAAAGAATGTAAAAAGGGTGGTGAAATTGTGATTACGAATTATGATATTGACGTATGGCCGTTTTAGAGAAAACAAGTAGAAAACCTAATTTCAAGAAAGACTTGAATGACGGGAAAATAAGTGAGAAAGATTTTATTGAATGGTTTACAAGTAAACCTCAGAATGTTGGCAGAAAGATATTTGACGTTTCAGATATAAAGGAGTATCAGTTGATTGATATCGATTTTGTAATAGATAATGAATATGGTGATAGTTTACCTGAATTGGATATAGTTTTATCTGAAAGAGAACGATACAAAAAGATAGAGGTTAAATCTGATGGTCGTGCTCTTGATACTGGTAATCTTCCGTTTGAGATTATTTCTCATGGAAATTTTGGTTGGTCGATTATCACAAAATGTGATTATGTCTATTGTACATTTGTTGAAAGGAATACAACAAATATTATCAAAAGATGTATGATAGATATGAAGAAATGGAAAGAGTTTATTATCTTAAATGCAAATCGTAATAACTTGAAAATAAACCAAATAAAAGACGAAAATATAACAGATTTTCTTTGTAAAGTAGAAGATATGATAGAATGTGGTATTTTGTTCTTTGTGTAAAATAAAAGATAGCGGGGTAGAGCAGTGGTAGCTCGTCGGGCTCATAACCCGGAGGTCGTTGGTTCGAATCCAGCCCCCGCTACAAAAAAAGGTTCGCTTTCAGAACCGTGTTGAGTCTTCGGACTTGACAAAAGGATAATCCAGCAATGGGATAAAGTCATATCCGAGATAAACGGGATGTGGCGTTGTATCGAAAGATGCAATCTGTTGAAAAGTGAAAAGACACGTTATCTGTGGGAAATCCAATGTCAAATGATGAGGATGAAGTAGATGACAATCGGGTAAAACCTGGTTTGAGTATGAAAGTACAATAGAGGTCTTTAGCAGGTACTTGTGAAAGATTTCCCTGTCAATTGCAAGTATTACAAAGGATTAGTTCTGTGTGAGAAATTGTATGGGATGAAACGGAGAATGTGGAGTCGTTGGGGAACGATGAAACATAGAAAGGTGTTGGTTGGGTCTTACTCAAAAGGTAGGAATGACCAAAGTCGTGCCACATCTTTCTAAAAACAGTTATCAAAAAAAGCTAAGATTCAATTATTTATTAGGGTAAAAATGTTGAAAGAAAAGCAAAAGAGCACGACACTGTTTGGTAGAAAATGTGCTTGTCCCTCTGTAACACGGGGGTGTCGGAGACTTGCAAGGTTGAAGACAAGAAAGTACAAGTAATCATCGAACAATGAGGAGGCATCTTCAGAAGTCTTATGCAAGACGGTCGGTGGAGAACGGAAATCTACGATATCAAGCAGTAAGAGTTTGTCAGTTTTCACAAAACTGGAGCACATGTCACCTAGGATGTAGAAATACATACTGTGAACAACGATGTCCAACTGTCGTGTAATGGTGACAACTTTGCCTAAGTTCTCAGGCTTTCCAAAAGAGGAAATTGGGTTTTGAGTGGGAGACTGCTCATTGCTCACTAAATTAAAGGTTCATACAGCAACTGTTTTTCGGTTCTATTATGTTCGACTCATAAAAGTGAACCTTGTAAAAGCCCTCTTAGTATAAAGGTTATTATAGTAGATTTGTAATCTTCAGATATTGGTTCGATTCCAATAGAGGGCTCAATATTGTTTGTTAAAGATTCAAACAGCAACGATTTACAAAATTATAAGCATCATGTAAACGTTTAAGGACGAAGACAAGACCGTCCGGCACAAATTTGAAAAGATACTTTTTATGAAGTTAATTAAAGAATCTTGTTATGCAACAAATAATATCACTTCTTCTAAGTTGATTTGAAGAATTTGTGTCAAAAAGTCTTGATATGGGCCTATGGTGATAACGGCGAGCACGAGGGCTTTGCAAGCCTTAGGTCTGGGTTCGATTCCCAGTGGGTCCACAATACTATAAGGAATAGGGCTCGGAATTTTCATCCGAGGTGTTATAGGCAGAGAAATTATGGTATTATATATATGAAATGTTCACGTTCACACTCTATTATATATCAATTGGAGTCTGAATAAGTGAAACCCGAAACCCAAATATTGTTCCTATAAGCAATGAAAGTTTGGAAAAGATATCCGGAAAATTTATGCTCGCCCAGTTGTCAACCGGATGTTCAGGTGATGTAAGACAACTACCTAGTATCGGAATTGGAAACGACCGAGAACGGGAAATATGTTAAGAGAATGTTTCCCTAAAGGAGTGCTGGTGTGGAAAAAAACACACAAATGGTCAGTCCTTCTGACCGAATTTGTATGGTAGCAAACCGGTCAAAGAGATATTCACTTTGGAATACACTGAAATAGGTTATGTGTTAGACTATAAGTGTATTCACAACACACTTTAGTAAAAACGGGTAGTAGCTCAGTTGGTAGAGCACTTGGTTTGGGACCAAGGGGTCGGAGGTTCGAGTCCTCTCTGCCCGACATAAAAACCCGACTTGGCAAGATGGTGATTTTTCACCCGCCCGTATCGAGCGACATCGGTACAACTATGCTCCGGTCGTCTAATTGGTTAGGACACCACCCTTTCACGGTGGAGATTACGGGTTCGAGTCCCGTCCGGAGTACAAAAATTCATAAATAAATAAAGCAAACATAAATATGATTAAAAAGTTTGATGAATTTATTAATGAATTATACTATGGTAGTTATAGAGAGCCAAAGACATACGATGTATTAGATGATGAGGAAACTTCTAAGTTCTTCACTTCATTTAATGGTGAATATAACGAAAAACTTGTTGATGAGTTTAACAAATGGTTGAGAAGACACAAGGAAGACTATATAAGACTTTATCATGGTACAAGTGAAAAAAATCCTATAATGGATAAGGGTATTTTAACCACAAGTCTAAAAAGGAAAAAAAGTTTTCAGTCTGAATGTGGATATGTATATCTTTCTGTTTATCCAGATTTTGCAAAAACTTTCGGAGAGTTTGGTTATCCATATGATAAAGTGGTTGTATATTCTGTGGTTATAAAAATAAAGGAATTGAAACCAGATACTGACCAGTTAAACAACAAAAGACGTAATGGTCTTCCAGAAGTCGGAAATACACTTGCAGATAGTCTTATATATGGAAGTGGTGCAAGAGTTAAACGCTCAATAAAACCATATGAAATTAATTTACATAAATAATAGAAAAGAAACTTACATAAATAACGAAGATATGAATACAAATAAACAACATAAGGGATTTAAAAAAGGACTCGTCTACTGGTTTTATCAGATGGCGATTATCCTATTTGTGTCCATAGTTGTGTGATTTGTTTGTATCATTTGTAAGATTTTTTAGAAACACATTTTAATCTCAACATATATCCAACATCTCACACATTCTTTCGAAAGTGTGGGATTTTTTATTTGCAGATAAAACAACATTGGACATTGGAGTATGGTGTAATGGCAGCACATGTCCCTTTGGAGGATATAGTACTGGTTCAAATCCAGTTACTCCAACAATTTGAACTAAAAAAATGAACTAAAAAATATATAGAAGCATTAAAAACAACAAATGCCCAGGTGGTGGAATTGGTAGACACGCCAGCTTGAGGGGCTGGTTCCCGTTTAGGGAGTGCAGGTTCAAGTCCTGTCTTGGGCACAATTGGTAAGTTAGTGTCGTTAGTCTTGAGTTAGACCTTAAACAACTCAATTTTCATGGGCCAGTAGTTCAGTTGGTAGAACTCCTGTTTTGCAAACAGGTAGTCATGGGTTCGATTCCCATCTGTGTCCACTAAGATAAAACACTGGATGTTAGTTTCTGTGAGTTAAAAACAAATAATTCAATACAAAGCATCTTGGAATGATAAAAAAGTAATCTTTATAGATAGATTTTATCCTTCATCAAAGACATGTTATTGCTGTGGTTATAAAAATGACTTATTACAACTCTCTGATAGAGAGTGGGTTTTGTCCTGAATGTGGTGTTGTACACGACAGAGATATTAACGCAGCAAAGAATATACTAGAAGAAGGAAAACGAATAATAGGGTTGAGTTCACCCGAATTTAAGCGAGTGGGAGAACAAGCAGTAGCAAGTTCTATGAACCTCGAACAAAATGTAAGATATTAGAATATTTTTCTATATTTTACTGAACTATTCTATGGATTCTTGTTAACGTTTTCCGATGTCGTATAAAATCGGATGGTGGAACCGCTCGTCGGATTCAAACCGGCAAGCCCCAGTCGTTTGGGTTGGACTTAAAACAACTCAAAATGGAGAGGTAGTTCAGTTGGTAGAACACGTAAATAGAGTATTCTTGAAAAAGAATCATACAGCAACGTTCTTCAATGTCCTGTCACGACCGTAGTCGTGGGTTCGAGTCCCACTCTCTCCGCTAACGTTTTCCGATGTCGTATAAAATCGGATGGTGGAATCGATGACAGCCCCGGTCGTTAGTCTTGAGTTAGACCTTAAACAACTCAATTTTCATGGGCTCGTAGCTCAGTCGGTAGAGCATCTGACTGGCAGTCAGAGGGTCGTGGGTTCGAATCCCATCGTGGTCCACTCTCACATGTGATAGCCCGTTCCTCGTCGGGCGATATAAAAGGATGAGGATTAGCCGTCTTGGTAGAAATAGGCGGAGGTATGTTCCTGACCTAACTGGTGGAAACAAGGTTATTGGTACTATAAAGAACCATTTTCCATGTGATTCGGAAGTGATTGTGTAGCTCAGTTGGTAGAGCACCCCCCGCCGGGGGAGGCCGTGGGTTCAAGTCCCACCATATTTCACAAACGAGTACATTCGCTTATACTGGAGGCCATTAAGTAAACTATGGAGCAGGTCAACACGTTTAGTTTGGTCGTGGGGTATATAGGATGACGAGGATTCATAAGTATATACTCGTTTTTTTGGGACTCTCGTATAGGTGGTAATTGTACGCCGGACTGAAAATCCGGAGGCTGGGGTTCAACTCCCTGGGGTCCCACAATAGCAGATATGGGAGTGGTTCAAGTCCACCAACGAAGGCACCTCGAAAGGGGAGACAGCCCTCGGTCAAGTAGTTGGTAAGCGGGTCTGCTTTTTTTAAGAACGGGAGGTAGCTCAGTTGGTTAGAGCACGTAAATGATAGATTCTTGGTAAAGAATCAAACAGCAACGTTTTTCTAATAGCTTTTGGGTAGCCGTGGTCGTGGGTTCGAGTCCCACCCTCCCGACAAAATGTTAAGAGGTTCATCAAAAACCTCAAATTGGGACTGTGGTGTAACTGGTGTGTCACGCCAGACTGAAAATCTGGAGGTATCCGTTCAAATCGGCTCGGTCCCACAAAAGTGGACATAACTCAATGATGGTAGAGTGCCTGCTCTAAACCGGTGGGTGGTTATGGGTTCGAGTCCCATTGTCTGCACAAGATTGTACTGTTAAGCGATTCTAGTGCCAAAGACAATAAGTGCATTGGAACGGAGCAAAGCAGGGTTTGTTCTGAATTGACTAGATAAATCAGAACCACGAGGTGTGAGGATAAAGCACCCAAAACTATTGTGGAAGTACAACACAGCAAGTTAAGTTCCGAGAAAACGTTTGTAGCTTGCAAATTTGGTGAGGTGGCCGAGTGGTTAATGGCAGCAGACTGTAATACAGAGAAAACTGAAAATCAAACTCTGTATAAACTCATTCGGGAGAATTTATGATAAACATAAATAGTCAGTTCGAGTCTGGCATACAGAGCAATCTGCCCTCTTCGGAGTTCGTAGGTTCGAATCCTACCCTCACCACAGAATATGTTGCTGTAGCTCAGTTGGTTTTTAGAGCATCTGTCTGATACACAGAAGGTCGTTGGTTCGAATCCAACCAGCAACACAAATAGACAAGGACTGTGAGGAGGAATTGGTATACTCTCGCCACGAATTGTATGAGTACTGGAAAGGGGTGAGTCCCTTGTAAATGTAGGACGGTAGACCGAAAGGTTTTAATACGACAGTCAGTGCAGGTTCGAGTCCGGTCGGTTCTTGTATATTTAACAAGCAGGTGTAGTACAATGGTTAGTATGCCAGCCTTCCAAGCTGGATATGTGGTTTCGATTACCATCACCTGCTCAAAAAAAAACGGGGTTAAGTTCTCTTAAACGGGCTGGAAGCCGGCTGTAATGGTTGTGTACAGACTTGTTACAGGAGGGTGTGTGGGGGTTTTATAAAACTTTTGCCCCCTTCATCAGACCTTACATTTGTCAAAGGAACATTGATGGATGTTTGGAAGATGAAGTTCGAATCCACATAACTCCACTAATAAAACACCCTCGTAGCCGAATTGGAATAGGCACTACACTTAGGATGTAGGATTTGTGGGTTCGAGTCCCATCGTGGGTACAAGTGAAAGGTAGACACGCTGGTCGAATTAGGGATATTCTTGGTCAATGTAAAGAATAAGTCAGCAATTTCCAAGAAAAACCGGTTCCTGCATTGGAGTATGGGTTCAAGTCTCATCGTCTGAATTTATATGCCGTCGTCGTCAAGTGGTCTAAGACACAGCTCTCATAAGGCTGCATTCGGTGGTTCAAATCCACCCGACGGTACGATGTATCGGGTTATTTTCGAAAAACCAAAACACGTGATGGTTGATTAGGACTTAATTTTATGCATTGTTGGCATGTCATCTGTCATGTATCTCAGACGGTTAGAGCACCTGCCGGATATGCAGGTGGTCGTGGGTTCGAGTCCCATCATGGCAACAAAAAATATGGTGGTTATAGTGTTAATGGTTAGCACGTCGGTCTGTGGAACCGGAAGTGTGAGTTCGAATCTCACTTACCACCCAAAATTACGATATGGTGTAATAGTAGCACACTCCCAATGCTGGGACTGACGACGGTCAGATAACTCCCTTAAATGGGTGAAGGGGTTTAGAGTTCGAATCTCAGTGTCGTATCAAATATAGGAGTGTAGTTCAGTGGCAGAATGACGGTCTCCATACAGGGTGAGGTCCTGTGAGAGCCTTTAATTCTAGGTTATATATTGAGAAATTGATATATAGTCACAAAACCGTAGACGGTGGTTCGAATCCTCCCACTCCTGCAAAATATGATAGTGTGAAGCAGATAGGATGTGCTACAAGATTAATTAGTAATCGTTTGAAGGTCATATAGACTATCCACGATAGCATGGTCTATACTTGACTGAGACGAAAAGACTCTTGGCTATGGTGGTTCGAATCCACCCATTATCACAAACGAGGTGTCCAAAACCTCGTCTAGTGGCGATAGTTTAATTCGGTAGAACAACACGGGTCCAACTGTGGAGATGGAGGTTCGAGTCCCCGAGTCATGCAAAATAGTTTCGCTAACGTCAATGGTATGTGAGACGATAAACATTCTACCCGTGGTAGGGGATAACCCACGATGCATCCGAAGCAGATTTTTCCTCGATAGATTGTGTATAATGAGCTCTAAAACACTTTCTTTGGGAGTGGTGTCCTGTCGAGAATCGAAGACTCATAAGACTTCAAAGGGATGCTGAAGAGAGTCCAGAGTTGTGATAGTTTTTTTGGACGGTTTGACAGAGCCGAATGAAAGTATTCACCGATACACAAGTTTGTCGACACAAGTCAGAACAAAAAATGAAAAACTTGAAGAACTTCTGTCAATTTGACACCGTAGCTCAGTAGGTAGAGCACGGCACTTTGACTGATTTGTGCTTTTCATAACAAAGTTTATGGAAAAGAACATAATCAAAAAAGAGTGCATCCTTTCTGAAAGGAGAAAACGACAATTAATGCTGTCGGGATGTAGAATCCACCCTAACAAACGGAAACCTCGTCTATGGTGACATAGACTTTGGCGACGGCTCTCTAAAGCACAGAAATGTGTAAATGGCGTAGAGACTATATAGGTGGAGACCTAAACTGTAAAGCATGGTTAAGAAATAGTCCAGACTACAACGTCTCAATGAGATGACTTGTATAAAAGCAAGTGTGGTAAGTTAATGCTGGGGTCGTGGGTTCGAGTCCCACCGGTGTCACAAAATCAAATATAACAATATGAAAAAACCAAGTCAGATTTGTATCTAGGTGTGAAAAATCACACCTTTTTTGTTATATTTAGATTACAAAACAATAAATAATAATATACAAAAATACACAAAAAATGAAAAAGATTTTTACTGTTATGATGATGGTTTTTCTTACCGTCTTTACGATTTCTTGCAGTTCTTGCCATCAAGAGAATGATGGTGAAAATGATACACTTACATATAATGTTACCGGTGTCGACGTTGAAAAAGCAATTATGCTTGACAATGAGTATATGACTGTAAATTTCAAAGACTATCGTTGGCTCGAGTGCTGTATTGATTCAAAGGACTGGATTGATTCCTCTGATGTTTTCGATATTGCAAGTGTTACAAACATATTCTCAGTTGTTACGTTTGCACCCGATTCAATGTCTGGAGATATGGATATATATTTGATAACACATACTGTAGACTCGACAATCTATGACTCAATTCCGAGCAGTCTTTGGCTTGGTGACGAACCAATGAACAAATTTAACCCTATGGGAATTGATTTTGCACACGCCTATGATGCAATGATGAGAGCAAATTGTGTAAAACCACATTCAAGACACTGTGTCCTTCGTAAAGAATCTGGTCAAATCGAAAAGGAACCTTTATACATCTTTGGAAATCAAGACGTACAAGCATATGTATCTTCTGTTGATGGTTCTGTTTCATCGTATAACCCCGTGTATCCAGTTCCAAATCGTCCAGACGAAAGATTTGGTTATGCTTTCAATTGGTAAAATATAAATTAGTCGATAGAAATATTGACTAAATGTCTCGGTAGCTCAGTTGGTAGAGCAGCTGACTCTTAATCAGCGGGTCCGGGGTTCGAGTCCCCGCCGGGACACAAAAAATATCCTGTCTTCAATATCTCAATGGGTGTCACACCCTTGTTGAAAAAAATATAAAAAGGGTACATTCTGTACCCTTTTTTTGTTATATTTAGTATGAAGTTTAATATTTTATCACTATGAATAATTTTTGCAAACATTCAAAAGATTGTACGTATTGTCCCTTGATGAGGGGTGATTGTTCTACGTGTAAAAATCATGAAGGTATTTTTCTAACAGGTAAAAAAACAATGATTAATGGCATCTTAAACGAATGGGGGTGTCTTAATGGTTATTGGAACTGGTTTCCTGTGGACAGAATAAAAACGGAAAAGACAATAGATGAAACAATGAATGAAAAATATGGAAATTCTTGTTTTACAAATTGTCCAAAACGTGGGGATGATAGTTGTCCATTGAAAATGGGATTTGCTTGTGAAAACCACACCGGTTATTTCAGTGAAAATATAAGGACAAATATTGATGGAGAGGTTAAGGAATGGGGGTGTCTTAACGGAAAATGGGATTGGAGAAAGATATGAAAAAGAAAAGTTTTATAATAGGATTTGTTTTATGTCTTCTAATAATTTTATTTTCTTCATCGTACTCTTATCGTATATCTTCACATAATGTTGATGTGAGAACTGTTATAGAAGACGGTCACAAATATGTTGTTGCAGCACATTCAAATGGTGGTGTGTCTATAATTCATTCAGAAAGTTGTTATTGTAAAAAATAAAGTTATATGGTTATAAAAATTTATTATAGGAAATATAAAATGTTTGATATAGACTTCTATCAAACAGAAGATGAAACCAAAGCAGATAGTTGGTATTCTGAGATTTGTTGTTGTGAATGTGTGAGGGGGGTTTCACATTTTTTAAAAGATAAGTTGAATGACAAGAATTTTAATCTCGATGAATTTATTAACGATTCAGAAGTCATAGAAGAACTACGTGGATGGCTTTGGGAGAGTCATAATAATAGCATATGTAGTTTGGATTTGAGTCAAAAAAGACATTACCACGAGTTCAAACCAGAACTTGACAATATTGTGAAAACATATTGTGACAAGTATGGTTTCTCAATAAATGTTGATTGATGAAGATTGGTAAAAAAATAGTATCTTTTAAATATGGATAAAAAGGTTTTATGGTTAACTAACCACAAGTATTACGACGGATGTTCGTTAAATATTTTAAAAGAACGTGGAATAGAGGTTGTTACTGATGATAACCCCGATTATGTATTGTCACATATCGAAGAACTCGAGAAGTTTAGTCATATAGTGTGTACGATGTTTTTAGCAGTCGGAGACAAATTTGATTTGAAAAGATGTGAAGCTGGGACGAAAACCGGATTTATTCTTTTCCACGATATTGTTGATAAAATCAAAAAAACAAAGTTGATTCTAAGAGTCGCTTCTAGTATTGAGATATATCAAGATGAGTATGATTTCTGTAAAGAAAAAGGTATAACCGTTGTAAATGATGGGGATTCTAAATATGATACTATTTACCAGTTAATAACCGGTAAAAGATTTTATGAAGACGATTCTGCACAGTCTGATGTTGATTCAACTGTTTCAGATAAAAGTTCAACATTAAAAGACACAATTACAATAAACCGTGAAAAAAACAGTCGGTTTGTGTATATATGTGGTAAAGAACCTCGTTACGATGTTGGTGATGTTTTAGCAGAATACGAGTGTACAACAGACTATGAGGGTGAGACCGAATATGGTGAAATTGTCAAAATTAGGTTTGATGATTATTATGAAGATTGGGTATATGTTTTTGATGATGGAACAGAAATGAACGAAGAGGAAATAATTGATGGAGATTTTTATAAAAAAAGATAAAATGGTAGAAATATCGGATAACACACGAGAAACAGAAAACGAAAAGTATGAATATGTTTCTGGGAAATTCATTAGATGTGTAAATTCATTCAATGGATTTTCAAAAGGAGAAACTTATTGGTTAGAATATATCAATGACGACATCTATGTCGGTAGAAGTGACAATATCTTGAATAAAAAGTTTCATATAACACCGAAACAACTTTTCCAAAATTTTATTCAAATCGAAGAAAAGAAAAAACAATAAAAATATGGAAAGAGAAAGATTTATTGAAAAATCAACTGGTGATTTTTGGTTTAATGGTGCAATGTATGTTATCGGAAATACTGAGTATCATAAGATGTGTCGTATGAATGACGGTTACGAGATTGAGATAACAAAGGAGGAAATGAATTCACGGTTTGAATATAAACCATGGTCTAGACCAATTAGGGATGTGGAAAAAGTAGAACCACGTCATCCGATACACATAGTTTTACGGTGTCCTGAGTGTGGTAGTCCATTAGAAACAGAAGGTGGTGCATACCTTACTTCACCACTTAAATATGAACACATATGTTCAAATAAAGACTGTAAATACGAAGCATGTATAAGTTCCATCCATTCGGGAATGTATGCCGCCGTCACCGACGAACAAGAAGAAAAAATTAAAAACGGAACATTTGACGAGCGTGTTGATGGAAGAATTATAGAACTGAAAGAAAAAGATTTGTGGGAATTTAAAAATTAATAAAATATGACAGAAAAAGAGTTAGTTGATGATGGATGAATTTCTAAATCGTGCAAAATAGGAACACTTTTTTTCAAAGATAGTTTCTTTTGTAGAATTGAATGTGGGAATGTCATAATTTTTAGTAACAAAAATGATATGGTACAAATTGGTGTCGCCAAAGATTTTTTCGAAATCAACTAACTTCAAAAAGAATCTGATTTAAACGATATAAAATCGGTTTTATCTTTATATAATGCTATGAAAGAAAAATTTGAATCTAAATATGGAGTTAAATTGGATAATGACAGATGATAGATAAAGAATGGTGTAAAAAAGTAAATAATTTAAAAGATATATGTCGGTGCAGATATTCTTACACATCTGTTGCAGACATGTATGATTTCTGTATGACTAAATGCAGATTGAAAGAACATTGTGGGTTTATGAGAACACCATTTGTGTATAAGTATTATGTACCTGGTTTAGGTCTCATATCTGAACATGCCTTTGAAGAACTCAAAACATGTATAATCACCTTTAAAATAACTCCAGAATATGTTTATGGTCATCCTTGGCGTTCTTGTACATCAATGTTATATAGTGATGTAAATTCGTTTTTTGTAAAAGATTTCAAAGACGGAGAACTTACCACAACACGAAACATATGTGAGGCGAAACACTTTGTGTCAGACAAAGAGTGTGACGAAGTATTGGAATATATTGTAAATAATAAAAACCCGTTTGCAATAACTGTTGCTGAATATAAAGGCAATAGTATAACTAGTAGCTGTATACACTATCCGAATGAATACTGGAGTATAAACGGTGGTCTTCAACCGAGTTTGATGCACAAGTCTGTTAATGAGTGGCATCAAGAACATGATAAAAATATATATTAAAACAAAACAAAATGATTGACAAGCATAAACTTTTAAAGATTCTTTTGGATGAAATGGTTGAAAAACATGGAGATGAAGAAAGTCCTTTTTTCAAAGTGAATGAAAATTTTTCTTTTGATGGTCTATATAAATCTGGTTGGATTTATCCATATCTCAATCTTCAAAACAATATTCATCCAATGTGTTATAGAAATCTTACTTGGAAAGAATTAAAAGAGGAATTATATGAAGATAAATGAATTTATGATAGGCGATTTCGTGTTTATCCACGAACCAGAATGTAAGGGACATAGAATAGACTATATGTCAGAAGCAGATGATGCTATTGGTGCCGATGGTGAAATTTATAGTTTGGATTGTATCCGTCCAATTCCTCTGTCGGATGAGTTTTTTGAAAAGAATGGATTTAAACTTAGATACGGTGATAGTGACTACTACGATTATCACGAATGGTCGAAGACAATTGGTGATAAAACTATAAAAATCAGGGTTGATAATGTTGGTATGTTCTGTTATATAGGTGATTATACTGTAACAAAAGTTGAAAGTTTACATCATTTACAACATATTATGAATGATATTGGTATTGAATTTGACTTTGTTTTATAAAATATAAAAATTATGGATAGAAAAATTGTTGGTGAAAATATAGTAACATCAATTATAAACAGTTATATAGTATCTGATGATTTTAAACGAGATGCTGTACATTACTTATGAAAGATGATGGAACATTCGATTTGGATAAAAAAGATGAGTTTATTAATAATATGGAGAGAGAAACTTTGAAATTGGAAAAATGAAAGAAGTTTTTCAAGATACATTTAATTATAGTCCTGATTGGGAAGATACAAGAGACCCTGTTAAAGAAATATTTTTACCAAATGAAAAGAGAAATAATATTTAGAGGAAAATGTATCCATGATTCAAAATGGGTATATGGCTGGTATTTCGAAAGAGTCGAACAAGGTACACATCATCGTGGTCAGATAAACCATTATATTATTATAACAAAAGATGGTGAAGAGTATGAAGTTGACCCTAACACAGTAGGGGAATGTTCCGGTTTAACAGATAAGAACGGTAATATGATATATGAACACGATATTATCATTTTTTATCAAGTTAGAGAATTATCAGACATATTTGATTATCCACGAGAAGAAGATATTATAAAAGTTGAAGATGAGATAAAATTCGAAAATGGAGAATTTTACACCGTTGATAGTGAGATTCCTCTGAATATATTATCGAGTGAATATAGAGTCATAGACCCATCTAAAATCATTGACATATTTTGCAATATCTTGAATAAAGAGGAGTTTCCATTTATTGAAAACGAGAATGATTTGTTATTTGCCGAAGTAATAGGTAATATACATGACGAAAAAAAGAAAGTATGAGTACTTTAATAAATGATTATAAGTCGATTAATGTTAACGAAATGTCGTATGATGAGTTTTGTATAGCTGCTTTCGGAATCGACTCAGATGAATTAAAAGAAAGAGAAAATGGGACTGATAGACACAAAATTATTAAAAATGTAGATATAGTGTTGGGTACACAATAAATGTGAATGGTACAAAAGGGGAGATATTCAGGTTTTGTGACTTGATGTCAAAGTGTTGTTGTTGGGTCTGTCATAATCACGACTGCAAGGAACCGAGAAATGAAATTATAAAAGATTGTAATGTGATGTGTGATTTGTTTACAAAGACACCATATTGTGAAATGACAAAATAATTTTGTTTAATTAAAAAAAATAATAGTATCTTTGTAAAAAAGAATATATTTATGAGAACTTGTGACATTTGCATAGAAGAAACTTGTAAAGGTGAACATAATTGTCATTGTTGTACATGTGTATTGTCTACAAAATGTTATCGAAAATTGCACCCAACAATCCGTATAACAAACAGATGCACACAAAAATGTATACACTGCTGTTTTGAAAGTTCACCTGAAAGTAATGTTTTTATGTCTATTGAGCAAGCAGAAAAAACCGTGAAATTTCTCACGAGTAACGAGATTTCATCATGTCAGATTATGGGTGGTGAATTTTTCTGCAACCCAGACTGGTTTGAAATCATGTCTCTTATTGTACAAAATGTAAAATTCACAAGAATCGTTAGCAATGGTGATTGGGCACACAATGAGAAAGTTAAAGAAAAACTTGCAAAATTCATAGACTTGTATAAAAAAAGTATCCGTATCTCGATTTCAAACGACAAATGGCACACTAACCGTAACAATGATGCAGCCGAACTCTTTTTAAAAGAGACTGGTGTAAATTACAATATACCTGAGAAAGATTATATGTGTGAAGATTCCATCGTTCCTGTTGGAAGAGGTGAACTTGCTGGCAGTAGTTTTTATAATTATATGGGAACATTTTGTTCACAGAACGATGAAATGTATGGGTTTCTCATTGATGAAATAGGAAACATTTACAAATGTCCTATGGGTATTCTAAATTATGCAGTGATTGATAACTATTTGGATGGTGGGTTTGCAAAAAAATTTAAAGATTTTAATCAGAAATTTTATAAAATTTTCATACCATCATGTGCATCTTGTTATAGAGAACTACATAGAAAAAACAGAGTTGTTCAACAAATTTCCAAATAAAATCAAGTATTATGTTAAAAATCTTCTTAGTTATCATCTGTATTATTGTAAGCATACCTATACTTATCGGTATATTGCTTCACGTTTTCAAAATTGAGAGAAACACCGGTGATGGTGATGTGTTCTACGACCAAGGTCGTCCGTATGAATATGTATACCTGAGAAATGGTATGTGCTATATTAGATTTCTTGATTAAAATTAAAAATAAAATATTATGTTTTTTTTTTTATACGTTATATTATATTTCGTACTTGGTGTTTTAACCTTGTTTTTGTTCGTGTATCTTGACAGAAAATCTATTTATTTTCAAGAACTTTTTGATAATAGCGATATTAGTTATTTTATAGATGAAGAATATCCAGAAGCGTGTGCATTTTTTGCATTTTTTTTGGCCATTTATCATTATTTTTTATATTGCTATACTCCCATTCCATTTTATATCTTACATCAAAGATAATGGATTGGAGAGTATAAAATAATTGGTTAGAATATTTTTCTATAAAAATTATAACTATGAAACGTTTAAAAAAATGGATTGTTTAGTAGAATTTCAATTGTGTGCTGAAGTTCTTTGCATGTGTTCTTAAATCTACATACATCCTCAACTGAAAGCATAAACCATTCATTCAATACTTTTTTTGTCATGAATTTGTTATGTAGTAGTTTTTCAAGTTTAAATGGGTATTCAGTTTCGAAATAATCTCGTATGAACAATTCAGTACCATTGCCAGTCTGTAATTGTTTAATACGATTTTCAATTTTTCCTGTAGTGACACCTATTTTATAATACTCATTCTTACTGTCACAAATCAAATATACATATCCCATAAAGTATTTATTGATTTGATTTTATATAAAAAAATAATTTTTTTTGAAAAAAAATTTTGGTAATTAAAAAAAAGTTCGTATCTTTGCAACGAGAAAATATACAATGATATGTTAGATGCAATAGTAATAGATAGTATGCCAGATACCGGATATTATACTCATATAATATCTGATGTGGAGACAAATCTTCTTGTAAATCCAAGCGGACATAAAATCAAAGACCTTATAAGAAATAGTTCTAATGATTTATTACTGTTTGGACATGGTACTGAATTGGGTTTGATAAATCAACATTGGAACGGATACTGCATCGATAGGTCACATCTTGAAATGTTGAGAAAGAGAAGAATTATTGGAGTCTGGTGCTACGCTGGTAACTTTGCAGACAGATACGGGTTACACGGTTTCTTCACATCTATGTTCATATCCAACATTAAAGAGGCTTGTGAATATGGATTTGATACTACAGAAGATGAGGTTAATAGACAGAACATCATTTTCGGAGACGCTCTCAACAGGTTGATTCTTGATGGTACTCCAATGGAACAATGGGTTGATATTCTTCAGTCACAGTGTGATTACAACATTCCATTTGTGGGATTTAACTATGAAGCAATGGCATATTTTGAATAAATAGAAGTAGAAAATGGACTATATACTCAGAGTTGGCTAATGAAAAACAAGAATTTTACAGACTTCCCACAACATACAAGTCTTACAAAAGATACATTCCTCTACAGTACAAAAAAAGTTGGTGACTTCGGAGACTATAAAGGAAGAAGATGGTTCGCCCTGAGAAAAATCTATTCCTATATCTACAGATTTTGGGGAAAACATGTGGGTGAAAACTATAATGAGTGTCGTAAGAAACTCTTCTGTAATCTTAAAGAAAAGTTTAGATACAGCAAGGAATTTCTCTCTATAATTCATACTGATTTAAACCTAATTTCAACTAAACCATGTTATTGGTTTAATGAGTTTGTTATTGATGAGAACGGAAACATCTACAAGAACAAAAGAAGTTGGAAGAGAAGTCACTTGACTTACAAAATTGACAATAGAGTCATTCATGGATATGTATTTGACAAATCAGACTTTACCAAAGAAGAAATTGATAGGGTTATCAAACGTGTTGGAAGAGATAAAATCAACCATATCTTTAACGAGGTAATAACTCCTGAGGAGTATAAGAAACTTAATAAACTCCTCAATGTCTTGTGGATTGCACCTGGTCCAGTAGATATTGAAACAAAGGCACATCCTATCGTTGATGGTGAATTTATGGAAATTAAAAGAAAAACTCCTAAACACAAACAGTGCCGACAAGAATCAATAGATGCTTACAAAAAAAGAGAAAGAGAACGTATGAGGGAAAAACTAAAAAAAGAGGAGAGTCTCCTTCACGATATTGAGGAAGAACGTAAGATAAAGGAAAGAAAAGAAAACTCTATCAAAATCATTAAACATGGCTTTGATGAAGAGACCTCCTTCCGAGGTGAAGAATATCACGGAGGAAAAAGAAAAAGGAAGTAATTGAAAAATTTAACTTTAAAAACATAGAAATAATGACTATTACCGAAGATTATGTTAGTATTGAAATAGCTAAACTTCTTAGAGAAAAGGGGTTTGATACAAAATGCACAACTGTATATACCATTACAGAATGTGTATTTAAGAATCGCAGCAACAGAGGAGGTATAGCATTTAAAGCAAATAAATTCTTTGACATGCAATTAGGAGGATACAAAGCATCTGGTAAATCAGTATATGCTCCAACACTTCAAATGGCAATGAAATGGCTGAGAGAAGCCAAAGGCATTGCTATTGTACCAATTTTAAGTAGTGTCCTCGATAATGAAAAATTTCTCTGGGATATTGAGATAATAGTTGCAAAAACTAATGAAACGTATCATCAGGGGTGGGTATATGAGTCCTATGAACGAGCTTGTGAAGCAGCAATTAAGTATTGTTTAACTAATCTGATTTAAAAGATGAATGATAAAGAATTTATTGACGTTTTTAATGAGTATTATCCTTTTGAAAGATATATTCTAAAAAATCCTAAATCTATTGAAAATCTATTTGATGACCTTTTATTAACGGAAATTTTTGTTCCAAAAACAGAAATAAACCCAATTTTAGACCATAATGGTCGTCTTATTACTTTTACAAAAATGAATACTGATGATATTTATGTAAAAGTAAAAGGATATGCAGGCGAAATGAGGTTAGGGTACTTTGATTTTTCAGCTACTATAAGAGGAAACATTCGTGACATTGTAATTGAGGATATGGGTGAGTACGAATACGAATCATTATATGTTGACCATGAAGATGGGAACTTAGAACTTATTGAAATGCTTAAGACACAAAAATCTATGATTACCGACAAGTACAAAGAATGTAAAGTTAAGAAATCTGTCAGAGATAATTTAATTTAATATTATGCCATACTTAGCAGTAAATAAAAATGGAACAGAAGTCCGATTTGATGGTATGAAACGTACTTTAAGGGATAAAAATAGGGGCATATGGATGCAACTCGTTATAAGAAGAGACTATTGTTTAACGAAATTGAAAAATATTTTATAGAGTATGACAGAGAAAGATAAGCAATTATTACTGAGAGACCTTTGTTCAAGGTTACCATATAAAATTTTTGCTCAGTGGTATCATAAAGCATTAAATAAGTTTCGTAATGTTAAAATAATGAAAATATCGACTTATGGTAAAAATATTGATGATTATTACATTAATGTTTTATGTCAACCAGAACCGGGTGTTGATTACGAAGCTTCTATTGTAGATATCAAGCCTTATCTACGTCCGATGTCAAGTATGACTGAAGAAGAGAAAAGACATGTATCTAAGATGACGTGCCTAAACACTTATGATAATGGTGTAGTGCATGACATGACTTATCCAGTATATACTCCATATTATGTGATGGAGGATTGCTTGAATTATTTACGTTCTATCAATGTGGATTATTCAGGTTTAATTGAAAAAGGTCTAGCATTGGAAGCACCTGAAGGAATGTATGATATTTAAATCTAAATAATATGAAACTTATAAAAAAATCCGCTATTGACACCCTTGAAGTGAAAGATATTGACTTGAATAAAGAATATAAGAATTTTGTTGAAGATGACCCTGTATATAGCAAGTTAGTGAACAATATTGTTGGTAAATCTATCGCCAAGCATTTCTTTGAACTTGGCCTTAAAGCAAAAAAGGAGGAAATGGAACATCCTGAATACGGTTATATCAAAAATGATTATATAAAGAAAGGAGAATAAAATGGACTACGAAAAAATGTATAAAGAGGCTCTTGAAAGATGTAAGAAAGAGTTTAATTTTAATAATCTTGCATATTCTCACGAGGAGCTAAAACAAAGACTTGAAAGGGTCTTTCCCGAGCTCAAAAAGAGTATTGAATATGAATACGAAAAAATAATAAATGGTATTATTGATTTTGTCACTGACCCAACCTTGCTTCTTTCTAACAAAAAACAAGAGTATATTACCTTTCTTGAAGAAATGAAAGAAAAAGGAAAAAGAATTCATTTTTCAAGGAAAGTAAACTCTGAAAAACAAGTTGTTTTAATTACTGAATCGAATGGAAAATCTAATATAGACTGGGACACTCGTAGTCTTGAAGATGCAAAAGCGCTATTAGAATGTGGTTTGCAATACATCAATACAGAACTTGAAAAACAAGGTGAGAATAATCCCGTTGATAAGTTTGGAACAAAGTTTAAAGTTGGAGATTGGATTGTAAACAAGAAAGGTGGAATTGGCAAAATATCTGAAATAAAGTACGATAATTATGGAACACTCAGATACTACATTGAATGGTCAAATGGAAATCTGACAGACCCTATGCCTTGTTTCGTTGATGGCAGTTGCCACCTTTGGACTTTCCAAGATGCAAAGGATGGTGATGTACTTGCAAGTGATGCCGAAAAGAAAGAGTTGAAAAAGATTGAACAAGATTCCTCAGCATATTTTTATTGTAAATATGGAGGTACAATTCCTAAATGTAGTGATTGTGAACGAAATCATTTTAATTCCAAATATAAAACAGAAGAAATAAAAACTTGGATGATTCCTGGAACACACGGTACAAAACAATGCTTAAGTTATATTCAACAGAATCCTACTGATAAAGTTGAACCAAAATTTAAGGTTAAATATGCAGACATTGAGTATAATGTACTTGAAGTAAAAGATATTGCTGGTATAACATACTATGGTATAGAAGATGAACCTAATCACATTGATTATGTTCTTCCTGAAAATTGTAAGATTGTTAACGGTGGTTATAACGTGAAAGAAAAAGGTAGTCCGTATCCGACGAAATCTGCAATATTTTCAGAGCAAAATCTTGCTTGGAGTGAAGAGGATGAAAGACTATTGTCAAAACTTCAAACTTATGTCGATATGGAAAGTTTTGACAGAGAGTGTAACTGTGAAGACCTTATTGATTGGCTTAAAAAGAAAAGTGAACAGAAGTACCTTGATAAAACTGAAATAGCAGAACAATTTGCAAGAATAATTCGGGGTCACTTAACTCAAATTGATAAAGAAGTTCAGATTGAGTTTGAAAATCTTTATACCGAAATAACTGGTAAAAAGATGTACGAAGGATATAATGATTAATTACAGAAAGGAGAATAAAATAAATGAACATAGAAGAATTACTGAACATTCTAACAGGTCAATATGGAGAAGTGCTTGAAACTCATGCAATGTGGGAATGCATTTCTGCCCTTGATATAAAACCATTCAAAGATGGAAACCAGTGGTGCTTTCTTTATGGTAAGAATATTCAAGAAGGTGTATGTGGCTTTGGTGATACCATCTATAAAGCTGCATGGGACTTCTATACCAATGTTAAAACCGAAGTAGCAAGAAAGGAGAAGAATAAATGCAACACTACACATCAATTGAACAAAGTAAGAAATTAGTAGAGTTAGGATTGAATCCTGATACTGCTGATATGTATTATTTTTGTAACCCAACCCCTGCTGGTAATGTAATGTATCCAACTTTTATCATTGTAGAAAAACATCTTCATAGTAGACTTCCTGAATATGATAAAGGAGATATACCTTGTTGGTCTCTCGGAGCATTATTAGAGTTGATGCCTAAAGTTATATCAGTTCCAGTTGACAAAAGAAGTGCTTATTTCTATAATTTAGAGTGGCAGTTTGCTAATGACAACTCTTTGAGATACATTACTACCAATAGAGACAAATGTTTAGTTGACATTTATAGTGACCATGATATAGGAAGTAAGCCACTTATTGAAACTGCATTTGAAATGATTTGTTGGCTTCTTGAAAATGATTATATAAAGAAAGGAGAATAAAATGGATAAAAACGAAGCAATAAAAATAATACGTAGCAATTTTCCTACCGGTAGAATAATGCTTTGCGAAGCTCTTGAAACTCTTATTCCAGAACTCAAAGAAAATGACGAAAGTATAAGGAAATGGATAAAAAAAGAACTTGAAAACAAATATGTTGAAGATGGTGTAGTTAACAATGTATTTGCAGATAAAGCATTTGCTTGGCTTGAAAAGCAGAAATATACATATGAAACGACCAAAGATAAATTTTATCTTGAAGGATTTGAAGAGGGTCGATTGTATGAAAAGCGTGGAAAAACAAAGTCTATATCAGAAATAGTTTCCACTGAACAGAAACATGAAATAAATGATGATGTATTATTACGTTTTGCATTTTATCAATATGATGATGATACGCTTTATTTGTCAAGTGTGTTTGTTGAAGAATGTAATAGGAAACGTGGATATGGTAGAAAGATTCTGAAAGCAGCCGAAGAGGTTGCTAAAACATTCGGAATATCTAAAATCCGATTAAAAGTTGAAAGTAACACATGGATGGAAGAGTGGTATAAGAGAAATGGGTACGAACATTTAACACATGATGGTAAATACAATTGGCTTGAAAAACAATGTGAGAAAAAACAACATCTTGAATTAAAGGATGGATATGATACAAAGTTTAAAGTTGGTGATTGGGTTGTACTAGAGGATAGTTTAAGTACATACAAAATTGTAGAAGTATGCAAATCTTGGTATGAAGTAATTTCGAATAATGATGGGATGCAGTATTACATTGGTTTTGATGAAGAAGATGACTGTCGTCTTTGGAGTATAGATGATGCAAATGATGGTGATGTTCTTTCAACTAAAAAAGGTAATCCGTTTATATATGATAAAAACCGATATAATAATGGACTTGCTTACTATTATGCTGGTATTGATGCAAATGAAGAACTTACACTAAAAAATCCTCACAACATGTTATCCCATTTTGGTGAACTTCGTAGTGTTTTTCCTGCAACTAAAGAACAACGTGACCTCTTGTTCAAAAAGATGAAAGAAGCAGGATACAAATGGGACAATAATAAAAAAGAATTGGTTAGGTATAAACAATAATAATACTCGTCCAATATGTTGAATCCAAATAGATTGTTGAGGTAGGATTAATTCAATTTTGTCTTACTTTGAATAAATATAATATTTTATGTTTTTTCTTATATTTTTTGTAATTGTATTTTTTCTCACTATTATATTTGCCATTTTTAAAGATGATAAAAGTGATGAAAAAATGAAAAACGAGTAATTTTTTTGTTATCTTTATAACATAAAGAAACAATTATGGAAGAAATAGATGATATATTGGAACCGGTGATGAAAACAGAAATTGATATTACACCAGAACTCGCCGAAAAATATGATGGTCGTGTCTTCTTTGACCTTGATATGAACGACCGTATAGAAATGGTAAAGTTTATAAAGACATCAACTGGTATAGACACACTATGTATCGGATGCAACTATCATTGGGGGTATATTCACTTATATCACGATATTTATGGAAAATTCCTCGTACAAGATACATTTTGTGGTTCGTATATTGAACTTATTGATAAAGGTCTTTGTTCATTGATGAAAGAATCGACGCCAGAGAAATTTGATGAAGTAAAAAAGATTGTAAATGATATAAAAGATAAAAGCAAAAAACTAGAAGAAGATTTCAATAAACTTCAAAATAAAATAGGTTTATATGATGTAACTTGATGGTTGTAAAATTAATAAAATTATATAAATATGAGTGTGTATTGGATAATCTATATCACTGGTTTTTTCGTCTTTTTTGTAGCATCTATAATTCTTATATCCAAATTTACGGATTTTGATTCGGATTTAGTTATAGTCATATCATTGCTTTTTGCTCTTATGTGGTTTGCATTAATACCTAGTTCGATAATCATAGTAATTCTATATCCGGTTTATAAATTTATTTTAAAGATAATATCTAAAATAAAAAAATAAAAGTTCTATGTGGTCGTTAAAAAGAAAAAACATCAAAGAATCGGTGGAGGTAAAAAAATCCCAAATAATAATTGGGAATCTTCGTTTTCAATTTCCATTGGAACCGGTTGATGGTAACTATAAAGCCATAAAAATTGGTGAGAGGCTGATGGAACTTCCATTCGATTTGACATATTCTTCCATTACTGATTTTATTATAGATACACAAACATCAAGTGCAATAATAGAATATGGTAAAGAACATAAGAAACAACTTGTTAATATAAAAAGTCTTTCTGATAAATGGTATATTTTAGAGCCAAACGATAATGGAGAAGAATGAAATTGTTATAACCGACGAAAACGGTGATGTACATAAAGGTTTTGACGAAGGATTGAAAGTGCAATCTGGTATTGGAAAGACAAACTAGATAGTAGTGATTTATGGTAATAAAGAAAAATAAGATGAGAAAATTTCTTAATATAGGTAAGGTAAAACTCGAAATGCATAGTAATGGTTTTCCAAAGGGATTTATTCTGAAAAGAAAACTGACTCTTCGTGAATGTAGATACATTTTGAGTTCCCTTCTTGGAATCGATATTTTAGAAAAAGAAGATTTTGAATACAAAGAAGAATATAAAGACTATAACAATGAGTTATATAATGATGTCAACGACTGGTTGACTGGAGACATTGACGATTATAAGATTGCACAATATGCCTATGATTGTTCCGATGAATCTCTTGGGATGTTCAATATGCTTACGATTACACAATATCTAATTAAGAAAGGGATAATATAATGGAAAACATTATCGAAAAGGCATTGAAATGGTATTGTCTTGATTGTGAGTGTAATAACAATTGTAAAGATGATTGCAATTGTTTTTTTAAGGACTCTTTTAAAAGGTATCTTGAGGGAAATGAAAATTCACTTCCTCCTAAAATTTATGGTTCAGTAAAACTGGATGGAACAGAAACAGATAACTATCATAATCGACATTTAATTAGAAGAATAAAAGATATGATAGTCGAAAAAGCAGTGTCTTGGTTAGACGGAAATACAATGAGCAAACTTTGTATGAATTGTGAGGATAGAGATTTGGTTAAGGAATTTATAGAAAGTTTTAAAAAACACATGGAAGATTCTAAAAATGACTTACCAATATGAAAGAGATAAAATTTAAAAAGGGATGTGTATATAAAGCATCTGAAACTATTTGGTGTGCAAATCCAGACTTTATCCGGAGTATGGAAAAGGCTCTCTTTAAGAAATCCACCGTATACCCATGCTATATTGACGGTACATTATATTCTTATGGTACTTTTCGAAACGAATTGATTCCTGATGATTATTATGATAGTTTTGAGTTGGTTGGATATTGTGAAGTAAAAAAAGACTATAATCAGATTGAAAAAGAAGCAATGGAAATTGCTTATCGTGACTCTACAGATTTTGAAACTTTCTATAAAAAATATAGAGAAAGTTTCAGAGATATAAATATGAAGAATAAAAAAGTTGATTTGAAACATTATACCAATTTGGATGGATTGGTATGTAATTTTGATTAATTAGGCTAAATCACATTATTATGACAGGAATACCGGAAGCTCCGTTTGGTGAAAGATACGTAACAGTCCGTGCAAAACTAAAAACATGGACAGAAGTCGAAGCACTCATAGACTTTGACACATACACAGATATGTTTATAATTCCACCCGGTTATCAAATAGATACCAAAGTGATTAGTTGGGAATATTTAAACGAAGATAAAAAGTTATGAAAGTTGGAAGAGACTATTCGTGGTTTGTTTCCTTTTCTTGGAAGTATGAGTATTTTGATGAGGATGAGAATAAATGGTTAGAAGAGGATGATTTTTCAGAAAGAAGGTTCGACTGTAATAAAAGGGACATAAAGAAAGTTGTCTCTAAATATATAGAGGAGTATGAATTGCAAGACGAGAAATATAGAAATTTGAGAGTTGAGATTTCTGACTTTTATAAAACAACAACAGAAGAAGTATAAAAAATTAAGGAAAGGATATTAGTAAATGTCACAAATACAGAGAAAACCAACGGATGAAGAAATAAGAAATAATGGACCTTGGGTCATAGTAAACTATCTGATTTTAGAGTAGATTTGTTTAAAGGTAGTCAACTTTTCGAAACCGAACCAGATTTTCTTGGTGATTACAGACATGTAAGATATTTTGACCCATCCGTAAAAAATAGGATACAGAATGACAAACTATATAAATGTTGGTATTCTTACAGAGATGCCAACGACCCCGCCAATAGTAGTGAATATTTTTACTTTGCATATTTAGAGGAAGTACCAGAAGATATACTTGAAGCACTGAAAGCAAAGAGAAAAGTAGAATTATATCTAAAAAAAAGATGATAAAAGAAATAGGACATATTTTTGACCATTTTGATTTTGGAACATTTCCAGACGGTGAAAATTCAAAAGAAAAAATTGGAACAAAATTTACATCGGATGACCTTGTTATCTTTTACGAAGACTTTTCTATATCATTCAATCAGTTTTGGAAGATAATAAATTCTAAAAAGAATAATAAGATAACATTTTCTGATTTAAAAAAATAATTGTGATTTTTTTAAAAATATGAATAAATAATAGTATCTTTTAAAAATGAAATATAAAGGTGTTAAAATAGAAGATAACGTATCTACATATAAAAAAGAAAAAGTTTGTGAAGTTTTCGGTGACGCCAATTGTTTGGGTGAAACAAACAAAATACGTATGACAAATAAAGATTTTTCTGCATTTGTCGATAAACTAGTCAAGGCTAGAGATAAATTCAAAGAAAGAAATAATATAAGATTCATCATAAATGTATTTGAGGGATATTATAATTGTGATTTATGTGATGATGAAGATACGGTACCATCAATATACATTGAAACAGAAGAAGAAATAAAAGAATCACAAGAAGAACGTAAAAAAAGAATTGAGCATCAAAAAAAGTTAATCGATAAACATATAGAGGAAAGTGAAAAACAAAAGAGACAAATGATTGAAAAGCAAAAGAGAGATGCTATACGTTTTTTAGAAGAACAAGGATACAAAGTAATATAATAAATAACATAAACAAATTAACAAAAAAAATCTATGAAGAAAAACATTTTTTTAAGTGTGATTATGCTCCTTGCTACAATGTTTGTAACATCATGTAACAAGGACGGGTGGGTTGAAAAAATCAACCAGGAAGATGCCAAGTATATGGCTGAAAACTATGCAAATGATGACTATCAGTGGCTCGAGTGCTGCATTGATTTCGTCGATTTTCTTGACGAAGACAACGGACACGAAGTCGCCAGTGTGGCTAACATCTACAAGATTGTTACCGCTGTCGATAGTGCAAATTTCGTAGAAAAAGTTGTTCTTATTGCACACACAAGAGACACTATGGTCACCGAAGAAAGGTATGGCATATGGGTAGGTGATAACAGAATGGACACATTCTCACCATTCGAGGTTAATCTTGAAAAGGCATTGTCACAGATGTATAAGGCAAACTGCCAAAAGCCACACAGCAGACATTGTGTCATCCGTAAGGAGGTCGGACCCAAAGACTGTAACCCACAATACATTTTTGGTAATAAGCAGTGTCAAGTCTATGTTGATGTAATGACTGGTAGTGTGAGTGCCACAAACCCCGTGTTTGACGGATTCGATGTGAATGACACAATTATGGTAGACACTCTCGATGTGAACGACACCATTATTGAAGACACTGTTACTACGACAGACACAATTCCAGTTTTCGGTTATATTGTACCTGAAGACTAATATATAATCCCACATTCGTGTGGGAAACTTACCCTAGTCGTCTAATTGGTTAGGACACCACCCTCTCAAGGTGGAAACTTGGGTTCGAGTCCCAACTAGGGTACAAAATTCATCCATAGTTCAATGGATAGAACGACTGGCTACGGACCAGTAGATTCGGGTTCGAATCCTGATGGGTGAACAAAAAACATGCACACGTGGGCGAGTGGTCGAAACCGTCGGTCTGCAAAACCGATTTATCATCGTTGGTTCGAATCCAACCGTGTGCTCTAAAATAACTAAAATAAAAATGGAGAAAGAATTTACTTCTTTCTCCATTTTTGTTATATTTAATATGTTATGAAGAAATACGGTTTTACAAAAGAGGATAGGAGTTCGTTTCCATACTGGTTTGCCCATTGGTGTTCTTTTCAGATGGTAGCCCTCAATTGTCATCAATGGAAATTCAAATATTTATTTCATGATTGGTACAAACCTTGGTTGAGACTGTTTATGAGTTATGACAAAGTGCAAATGTTCCATAATAAACACAGTCATCATCATCTTCTATATGTATTTCTACATGGAATCAAACATGCAGACTGGGATGCAATGGTCATCGACTGGGAATGTTCTCATTATACAAAACACGCTGCCGAGTTGGATGCAAATGGTGAGATTGAAAGAATAATCTCCACATTACGTTCATTTGATGAAAGTAACAAAACGATTAGGCAGTTATCTAAACTTGGATTGCTTCCGGATAGAAAAAACTTGGAAGAAATAAGAAAGTATTCCGATTTTGTGAATGAGATTGAAAGTGAATTAAAAATAGCATGTAAAAAATTAAATCTATAATTTATGAAAGATACAATCGTTGTAAATTTTTTCGCTGGTCCTGGCTGTGGTAAATCAACTGGTGCATCGTGGTTGTTTTCACAATTAAAACTAAATGGTGTCGACTGTGAATATGTCTCAGAATTTGCCAAAGACAAAGTTTGGGAGAATAATGGAGAAGTTTTCAAATGTGAATTCTACATCACAGGAAAACAATCATTTAAGGTATCTAGGTGTTTCGGAAAAGTTGATGTCATTATCACAGACTCACCAATCGCCATCAGTATGGCATATAGTGAATCAGACAAGTTCAAATCTGCTGTTCTTGAAGAGTTTAACAAATATGAAAAAAACAATATGAACATTCTTCTCAGGAGAACAGTTCCTTATGACCAAAATGGAAGATTCCAGACTGAGGACGAGGCAAAGAATATTGACGATAAGATTAAGAACACACTTGATGAAAGTGAAATTCCATATATGATTATAAATGGAAATGTTGACGGATATAAGGTAATCCTTGACATCATATTGGAAAAATTGAATAAAAGAAAATGAATAAAATAAGGGTATTTACTGCATTTAGTGGATATGACAGTCAATGTCTCGCTTTGGATAGATTGAAGCGAGACTTCCCCGATTTATTCGATTATGATTTGGTTGGATGGAGTGAGATAGATAGATATGCAATAAATGCCCATAACGCCTTGTTTCCAGATTCTGTCGATAAAAACTATGGGGATATTTCGAAAATAGATTGGAATGACGTTCCAGACTTTGACTTATTCACATACAGTTTTCCTTGTCAAGATATTTCAATAGGTGGTTTTGGGAAAGGACTAGAAGAGGGTACTGGAACTCGTTCATCTTTATTATGGGAGTGTAGAAAAACCGTTGAGATTAAGAGACCGAAGTATCTATTGATGGAGAATGTTGACAACATTCTGTCGAAGAAACACAAAAAGAATTTTAACAAATGGTGTGAGATACTTGAGTCTTATGGGTATCAAAATTTTTTCAAAATGTTGAACTCTATGGATTATGGTGTTCCACAATCAAGAAAACGTGTCTTTATGGTGTCTATTCTCGGTGATGAATGGTTTGAGTTCCCATCTAGTGTTGAACTAAAAAAGCACGTGTTTGACATCATTGAGGAAAACGTTTCAGCAGACGATTATTTTAAAAAAGAAACATTGGTGGAGATGTTCAGATATGCCATAGAAAACAGACCTGTCGGTTGTCGTCTTAACAATATGGAAATAAAGTATCCACAAGTATTGAAGATGAGAAGGACGGATGAGGAGAAGTTAAGACGGCATAATTTCGGAGACACTGGTGCAAAATTCAGAAGTGGTTCCAAGTATTATGACATTGGTGAGAATTGTTGTGCAAATACAGTAACTACAGTACTGAAGGATAATATTCTTATAGAACCAATAGAAAACAAATATGACAAAGTGACACTTGACAATATAGACCATTGTATAAAAGTCAGATATTTTACACCTAGAGAAAATTTCAGGTTGATGGATGTTGATGAATCAGACATAGACAAAATCATGGAAGTAACGCCTAGGTCACAATGTCTAAAACTTGCTGGTAACAGTATCGTCGTATCAGTACTTTATTTTATTTTTAAGAGAATGTTTATAGATAAAAAATATAAAATATCATTGTTTTAATATGCCAAAAAAAATATTAGATTGGAAAGGTTATGGATGGATGAACGGACAACCTTGGGGTGTCGCCCATCCAGATAAAAACCAGTTATGGTACTCTAATGAAGATTGTGTAAAAAAAGACCATAACGATAACTTAATTTTAAGTATTGTTGATGATGCAAAATATTTCGACGGAGAGGTAAATCACACAAAACCATATGGATGTGGATATATATCCACTTTGGAAAGATTCAGATTCGGACACTTTGAGTTTAAATACATGCTACCAATCGGTGTACATCTGTGGCCGGCAATTTGGCTAAGCGGGTGGGACGGTTGGCCGCCAGAAATTGATATTGTTGAAGGTTGGAGTGGAGAAGGATACTTCTGTAAAAATAAACCAAATTATAAGAAGTTTCTTGGATTTAATCGTATCCATCCAGGTGTGTTCTATGGACGAGATGGTGATAATGTTTTCGGAAAAGGGTATGGTAACTTTGGTACAAATAATTTAACATATCAATGGTATCAAAATCTTAAAAAAGAAAATAGATGTGATTTGCTTTGGTATCCAGATTCTGTAAAAGTGTATTACAACTTCAATAAAGTGATGGATATAACTGATAAAAGCATATTGAGCGGTTTGAATAGTGATATGTATGTCTGTCTTGACTGTGCAGTAAGTAATTATTTTACTGAGGATGACTATAAAAAATATGAGACGAATGGTTCACCATTCATCATAACAGATTTTAACTACGAAAAATGAAAATAAACATAGAACTTGGAAAAAACTTTAAAATTCCAGATAAAGTTATGTCGGAATTTGTCGAAAGAGTTAAAAGGGGAGATTGTGTTGGTACGATGGACCATCCAGAACCAACAATACGGTTGATAGATTCAATATATAGGGTTAACGAAATCTATAAGAATATAGACAACACAATTGTTGGGGACATAACTCCAATTGAAGGTACTATATTTAAACAGATGATTGAAAAATCTCCAAATTATTTCAGATTTTTCCCAACAGGGTACTGTCACAAAGAAATAAATGAAGAAACCGGTGAGGAACTCACTGTAATAGATAGTATAATTTCAATCAATGCAATACATGATAAAATTGTTGATGTGAATTTATTTCTTGAAACACTTTATGATTTACATGAGAGTCTTTCATCAATATCATCAACAAAGTCGAAAATTGATATTTTGACACGTTTCAAAAACAGTGATGCATATATTGACGGAATGTCTTATTATAATAAGATTTTAAACTATATATATGATGGTGACATCACGTTTGGAATAACATCTGAAAAAGTTGACGATTTCTCAAAAGATACTGTCGGAAACATATATAGTGAATTTATGACACTTCTTGATGATTTATCCGAAAGAAGACTAACCGGTGACACTGCATTGGCAACAACAAAGAAATTTGTCGATATGTTGAATAGAGATTATGGTGAAAAATCTGTTAAAATGTTCAAGATGATTCTCGACAAAGACTTCAAGTGTGGTGTGAATGTTAAAACTATGGCGAAAGTGTTTCCCGTAAAACTTCCGTTCACAGAGTATGTCGCCCTCGCTAACAAGTACTTTGACCGTGAGGATAAGGTTGACTTTTTACGTGAGGTGTGGTTGTGGAGCAGAAAACTTGACGGAAACAGACTCATTCTAATAAAGAACAAATCTGGTGTAAGATGTTTCTCTAGACAAGGCAAAGAGATAAAAACACTAGATGTGTTGAGAAATATCATAGGAAAAGTAGATGGAGACTTTGTTCTTGATGGTGAGGTGTGTATCATAGACGATGAAGGAAACGAAAATTTCCAAGAGATTATGAAAGTAATCACAAAGAAAAACTACACCATTGAGCATCCGGTTATGAAAGTGTTTGACATTTTGACAGAAGATGAGTTCTTCGGCCGTACAATAAGTCCAAAATTCACAGAAAGATATGAAAAGTTGAAAAGATTCTTCTTAGAGAATGGTAGTATCATTGGTAAAAATTTCAATATCGTTGAGCAGACAAAGGTTGAATCAAAGGATGACTTGATGAAACAATTTGCAAAGTCACGAGAGAAAGGATGGGAAGGATTGATGATTAGAAAGGATGTTCCATACGAGTGTGGTAGAACAAATAATTTGTTAAAGGTAAAAGGTTTCTTTGACAATGAATATGAAGTTGTTGACTATGAGATGGGAAATATGAGATTTGTAGAAGAAGGTCGTCAAGTAGAAAAAGAGGTTCTATCTGCTATTGTAATCAAACACAAAGGATTTAATGTCAAAGTTGGTTCTGGATTTTCGAAAGAGGAACGAGAATATCTACACGACCATCCAGAAGAAATCAAGGGTTCTATTGTTAAGGTTCAATATTTTGAGGAAACAAACAATATGCAAGGAGGTATATCACTTAGGTTCCCAACAGTTATCTATTTTTATGGAAAAGATGGAAGATTTGACTAAAATATTATCTAATAAAATATTGGAAGAAATAAATGAAGAAATTATTAGTACTTTGATGCAAATAGGAAAATAATTTGTTATATTTAGAATAAATGGAGTTTAGATATGGCGATAAACATAATAAAAGAAGGAAGCAAATCAATTGAAATGACTTGTAAAAAATGTGGATGTGTATTCACATATGAAAAGTCAGATACTAATTTCGGTATTGTTGAATGTCCTTATTGTAAAACAAAAATTAATACACAAGTTAAAAACATAAAGGATATTAAAAGAAAAATAAAAGAGAATTGTCTTAGAGAAATAGACCTCGAAAAAATACACAATCACATGAAAAGTGTTGGATGGCGTTGGGCAGATGCAGAATTTGGTATTCCAACAGAAGATGAGATTAAAAAATGTATGTTCAAACTTATCGATGATGCAATTGATAGAAAATGTACAATAAAATGTGGTGGTTTTATTGTTAAATATAGAGAGTATGAAGCAGATGGTGAATATCCTCATACAATTGGAGTAGATGTCACATTTTATGTGAATGATATATGTACTGACGTATGTGTTGATAATCTTCAAGAAGTTTTTTATTAAAAGTTTAATTAAATATTTAGAAAAATGAACAGAATCAAACTTACTTACGACGAAAAGAAAAAAAGCGTAAAGGTAGTAAAGCAGGAAATCGATGGAATCACTTATACAAAAACGATTGTAAGTATCCCATGTATTTTCAAAGAAACTAGATTGAATAAGGAACTTTCCGAACTTGGTTTCAAAGAAGTTCCAGAGTTTATTAGAGACATTCTTGAAAAATATGGTTTCAAGTATGATTACAAACTCGGTGGTTGGACAAGAAGATTCAAAGGTGAGACACTTCACAGAAGTGATGGTGGAGACCCGTATAGTGAGGAATATGGTTATAATGTCGCTATGACCAAGGCAAAGTATAAATCACAGAGTACCGCTTGGAAGATTATGACAGAAATTCATGGTATTTTCTGTGCAATTTCCACCGTCTTCGAGATTTCAGCAGACCATTTCAATCAAGTAACCATTGCCGAGAGTGAGGCTTTGGAACGTGTGATGGAAACTGGTTATTGTGCCAAAAACAAAAATTAAAAAAAGGGTGGGAGCAAAAACCCACCCTTTTTATTTAAAAAGTTAAATATATGAAGATATTGAAAAATACAGAACTTGATTTCAACGATGTTTTAATAAGACCAAAATCATCAAATATTACATCAAGAGAGAGTGTTGATGTTACACGTGAATATAAATTCAAGTGGAGTGGTACTGTTGTGAGAGGAGTTGGTATAATAAATGCAAATATGGGTACTATCGGTAATTTCAATCTCGCTAGAAAAATGATTGATGATAATCTTTTTGCATGTCTTCACAAACATCATGAAAGTAATGAACTCTATAAATTTTATAATGATATATTGTTCTGGAGTAGAAAAAGATATAAATGTTTTTTATCGATAGGGTTGAGAGACGATGGTATCAACAAAATAAGAGGAATAGAAAAAAGAAATTGTGGTAAAATTCCACCTATTTGTATTGATGTTCCAAACGGATATATCTCTAATGTTGTCGACCTTGTAAAAAAAGTAAGAGAGGAATTTCCTGAATGTATATTGATGGTCGGGAATGTCGTCACCGGAGATATGACCAAAAAATTAATCAAATCCGGAGCAGACATAGTTAAAGTTGGTATCGGTGGGGGTGGTCAATGTATGACTAGAAAACAGACCGGTGTCGGAAGACCACAACTATCGACAATAATAGAGTGTGCAAAGGCAGCTCATAAAGTCGGTGGATTGGTTTGTTCAGATGGTGGAATCACTTGCACTGGAGACATTGTAAAGGCATTTGGGGCAGGTACCGACCTTGTTATGATTGGGTCTCTTTACGCCGGTACCGACGAGGCAGAAGGTGACATCATTTACGAAAAAGAATTTACAAATATCTATACTCCTGATTATTACACATACGTTGGAGAAGGTGGTATATTTACAGAACCAACCAAAAAGGCGGAAGCATTACCGGTATTTGATGAGAAGAAAAATCGTAAAGAAATTCTAAGGAAATATAAATTGTTCTATGGGATGAGTTCTGAACTCGCCCAAGAAAAATTTGGAAACGGAAAAAGTTGGTACACAACATCTGAAGGACGTGTGTCACTTGTCCCATATACCGGAAGTGTTCACGATATGAACAACGAATTTCTTGGAGGTCTTCGTTCAGCAATGGCATATATTGGTGCAAAAAAACTAGAAGATATTTCAAAATACTGTGAGTTTTATAAAGTTAATAATCAATTAAATAGAACTTACGAAACAACTACAATAGGAAAATAATGTACGAATATAAGATAATACACACATCAAACGAGATAACGAGTTCCAAACTTAACCTTTTAGGAAAGAATGGTTGGGAACTCGTTTCCGTTTTATTCATTGAAAGTATGTTTTCATATTATTTTAGAAAAATAAAAAGTTAATATAATGAAATATACAAATAATCTCACGAAAATTTTAGACTATCTACAAAAGATATGTCCAAGTAAGGACATTAATGAAATATATAATGAGTTCGGATATAAAGAATATATCAAAGGAATTTTAACTTTGGATGAGAATGAATTTAAATTGAAATTTCCAGATGAGTATAAAAAAATACTCGAATTTGATAAAATAAGAACTGACCATAGAACTCCTTTTGAAGCTGCTCGTGACATTTGTAGTAATTTTGTAACCGAAGACTTATTCATTAAGCCATTCAACGAAAAGTATTCAGACTATATTAAAATAGATTTGAATGAGTACGAGACAAGGGATATTGAAAAGATTGCAACGAACACGCCAGACTTTATCTTCAGAAACCTTCGTGATAAAAAAAATATGAGATTTGATTTGAAAATCGATTGGGCAGGCAGGTCGATACGTGAAAAAAAATTCTTTTTCAGAAGATACGAATATAAAGAATATGGTGATAAATATAAAGCAGTCGCCCTCATTTGGTGTCCTACAAAGAACAAATATACAATTGTTGATTTTCGTGAAAAGGTTGAAGGAAAAGTTGGAATAGATGTGACAAAAGGAGGAAAAGAAGGATTTTGGGCAGATTTGTCATCATATCAGTTCAAGGATATTTTCTTTAATTTTGAAGATGGGGGTATATATTTGGACAATGTGATAAGGGATTTATGCAAACTATCAAAAAAATAATATATGGGAAAACTTGTTTTTAACTATGGATGTATGGGAAGTGGAAAGACCACGGCAATGCTCACCAAATTCGACTCATACAAACGTCGTGGAAAGAAACCGATTATTGTCAAACCGTGTATAGACAACAGGGAAGGAAACTTTGTCGGATGGGGAATTACGAAATCAAGAATTACAAAGTATGAGGAACCATCGTACTATTATGCAGATTTGTCTTCAGAACTTTCGAAATTGGACTTCAATACATTGTTTGTCGATGAGGCACAGTTTTTGACAAAAGAAGATGTTATGGTTCTCTGTAAAGTTGCAGAAGAAAAAGAAGTTATTTGTTATGGTTTAAAGACAGATGTGAACGGAGACTTGTTCTCTGGTGCAGCGTCACTTTTGGCTCTTGCCGACGAGACGAATGAAATAGAAGTCCCTTGTGAAATAGAAGGATGCTCACATAAAGCGGTAGCCCATATCAGATATATCAATGGTGTACGGGAAAAAGGAATTGTGAAACCAGTTGCAATAGAAACAGAAAATATAACATATAAATCTGTTTGCAGACACCATTGGTTATCATAAATAATGTAAATAAAAAAAATATAAAAAAAATATGCCAACTAAAGTAAAATTTAAAAGAAAATGGTTTAATTTATCAGAAGATTCAAACTCTGGTGTAATTGTTTTTGACACAAAGTCAAAGTCAATATATGTCGGCGGTGATAGGTTTTCTAGACCTGAGACAATTACTCAGTCAAAAAAATACACATCTGACCAAACATATTATGATACTGAAATGTTTTCATACTTTGGTTCAAATGATTATATCAACAAAATAACAAATACTAATAATTCATACACACTCGTTGAATTTGACTCTACGGCAGTAAACATTACTGGAACAACAATTGAAATTCCAATCAATTTTCCTTCAAAGAACAATAACTCGTTTGGTAACGAGTACATTCACTATTTCTTACTAAAAAATACATCTTCGTCTGATTTGACTATAACACTTGTTCCAATTATACAAAGTGTATGTATAATTGGTGATTTAACACCAATAACACTTCATGCAAATAATGGTATTGAAATATCAACTAAAGTTATGGATTATAACTGGATAATTTCAAAATCGATTGAAATGCCTATAACACAACCACAAAAAACTGTGATATATTATACGAGTAGTAATGGAAATGTAGTGACTCCATATAAATCAGATGTTTTTGGTGCAACAATTAATACTAATGTTTATAAAAATGGGGTTGGAATTATTACTTTTGACGGTGATGTGACAAGTATTGGTATTTGGGCTTTCTTTGCTTGTAGTGGTCTTACTTCTGTCACAATACCCGATTCAGTGACAAGTATTGGAGATTATGCTTTCTCTAGTTGTAGTGGTCTTACTTCTGTCACAATACCCGATTCAGTGACAAGTATTGGAGAGTATGCTTTCTCTGGTTGTAGAGGTCTTACTTCTATCACAATACCTAACTCTGTGACAAGTATTGGAGATTATGCTTTCGGTGGTTGTAGTGGTCTTAGTTCAATAGTAGTTTCTGATGGTAATACTAAATATGATAGTCGTAATAATTGTAACGCTATTATAGAGACATCAACCAATACGTTAATTGTTGGATGTAAAAATACAATAATACCCGACTCTGTAACAAGTATTGGAAAGTTTGCTTTCTCTGATTGTTACAGTCTTACTTCTGTAACAATACCCAACTCTGTGAAAAGTATTTGTGAAAGTGCTTTCCAAGGTTGTACTGGTCTTACTTCAGTCACTATACCCAACTCTGTGACAAGTATTGGAGATTATGCTTTCTCTGGTTGTAGAGGTCTTACTTCAGTCACTATACCCAACTCTGTGACAAGTATTGGAAGTAATGCTTTCAAAGGTTGTACTCGTCTTACTTCTGTCACAATACCCGATTCAGTGACAAGTATTGGAAGTAGGGCTTTCAATGGTTGTAGTGGTCTTACTTCTATCACAATACCCGATTCAGTGACAAGTATTGGAGATTATGCTTTCTCTGGTTGTAGTGGTCTTACTTCTGTCACAATACCCGATTCAGTGACAAGTATTGGAGATTATGCTTTCTCTGGTTGTAGTGGTCTTACTTCTGTCACAATACCTAACTCTGTGACAAGTATTGGAAGTAGGGCTTTCAATGGAGTAAAGAATATTAATTATACTGGAAATGCAGAAGATACTAATAATAATAACTGGGGTGCATTAGTTAGGAATGGTATTTTTGATAATGGATTTTTATATACCGATAGTACTAAAACTACTTTAGCTGGTGCTGATATTAATATAATTGGTAATAATGTAATTATTCCTGACTCAGTGACAAGTATTGGAGAGTATGCTTTCTCTGGTTGTATAGGTCTTACTTCTATCACAATACCTAACTCTGTGACAAGTATTGGAGGTAGTGCTTTCTCTGGTTGTAGTGGTCTTACTTCTGTCACAATACCCGATTCAGTGACAAGTATTGGAAGTAATGCTTTCTCTGGTTGTAGAGGTCTTACTTCTATCACAATACCTAACTCAGTGACAAGTATTGGAAGTAGGGCTTTCAATGGTTGTAGTGGTCTTACTTCTGTCACAATACCCGATTCAGTGACAAGTATTGGAGATAATGCTTTCAGTAGTTGTAGTGGCCTAACTTCAATCACAATACCTAACTCAGTAACAAGTATTGGAGGTGGTGCTTTCTATAGGTGTAGTGGTATTACTTCAATTACATCATTAAACACAACTACTCCAACTATAAAATATGATACACTTCCAACTCATGCAAATTATACAATCTATGTACCTACTGAAAGTGTAGAGGCATATAAAGGAGCACAATATTGGAGTGATAAAGCATCTCAAATACAAGCAATACAACAATAATCTAAAATATGGCAAGACGAACATCATATTACTACATAAGTGTTGTTGAACACACATTCTTAATATCTGGTCCTAGTTCTGTACAAGGAAAATCTCTTAACCTAACCTCGACTTTTGATGGAAATGATGTTCAACCAACTTGGTCTATAACAAGTGGTAATAACTATGCCACCATAAATCAAAACGGAAAAGTCTTTATTGAATCTGGTTCAATAAACAATGTGGTAATCGTTTCTGCATCATATGTTTCCAATAATAGAACATATACTGCAACAAAGTCCATAACAGTGACATACGATAACGAGTTGATTATAGAGTCTCCTGCAACTATAACTGGAACGGAAGGAAACATCATTGTTAAGTTCAACTCAGAAAATATCACGAGTAGTACAACAATCACTGTAACAAGTGGTTCGTCACATATTAATAACGGAATAATCGAAAGTACGGGTGCTTTCACTATTTTAGATAGTGGAAGCATCACCGTACAGGTTTCCTATCTTGGATATACTGCAACAAAGACAATCCAACTCGTATACAGTAATACTTCTGCAACAACAATTGTTGAAAACGAAGACGGAAGTATCACCACTGAGACAAGTGTCGAGACAACAGACCCAAACACCAGAGATGTTACGACAGAGAGCACAAGTACGACTATGAACGAAGACGGAAGTTGGAGTTCAACTACATCTACAACAACTACCGCCACTGACGGAAGTTCGTTCACAAGTTCGACCACTATAAATTCCGACGGAACTTCATCAAGTACACAATCCACAACTTCGGCTCCGGATGCTACGACCGGTTCGACAACCACACAGACACAGACAACAAATTCGGATGGAACTTCATCCGAAAGTACCGTCATCAACAATACTGACGGAAGTTACAGTGGTTCTACGACCAATTTTGATGAAAATGGAGACCCAGTAAGGGGTGAAAACGTTGAAGGTGATACAAGTGGTAACATCTCAACACAGGAAATAGGGTATGACTCTGAAGGCAATGAAGTCATAACTGGATATAATATTGACACTACAGGTAATGAAAATGGTGAAAAAAACTTTAACGGAGATGGTGTTAATACAGAATTTTACGGATTTGATATGACAGATGGTTTCGTACTCAATATGCACTTTATAGTTGATGTGACGAATAACCCCGCCGGTCAGAACGAAAACCACCATCAAATACTTACGATGAAAAGGGCTGACCCAGAACCTTGGTATGGTTTCCAGTTGAGACAGAGTAATAACAACAAGTATATCATATTGGGTACTCAGTTTGAAAGTGGTTCAAACATAAACACTCAAATCACTCCACAAAGATGGGTGCAAGAAAACAAGCTTGCAGAATATAATATTCAGATAGTATACGACCCAAGTGCTGCAACCGATAAATTTATTTGTAAAGAACTTATTGGTAACACAACAGTCTATACGTCTAATAAGTTATTCCCTGATATAGAAGAACTCAAGTACTTGACTGTTTGTGTAGGATATGGATTGGATTCAAATGGCGACCCATACAGATATTCAAAAATAGATGTTTTGAATTTCCAAATAACGAAATTGTCAAGAATATCGACACCAGAGATAACATGTGACGGAGAAGAGGTAAGTATAACATGCTCGACAATTGGTGCAGACATTTATTACAGAGTCAATGATGGTGAATTTGCCCAATACACAGTACCATTCTCAATTAATGCAACAACAACCGTTGAAGCATATTCTACGTTAAGTACTAGGACAACAGCAACGGTTTCAGAGGTGTGTAGATATGTACCACCTACATTATATCCGCCGGTTATAACTTGTAATGGAACACAAGTATCTATCACCTGTGCAACACAGAATGCAACAATCATGTATAGACTTAATGAGAGTGGAAACTTTTTGACATACACTACTCCGATAGCAATAAGTGAAGACGTAACTGTTGAAGCATATTCTGTTTTGGATAATCGTACAAGTAATACAATCACAGAAAATTGTGAGTACAGATTCGTTATAGAACAACCTGTTATATATTGTGATGGCGAATATGTCAGTATAGTATGTGACACACCTAGTGTAACGATTTGGTACAAACTTGATAGTGGTAATTACATAGAATATAGTGATTCTTTCCCAATCAATGCAACAACCATTGTAGAGGCATATGCAGAGTTGAATGGACATAGTAGTTTGCATACGACGGAAACTTGTGTATATAATCCAGTTATACTTGTAAGTCCAGTGGTAACTTGCAATTGTTCACAAGTAACTATTACATGTGCAACACAAGGTGCAACAATTATGTACAAACTTGACGGTACAGGAAGTTATACACAATACACAGAACCGATTCCGATACTTGCAGATACAGTCGTTGAAACATATTCAACCATTCACGGTAGAACAAGCAGTATCGTAACAGAAACTTGTGTTTATAATCCCGTACATGATTATAGTCAAGACTATTTGACATTCAGAGTATTGACTGGTGGTACTATCATTTGGAACTCAATAGGTTCTGGTTTTGCAAAAACAATCCAATATAGTATAAACGATGGAGAGTGGACTTCATTGTTAGCAAGTAGTTCATCTTCAATAAATGTAAGTCAAAATGATGTTGTGAGATTTAAGGGTACCGAGTCGTCCTACGCCAAAGACAAGAGTAATTATTCGGGATTTCAAGGTGGTACTGCAACATTTGATATAGAGGGTAATATACATAGTTTGTTATATGGTGATAATTTCATAGGAAATGATACACTTCCTAATTATTCCTATATTTTCTGTTCTATATTTAAAATGTCAAACGTAATATCGGCAGAAAATCTCATATTGCCAGCAACGACATTAAAAGGAAGTTGTTATCGTGCTATGTTTAGTTTTGCATCGTCATTAACAACACCACCAAAATTGCCAGCAACAACCCTTGAACAGTATTGCTATTACTATATGTTTGAAAAAACTGCAATCACTACTGCACCAGAACTTCCTGCAACATCACTTGCACAATATTGTTATGGTAGTATGTTCACAGGATGTTCAAACCTTAACTTTATCAAATGTCTTGCAACAAATAGGTCAGCAACGAACTGTTTACAGAACTGGACAAAAGACGTATCGGCAACCGGTACATTTGTAAAGGACGGTAACACAACATGGGATACTGGTCTAAGTGGTATTCCATCTGGATGGGTGACACAGAACGATTCAGCAGTTGTATCACCGGTTATCTCTTATGACGGATTTGACACAATTACAATAACTTGTGTAACACAAGATGCAACTATCTATTATAGGTTGAACAATACAGGAAATTATTCTGTGTATAATTCACCAATAACAATTAATACAACGACAATAATTGAGGCATATTCAACATTCGGTGGAAACACAAGTACGGTAACTTTGAAAAAATGTGTATATGTTTCAAATGTCCCAATAGAAGCATCAAATAGAATACTTGATTCTTGGACTTATAACGGCAATATGATAACGACACCATATTCCGTAAACCAGATTGACGGTCATTCGTCATCTTATGCAAAAGGTACATTCAATTTCGAAACAAGTTTTGCTTTGAGGGAAGCACAACCAACGTATCTATGGTTCCAACATGCAGACCAATCTGCTGACATATATGTAGATAACGTAAAGGTGGATACTCATTGGGGTGGTTATAACGCTTTCTTCTCGGACATATCAAACTATGTCCATCAAGGAACAAATAACATCAAGGTTGCTCTCTGTAACCAGACAAGAAGCACACTAGCACCGGCGGCAGGAGACTTTAACTTCAACGCCACACTCGGTAATGTGAAACTACTAACATCTCCTTGTCTTCCAGCAACAAAATATGGTTATGACGGATTCCATGTGACATCTAACGTGACATCTTCATCGGCCACAGTCTATGTCAATACAACCATCCCATCGGGTTCATCAGTTGTATGCACAATCGATGACGGAACATATAACTGGAGTGATACGAAAATTAGTGATGGTGAAGAGATGACATTCTATACGACCATTCAAAATCCACACTTGTGGAATGGTATTTCTGACCCACACATGTACACTATAACTTTGGAAATAAGTAAGAATGGAACCTTGTATCATAGATTCCAGAGAGATTACGGATTGAGATATTATAGTTATGTGATAAACGATGAGAATGTTTTAGTGAACAACAACCCATACACAGGTTTCTTGCTAAACGGACAACCATATTATTTGAGAGGTGTATGTATGCACGATGACTTGGATGGTAAAGCAAACGCTTTGAATGCAGCAGATTATACACAAGAATTTGCAATCATACATGAACTCGGATGTAACTTCATCCGTCTTGCACACTACCCACACCCGAAAGAGGTATATGACTGGTGTGACAGATTGGGTATAATTGTACAAACAGAGGTTCCATGTGTCAACAAGATGCAATCAACAATGCCAGAAGACTACTACACACACTTGGAAGGACAATATAGAGATATGGTCAACCAACACTATAATCACCCTTGCATTATGTTCTGGGGATTGTCGAATGAGACAACGACCGATGACAAGACTTTTGCAAAAGCAAAGATTGAGAATTATGCATCAATCATAAAGAGTCTCGATTCTGAACGTTTGGTTGGTTATGTTATGAGTCACAGCTATGATAACCCAAGTGGTTACTATAATGACCCAAGTGGTGTTGATTGGTTTGGCGGAAATATTTATACCGGTTGGTATATTGATACAAACTCAAACAATCCAACAACTCGACTAAACTCACGTATTAACAACACGGTCAATAGAATAAGTAAACCGTTTGCATATTCTGAATATGGTTGTGGTGGTACTCAACATTGTCATTCGGATGCCTTTTTGAATACAACAACAAGAGGTAATCACGAAAGACACGACATTGAATATCAAATGTGGTTGCATGAGGGACAACTTGCCGCCATCAGGAACTTCCCACAATTGCTCTTCACAGCAGAATGGCAGTTGTTTGACATTGCCGTCGCCAACAGAAATGAAGGTTACACGGTATGTCTTGACGGTGAAACCGTATCAACAGATGATAGTTTGAGGAGATTGAACAACAAGGGTCTTGTAGAAAGAGACCATGTTACGAAGAAAGACACGTTCTATCTTTACAAGGCCGAGTGGAACAATACTGACAAGTTTATCCATATATGTGGTAAAGACTACACCAAAACAACCGACAGGGTTATAAAATGCTACACAAACGATGGAAGTTCGGCAAAATTATATGTCAATGGTACATTGATGGAAACGGTTAATGTGACAGACCATATCGCCTTGTTCACATCGAGAACATTCAATAGTGGTGATGTTGTTAGAGTTGATGGGGCAACAACATCTACAGACACATTTACATTCTAAAAAATAAAATCATTTTTCGAAAATCCACTCCGGAAGGGGTGGATTTTTTGTTATATTTAATTTGTAAGTTTCACAAAAAAATAGTATCTTTTTAAAAAATATTAGATTATGTTTAAAAAAATACTCATCAAAATTGTCGAAACCCGTTTGAAAGATAGACAAAGAGGAAAAAATATAACCTCGTCTATTTGGTGGTATCTTGGAAAAAAACTTCAAAATAAAGAAGAATTTGATTATGTAATATCAAAAATATCAAAATATTGGACAAAAAGAAAGATGGCACCCCAAATCACAGACATCATTGTTTTGGGAAAAACGATTTTTGTATATGTGATAAGACCCGGTTTTATGATTGGAAAATGTGGAATAGATTTGGACAACCAACTCAAAGACATTAACTATAACATCAAGGATGAAAAAATCTATGATTTTGAATTTTCCATCATAGAAGATAAAGGAAGTGTGGTGAAAAAACAAATTGATTATAAAATTTTTTATCAAAAATATATGATGTAATTATGAAATTAGTAAGAAATCTCGGAGACAGATACCGCCTTTTGAGTGGTTTTGAAACAGTCAATTTGATTGACAAAGCATTGAAAAAGGCAAATTGTGGAAAAAAGGGGTTGGAAGAGTGGCAGAAAAGAAAACTAACTGAGGAATTCGGAAACGGTGGAATTCGTGGAAACTTGGATATGCCGTTTTTAGCATATGCTTGGGAAGAAGAAGAAACATCCGGAAATTTCGGATGGAGACTTACGTTCCCGTTATTTTTGGTTTTTTACATAATAGAATGTTTTATATGTCTTCCATTGAAATGGGTATTCACAGGAAAATACTATCTTTCACAGAAAAGTTGGTTTGGACGGTTTGGTATGAATTGGTATAACAAGATTTACAATAGAAGGTGGTAAGTGGAATAAAAAACATAACAAGAAACATATAATATGTATCGACAGGTTCATCATTGATGTCGATAAACTCAATTATGTTGGAAATCACAAATAGTTGATTATTAATATCATTAATGAATGTTGTAACAAGTACGGAATAGAATTAAAAATAAAAAATTAAGATATGATTTTCGATTCATTAGCAGACAAGTGCCTTTACTATCGTAAAGGAGGAGAACACTCTTTAATGCCAAATGGTCACATCATTATGATGCTTGACGGCAGGTCATTTTCAAAAGTAATTAAAAAAAGGTTCAAACTTCCATTCGACCCTATATTTGTTGGGTTGATGAACCTAACTGCACAGTATTTGTGTGAGAACATTCCTGGTGTTCAGTTCGCCTATGTCCAGTCAGACGAAATCTCGTTATATATCAAAGACGAACCGACATCTGGTTCATTTTTCGGATTGAGACAGACAAAATTGTTGTCGATTGCCGCTTCACTTGCAACCGGTAGATTCAATCAGTTGTTTCTCTCACAGAATATTATGAAGAGTACAGAAGGTGACGTGGAAAAAGATTGGAAGAAAGAATTCGATAATTTGTCAAATCAGATACTTTCAATGAAACCATTCCAGTTCGATTGCAAGGTGTGGAACGTTCCTACAGCCAACGACGTTTTTGCTTGGTTCCTCTACAGGCAGCTCGACTGTATCCGTAACTCGAAGCAGCAGACAGCACAGACTTGGTTGTCACACAACAAACTCATCGGTGTTGATTCAGACAAACAGGTTGAAATGTTGAAAAACGAAAAGGGAGTTGACTGGAACGACTTCGAACCTGAAGTCAAATTCGGTAGACTTATCAAAAAGATTGAGAAAGAAGTAAAGATTCCAGAACAGTTCGTGAAAGATGGTGTAGATACAACCATGAGAATGTTTTGGGAACCATTTCCTATGCCAATATTGTCTGAAATGGATGGTAAAAACGAATTAATGAAAATGATACCACAATGAGAATTAAGTTTGTAAAAGTTTGTGGTCATTGGTTCGTTGATAACCTATGTTCAATCGACCGTATTCTTGAAATGCAGATGGTTGATGGTTCTGACAAACTACTTGATGAAATTTTAAAAATCACCGAAAATGATTGTTACGTGTATCTAGATATAGTATACGAAGATGTTGTAGAAAAAGTCTATGACTCTATGGTCAACAATTTTGACATCCTCATCAATAAGATTGATGAGGATGATGTTGGTGCAACATACAATATCGTAAAATCAAAATACGTATTTAAGACAAATACAATATGGTTGTGTAACGTGAATAAGGAAATTTTCGGAATACATCCAAACACGATAGCAATAAAAATAATAAAAGATGGAAGATAACGAAAAACGTTGCAGTAAGTGCTCAAATTACGGATGTCAGATAAACCTTGGTAGATGGTGGTGCAATGCTGGACATACAGACAATATGGATGCAGAGACATGTGAGGATTATAATGAAAACTCACAAGTATCTTCTTTCTTATCATCAGTTGTCCCAAACATCATATATAAGGATACCACAAAGGGTAATATGGCGAAATATAAGGTTGATAGAGCCAAGAAAAAAAGAAAAAAAGAAAAAGGAATAAAACACGGAAGAAGATGATTAAGAGTATATTATTTGACGGAGAAAAGGGTTATATAGGTGAAAAATATACAACCGCCGATAAACCAGAAAAACCGAATAAGAATGATTATCGGTACATTAAATATGACGAAAAAAACCAGCGGATTCTTGATGAAGAAAAATTTTCAAAATCTATGGAAATATATAAAGAAGATATGAAGTTCTATAAAAAACACAAAGACCAATACAAGGTCAAGTGTTCAGAACTTCTCATTGGTCGTAAATTCGAATTTTCTTCTGACAAAATAAACCTAATCTTCGGACCAAACGCTTCCGGTAAATCTACCATATTAAAGTCTATTGCCTCACACGCCTTATGCACGGATGGGTTTTCTTCGTTTCAAAAACCAACCAATTTTAGAGTTGGGTTTGATGAAGATAATTCTTTAGAATCATATAAAAAAAATATAGCGGGAATAATACTAAGAATGAGTGACACGTCATCCAAAGTCGATTGGGATGGCAGTCCAATTTATTACCACAATTTCGAAAATCGACAAAATTATGGATATATCGGAGACCTAACTGGTTCAATCATAGATAATATTGGTGAAGAGATGATGTACATTATTGATAGGAACAGAAATTCATCCGGTCAGAAAATGTTTTATCAGTTTTCAAAGTTGATGAAATTTATGTCAAAGACCATAACATACAAGGAGATTTTGGAACCTAATCGAAAATATCTACACTCGAATGAATGTTGGAAAAATTGCTTTCTTGCACAAGAAGAGTACTTCAAATCTTTTCCTATGGCTTTTGACCCAAACGGTCAGAATACATATCTGTTTGATGAGATTGATAAGTCAATGGATATTCTCAACATCAACGAACTGTATACCAACATTCTTCCGAAATTGCTTGACAAATATGGAAAACAGATAATAATCATATCACATTCCCCTATTGTGTTGAGAGATGAGGTTTTCAAGTCTGACAGATATAATTTTATCTCTATGGATGAGGAATATACACAGAAATGTAAAAAACTCATTTGATATTTTGAAAAAAAATAGTCTTTCTAATATTGAATCTTGAATATTAAAGAAAAATAAAAAGTTGGTGAGATTAAAATTTCACCAACTTTTTTGTTATATTTAGTATATAGATATAAAAAATTTATAATAATGGAAAAAACATATAAAAATTTTAACAGAGCGTTTAGAATTACAACAAAGGGTAGTAATTATTGTGATTGTGATACATATATTGTACTTGCACCAAATTTCTCAGAAGCTGAAAAAGTATATTGGGAAAAATTAAATGGTTATTATCCAATTATTTCAATCGAAACTATCGATGCCGAAAAAGTTGGATTTTCAGAAAAATTTAATGAAGAATAAATAAACAGTAAAACATGAATGAAAAAATTATAACAATTATTGCCGAATGTACGACAAAAGATGACCTTGACACCTTTTTATCGAACAATAAAGAAATAAAAGTCCTAAAAGACTCAGGATGGTGTGTGTCTCCAAAATATTTCGAAACACCAGACGAATATATTAATAGAAAAGACGATGAAAAAAATAAATATATCCCACACATGTCAGAAATCGGATTCATCAGATTACATTCAAATATAAGATATGTTGGAGATACAACCATCAATGGTGAGGATGATGACGAAAACAATCCACGAATGCCTTTCATTGAAAAGGTAAATAAAGATGAAGTGTTTTGGACAATAGACATTGATGCAAAGACCGGAGTGATTAAAAACTGGCCAACTGGCATGACTGCACAAGTGCATTATAAATCTTGTGATGAGAATGATATTTCATTTTTCGGACTCGGTGGAAATCTACTCAGAGAAGTACATTGGTGTTATGTCCCAGACTTCTTGTCGATAGAAGATAGTGGATATGGTGACTATATCATAATAAACATAGACGAAAATGGTAAGATACACAATTGGGAACTAAATGATGAAATAATTTGTGATTTCTTAAACGACGAAGATGAATGATATAATATATTTAGAACGGACGAATGAAGACGGAAGTGTTTACATAAATTCTTTCGGACTTACAGACCAATTATTTTTCGAAAATATTGGTGATGCCTTGTATCATCTTTATCTCCATTATAAATATATAGAAATGAAAAAAATAGATGATAATTTTTTAAAAATAGTTACAAAGTGTGGTGATAACGATGAAAAATATTACTTCAATATAACAAGAACAAAACCTTTAAGTTATGGAAGAAATTAAAAATAGATATGTTATAAGAAGAGTTAAAGAAAAGGATTATTACAACGGTTCTGATACATTTTATTATTCTTCATTCGGTGATTTTAAAAGAGCAAAAATATTCAAAAATATCAATGGTGCAAAACTTGCCTGTTTATCATTATGTTTTCATGCAGAACATCGTGTGAATCCAATCAATCTTGAATTGGAAATTGTAGAAGTGGTGACATCCACGACCGACAAAATTATAAAATATATACGTCCATAAATATGAATAAGATAAAGGTAATACTCTTTAGAATTTTGACGATATTGCTAATAGTTGTATCACTACCGTTTATCATACTATATGTTTTCCTTGCATGTCTTTGGACTATACTATTTATATTAAGTAATATAATTGAAGATTGTGTTAAGAAACATATTGATAAACACGGTGAGTTATATCCATTGTGGGTAAAGAAAATTTTTAGCAGATTGTCTAATTTTTTCTAGATACACAATAAATAAAAAACAATGATTGAACTTGATTTCAGTTTTGCCGGTGTCACTGCATTGGTGATTGCACTAACACAGTTGTTGAAAAACAAATTGAAACTTGACGAAAAATTTCCAGACAAGAAATTACCGAAACAAATTCTTAGTCTAGTCGTATCAATATTATGTTGTGGTCTTGCACTTTTAATGGGGCACTTCTACGAAACAGGAATGTTTGCAGATTTCCAAGTTAATTCTTTCAAAAGCTGGTTTGATTTTGTAATCAAATTCATTTTATGCACAATTTCTGCCAACGGTCTGTGGTCGTATGACTTCATAAGGTCTTTGGGCGTTATAAAGTTGCCACCAAAAGTAGAAGAAACAGAAACCGACAACGATGAAACGTATTAAAAGGAGGATTTAAAAAATCCTCCTTTTTTATTTTCTCAATTAAAAATAGTATCTTTAAAAAAAAGGAAAAAAAAATTATGACAGACAAATTATCAAAAGAGGCTAGGGAATATATGGATACCCCAATACAAGTTGGCGACTACGTTAAGTTTCCACTTGAATTGATTAGACCATGGGAAGAAAAGAATAAGACAACACATGCCATTGTCGAAGAAATTTTTTCAAATGGAAAATGTATTGTAAAAATCAATGATAGTTCTATAATATGTAAAGAGGAAACCTTTGAGTTAAATATATCTAACTTGGAGAAAGACCCTTTGTATGTTGGATATAATCCATTTGAAAAAACAATCCAAATTCCCAAAATCAATTTTATACCTTGTTGTATCAGTTCTTTACTCAGCACGATTGGAGAATATGGTCAAAGACCCGAGAATAAATGGACAGTAAAATCCAAAACTGGAAGAATCTTGCCAGTCAAGTTTCTGAATTGGAATCCATACGTTATCAACAAAGATGGTGAAAAGCAATATTACCAACGTGACTTCTGTTGGTCTCTTGATGAGAAAAAACAACTCATTGAGTCAATCTATCGTGGTGTCGACTGTGGTAAGATTGTATTAAGGGAACATTCCTACGACGAAGTTGAGAAAACTTTGAAAAACGATGATGAAGAAATTGCTTTCTACGATATCGTGGATGGAAAGCAGCGTCTGAATGCTCTTATTGAGTTTGTAAACGACAAGTATCCCGACCTTAATGGTAAGTACTTCTCAGATATGTCATTAATTGCTAGACATGATTTTCGCTTCGTTATATGCTTCACATTAGCGACTATGAATTGCAGAACGACTGACGATGATGTCCTCAAGACATTCCTCCTTGTCAATTATGCTGGTAAGCAGATGACTCAAGAACATCTTGACTATGTAAAAAATATTTTAGAAACAATTTAAAAGAATAAGACTATGGGAATTACAATAACACAAACCATAAATGTTGAACATTGCAACGACTGCCCTTTGTGTCACAATGAAGAAGATAGGAGTTGTTGTTTCGACAGTTTTGACGAGCCCAACTATGATTTTTATTGTCAATCTCCAGATGCAGACAATAGTCATCGTTGATGAAATCATCGAAAAGATGCAGGTTGAAGCAGTTGCAATGAAATAATATTTAGGAAATGAAAAATATAATAATCATACTGTTTGCAGCGATATTTGCAACATCTACATATGCACAATGTGATGCAGATTCATATTTGTGTGTATCTGGAAATATAGGTATAACATCAAACTTTGTTAGTTCGTCTAGCATACCTTATGTGTTCGGTCATAAATCTATAGTACTTTCCACCGGAGGTGAATTTTCTTCGTTCTTCACTGAAGCAACAGCAGTCCGTCTGAGAGGAGACATCGGATATAACTTCAACACATCCGGTCTTCCGAGTGTACTTCTTAATATCGGTGCCGGACTTCTTGTATCGACACGTGAAGGGAAACCATATATTTTTTTCGAAATCAGACCACGTTGTGATGCAACTAGAATAGATGTGAATTATACCACAGCAAGTCACTTCTTGATATTCTGTTCATTCGTCTTGGGACTCGGGTATAACCTCCCAATATCAAATAACTTGTGGGTATCAAGTGAGTTAGGGTTCGTTCAAAATTTAACTTTATATTCATCATCGGACAACTATATCCGTGACGAAAGCGGTTTATTTCTAACAATTGGAATTAAATATTTACTAAAATGAAAAATAAAGGAAAAAGTTTTATTCCAGCAATAAGAGTAAAAAAATCAATCGAAGGAACTCCGTTCATTGCAGGTAAAATCTTCAATACGAAAGATGTAAAGAAATCATATCCATATATCGACTTTAACAATGAAGATTACTTTGAATATATTTTCGAAGGAAGCAACAAATTCCTCGTTGGTGACAAGGTACGAATCATTAACCAAAAAGAGCAAAAAGTCTACATAGTCAAAAAGATAAACTATAAGGTGATAAAAGACTTGCTTTATGTCACTTATGAGTTGTACAATGAAAATGAAAGTAGAACTATTGAAGAGGGTGAGATAAATCTTGTAGCGGCACCATCAAAGTGGATTCTCTCGTTCAGTGAAACCACAGACAAAGGTATTGCAGTACACGAAATCGATTATTTCGCTTGGAAAAAAATAACAAACTACTGCAAATCAATTTTTCTTTTCCACACGAAAGAAGATGCCGAAAAGGCAAAAAAAATGTTTACCGTATATTCTATGGACTACATTATGGATTGTGTAGAAAAAAAATAGTATCTTTAAAAAAAACATTATGTATTTGGGTAAAAATTATAACAACTACGAGTGCTCTCAATATAAAAGTTATGACGAAAAGAATAAGGGCATCAGAACCTTATCACTAGGTGAATTATTTGAATGTGTTGAAAATGCCGTACAAACAGCCAACAGAAACAATATAGACATATATAGTCTTCCAGCATTCATAGAATCCAATAATGAACTATTCTGCATAGAAAGTACATCTACTTCCTTTGGTTCAAGAATAGGTATGACATTCAGACTAAATACCGAGTTTACTGGAAATTATAATCAGCGTATCCATTACGTCGCCCCAGATGAAAGACCAGAAGAAGGTGAGTATTGGACATCTCTTGGAATTGGATACGACCTCTCTGGATTCGTTAAGTCGAAACTTGCTGGTGAAAGACTTCTCAGAATGGTGAAGCTTGTTCTGGAAACCGACGAACCAAAGAGTTGGCTCGATTACCGTGAGGACGAACCAAACTGGATTCAGTTCAAATTCCAAAAGGAGGAATTTGATTTGGAAAAACTGAACTATATGTCTCAGCAGAACAACGATATTATAACGTTAAACATATTGAAAGAGTGTAAAATATGAATATCAACGGAATTGAAGTTTTCGGAATCCCAGATAGTGTCATAGTTCGTGACAGGATATACTCGATTGAGGAAGTGCATGAAGCAGTCAAAAATGATTTGTTCTCAGATTACATTAAGTGTAAAAGAAACATAAAACGTGTTGAGATTGATGGTGAGGAAGTGAAAGCAAACTCACAGAGACTGCAACTATTCTTCACAAAGGGAATGAAATGTGTGGTGTGTGGTGCAGAAGGAAAATTCTTCATAATGGTAAAAAACAAAAGTAAAAAAGGTACCCCAGACCCACACTATCATCTTGAACTTATCGGTCAGAAACCGGATGGTCAGTATGTCCTTATGACAAAGGACCATATTATACCACGTTCCAAAGGTGGTGAGAACAAGCTTGAAAACTATCAGACCATGTGTGTTATCTGTAATAACGAAAAGGGTGATAAAATGGAAGACATCACACCAGAACAGATTGCACCAAATGTTGTTGCACCAAACATCATATATCCTAGTGTTGAGGAAGTACAAAAACAAATATCAAAAGAAATCGAAGAATTAACTAAATAAAAATGGAAGAGAAAAAAGGTTACAAGATGTACAGCATTGTCTTGAGACAACTTGACGGTCAGAACAAGGGTGTCCAGACAACTCACGGTGTGTGTGAGTATATCAGAAAACATTGGGACGATGAGGACTTGCAACAGTGGATTAACAAAGACAAGACACTAGTTATGTTGTCTGGCGGCACCACCTTTGATATGCACAACATAAAGAAAATCTTCACGGAAAATGGAATCAAATTTGAGACATTCGAAGAGGAAGACCTTGGAGACCTAACTACATCAATTTGTCTACTTGCAGACGAGAAGGTGTGGGACCGTGAAAACTATCCTACGTTTGATATATACAAGTTGAAACGGGTAGGAGAAGGTGTAACAGATGAAGAAATTCTTGAAAAAGATTTCATATCGTTTGTCGGTGGAATAGAGAATGCTGTTAAAAAAGAAGTTCTCAATGGTTTAAGACTCGCTTAGTATGCAAATCAATCTTGGTTTTGAACCCGAAACAAAAGTTGAAATCCACAACTACGACTCAGAAAATCCTCTTTTGAAACCATGTCCGTTTTGTGGAACAACACCAATTTGGCATCTAAGAGGAAACGAATACACGCCGAGCAGGACTATTGTTATCAAATGTCCACATTGTTGTGTCGAAATGAAGATGAGTGGCAGAATGTTTGGTGTACAACAAATAGCAACGAAAATAATGGATAAGTGGAATGAAAGGAAATACAATGGGTAAAATATTCAAAGCAAAAAATGCACGTCTCCGTAAACTCAATTCAAAGAAGAGTCGTCTTCAAAAGTTAATGGATAGAGTTGAGAAGAAGATAGATAAACTTACAGAGTCAATTTACGGTGACAAACTATATGTTGAACATCTGAAATTAAAACATTGTATCGTATGTGCAAACCGTGACCCTAACCGTGATTTTCGAATTCCGGACGGAATTTTATGCACACATCCATCCAACCAAAACGGTAAGGATAAGTTCCGGTGCTATTGCCATACTTGTGAGTTTTGGAAACAAGAGAAACGAGCAAACGAAGAAAATGAATGAAATATTTACAAAAGAGTATTGGGAAAGTCTGAAACATTTCGAAAATGAACACGACATACCAGACATTCCTCTTTGCAGAACCGACGAAGAGAAAGCATTCTACAATGATGTTATAGTACCCAACCTAATCCGTTGTGGTGCCATAGCAAAGAAAGACCTTGAAGTTGGCTCTTGGTATCTTGGTGACACACGGAATACAACCCATGCAAAATGGAACGGCACTGAATTTGAGTATCTTCGTTTCAAGTGGGGTAACTCATTTTTGGACACCATCAATCACTTTGAAGACGATAACGATTATGCAATATTTGTTCCAATTAAAAAAGAAGAATCAGTAACAACAATAATGACATGACATTTTTTATCATATTTTTGGTATTTATAACGGCAATGCTCGCCCTCGACCTCGGAGTCTTCCACAAAAAAGACCATGTGATTGGAATCAAGGAAGCTGCCATTTGGACAGGAATTTGGATTGGAATGGCAATGCTATTCAGTCTTGTCTTGTTGTTCCATGCAGAGTGGATTCATGGAATAACTGACATGGAGAGTCTTTTGAATTATGCAAAGGATGTAGGACTTGAAAAACTTATTCAACCAGGTATGGAGTATTCGGAAGCACTGAAGATATACAGAAAGGAAATCTTCGAGCAGTATATGGCAGGTTATTGGTTGGAGAAATCACTGTCGATTGACAATATATTTGTGATGTTGATGGTGTTCATCAATTTTGGAATAGACAAGATATACTACCACAGAGTCTTGTTTTGGGGTATCTTGGTCGCCATCGTGATGAGATTCATATTTATCTTTTTGCTCGGTACAATTGTTTCTAAATTCTCTATAATACTTGCCATCTTTGGTGTGATACTCATCTTCAGTGGTGTGAAAATGTTTTATAGTAAAGACGATGGTGATGTGAAAACAGAAGACCATCCAATTGTCAAGTTTGCCAACAAATACTTCTGTGTGTCTAAAAAACTTGACGGACACAAGTTTATTACAGAAATCGATGGAATATTACATATAACTCCGTTACTACTCGTCCTACTTGTCATTGAGTTCTCAGACATTGTATTTGCAGTAGATTCGATACCGGCAGCATTTTCTGTAACGAGAGATACGTTTGTCATATATTTCTCCAACATTTTTGCAATCATGGGTCTCCGGTCGTTGTTCTTCTTGTTTAGCGGTGTCAATGACAAATTCTGGATGTTGAAGTATGGTCTTGGGTGTCTGCTCGTGTTTGTCGGAATAAAAATGATAAATCACGAGATATTTGGAATAGAAATTTCAACATTATCTTCACTTTTTGTAATTTTAGGAATACTTTTTGGTTCAATTTTGTTATCTTTAATAGTGAAGAAAAAAGAAACGAAAGTTTAACATTAAAAAATATAGTTTAGTTATGGAATTCAAGAAATATACCTCAATTGAGAATAGTTACAGGGAAGCATACATTGAGAAAGTACGTGAGAGTCTCAACTTCCTTGGTTGTCCAAATATGCTTTTCTCCGTGTCGGAGAAAGTTGATGGGTGCAACACATCAGTAATCACAGATGGTTCTGGACAAATTATAACAGGTAAACGTGGTTCAGTTCTTACTCCAGAAGATAAGTTCTACGGTTTCCAAGATTTCGCCGAAAGTCGTCTCAAAGGTGGTGTCATCGGTATCATGGAACAACTCAAGAAGAATAACATCAAGCAGATACAAGTGTTTGGTGAGTTCTTTGGTGGTGGATATGACGGTTATAAGAGTAATGTTCCGAAGATTCAGAAAGGTATTCAGTATTGTCCAAACCACGAGTTCTATGCATTTGACATTCTCGTGAGTAACAATGAGAAGAATATCTACCTAGGTGTTGATGAGTGTAATCGTCTTTTCGAAGAGTTCGGTTTCTTCTATAATAAGGAACTCTTCCGTGGTACACTTGATGAGTGTCTCGCCTACGACCCAATCTTCATCAGTACCATAGGTGAGCGTCTCGGTTATCCAAGACTTGAGAATAACTATGCAGAGGGTGTTGTAATCAAACCTATCGAGGACATCAGATTCGCCAACGGTGAGAGAATCATCATCAAGAACAAGAACCCGAAGTTCAACGAGTTTGAGAAGAGTGACAAAAAAGAAAAGGTTCAGGTAGTATACTCAAACACTTGCAACGAACTCGTATCGGTGATTGGTCAGTATGTGACTGAGGCACGAATCAACAATGTCGTGTCACACCTCGGTGAGCTTGAGATGCCAAAGCAGATGGGTCTTCTTATTAAAGAGTTCTCAGCAGATACTCTTGAGGAATTTACAAAAGACCATCCAGAGTATAACGACCTTTCATCCAATGAGAAAAAGGTCGTCAATAAAGAACTCAACCATCTAGCTGTAGATATAATCAAACGTAAGTTCTGATGGAGATTAAGGGAAAGGTTCATTGTTTCTTTGAACAATCCGGTACATTTAAAAACGAGTTCATTAAACTCGGAATACCCGCCGAAGACTATGACATTCAGAACAACTTCGGTGAGACCGACCATCAAGATGACTTGTTTAAGGAGATAGAGAATGCCTACGACTACAAACCTTCCATATTCGATAACATAACCAAAGACGACTTGATAGTGGCTTTCTTCCCTTGCATATATTTTTCAGCATTGTCACAGATGTTAATGTATTGGACGTGTGTGAATTACCGGAAGAAAACAATGAAGGAAAAGACAGACTTGATTCTTGAGAGAAGTCACAACAGAGAATACTTCTTCAGTCTTGCTGTAAAGATGCTTGCTGTTGCACAGATGAGGGGTCTGAGACTCATAATGGAGAATCCTTGGAGTGAGCAGACATTCTTAAAAGCAAACTTCGTGATGCCACCCACACTTGTTGATATGGATAGAACCAAACGTGGTGATTTCTTCAAGAAACCTACGGCATACTTTTTCATCAACTGTGAACCTCTTGATGGTGAGACACGACAACAAAGTAAAGTTGTTAAAAATATTCTTTCATCCAAGAGTAGTGGTCAAGCGGGTTTGTGTTCGGAGGACAGAAGTATGATAAGTCACGATTATGCAAGGAACTGGATATGTGACTTTATACTCGGAATAAAACAACCTAATGTCGACCAAAACTATGGTGAGGCATTGTTCTAAAAAATAAGTTATGATAAAGAATGCATTTTGGGAATTTCTTGCCCTATTGGGGTTTTGGATTCCATGTAAGAAACACCTACCAGACAGACGTAGATGGGATTGGGTACTCATTGCACATAGAGAGAAATATGATGGGTTTGTAGGACTTCCATCAATTTCAGAATATTCATGGAAATTAGAGAGATGGATTCTCGATAATGACGACAGATGTGATGAAATCTATATCAACAACCAGTGTGAAGTAACTCATTGGAGAAAACTCCCAAAACCACCAAACTTCAAATGAAAACAGAATATGATAAACTATTTGTGTTAAGAAACATTGATACTGGAAAACTCATTTTCACATATTATGCTTCTTCACAAAAACATAAGGCAATATTTTCATCAAAAAAGAAAGCAGAGGAGGCTTCACTTTGGATTGATGAAAATGTTACAATCGAGGAAATTTTATAAACAATTAAATTTAAAGTTATGTTCGAAAACATTCAAAAAAATTTCAATGGTATGTTCGGTAAGATTGAACCGGGCAAATGTCGTTTAACAATGAACGGTGGTATCGCCGTCAAGTGTGGTAATGGTGAGTACAAGACATACAATGTGAAGAAGGGCACGCTCACCAACGTAACCAACTTCTGTTTCAACGTCGGTGATGAGATGTTCTTCATCATTCCTACCAACAAGGTTGACATCGGAGACATCATCCTTGTCGGTGGTAAACCAAAATGTGTCATCGAGGCTAACAAGAAAACTATCAAGGTCATCGACTATGAGAACTCCGAAATTCGTGAGGTTGTTCCTGAACGCCACATCTTTATGGGAAGTACCTACTTCTACGGTAAGATTGTTTCAATGTTCGGTAACACCTTCAAGAATGGTAAGGGTCTAAAAATGATGATAAAGATGATGATGATGACCCAGATGCTTGGTGGTGGAAACACTAACGGTATGAGTAACTTTGGACAAATGATGGCAATGTCCATGATGATGGATGGTAAAAACACCGGCAACCCATTCGAGGGAATGTTCGACTTCGACCTCGACTTCAACGATGATGACGAAGAGGAAGATGACGAAAAGACTAACAAGATTGACGAAGTAGAAGAGGAGGACTAATCTATGGGTTCAGGAACTTGGTCAACCACAGCATATGCTAGTTATAGTACATCATTGGGTAAAAGTTATGACATCTCTTCGGGAAGAATTATTGGTCAAGAATATACTATGAGTCATCTTGACCCAAATCTTGACCCAAGAAAATTCACCATTCGTGAGTGTGTCAATTCTGACGAACACCCTAATACCATCCCAGTAATCTTGGCACTCGATGTGACAGGAAGTATGGGTAACTCGTGTAAGGAGTGTGCCGAAGCACTCGGAGTAATCATGTCCAACTTATACAAAAAGTATAAGGACATCGAATTTTGTGTGATGGGTATTGGAGACCTCGCCTATGACAATGCACCAATTCAGATGTCTCAGTTCGAGAGTGATGTAAGAATTGCCGAGTGTCTCGACAAAATCTACATGGAACATGGTGGTGGTGGTAATTCTTTCGAAAGTTATACGGCAGCATGGTACATGGGACTAAATCGTACAAAACTCGATGCCAATAATCAAGGTCGTAAAGGTATCATCATCACAATGGGTGACGAGGAACTCAATCCTTATCTACCAAAAAATCAACTTAACGACAAGATTGGTTCCACAGAACAGAGTGATATTGAAACTCCGGAACTCTATTTAAAAGTGATTGAAAAATTCGATGTCTTCCACATCGCTGTCAATGACACTAATAATTCATACATTTACCACAGAAGAGGTATCGAAGACACATTCGGTCATACACTTGGTAATAGACTAAAGGTCTCTACTGTCAATGATTTGTCAAAAACAATTGAAGAATGTATTGATGAATCTATTGAAGGTAGTTCAAATTTAGAGGAAGCCGTTCCTACTCAAAATATGATGATTAATATGATGATTAACGAGAACGGTGAGATTACTTGGTAAAATAACAAACAAATGAAAACAGCAAGAATAGTAGTTGGTTCATGTAATGGTGACGAAGGCAAAGGTACTGTGGTGGCGAAGTACACCAAAGAAAGTGAAAAAGTCCTTAATATCTTAACAAACGGAGGTTCCCAAAGAGGTCATTCCGTGATAACAGATATTGGAGAACACACCTTTCAACACTTCGGTTCCGGAACATATTACGGTGCAACCAACTACTATTCTTCTTTTTTCATATTGAACCCAATGCAATTTGTAAAAGAATGGAACGAGTTGGTTGTTAAACCCGTTGTGACTTATCGTGACGTAAATTGTCGCTGGTCAACACCATTCGATATGATTGCAAACTCTATAATGGAGGAACTGAAAGGTTCCCACGCTTCTTGTAGGATGGGAATATGGAACACAATAATAAGATACAAAGAAACATCAACTATTGGTTTCGACCACTTTTGTGATGATATTCCAGTTCAGATAAGATTTGATTATTTGATGAAAGTCAAGAGTTACTACGAAAAAAAGATAACAATACCAGACAAATGGAAAAAAATATGGAACGACCAAAATTTGGTTTGGCATTTCATCGATGACTGCACATTCATGTTCGAGAACACGATTCCTATTTCAGCAGATAGTGAAAGACTATTTAAATTTGACAACTTTATTTTCGAAAATGGTCAAGGGTTACTTTTAAAAGACACTGGTAAAGATACTTATGATACAACCCCATCAGATACGGGAATAAGTTATTCAAAAATAATAATGAATCAAATTGGATTGACCGAAAAAAATTGCAACACTTTTTTACACTATGTAACAAGACCATACCTTACACGACATGGTGATGGTGAGTTTTCACAATTAAATCGAGCAGTAATTTCAACTGGAATCAAAGAAGACCGGACAAATCATTTTAACGAGGGACAAGGTGAGTTCAAATACTCAAAACTCGATATCGGAGAACTAAAAGAAAGGATTGAAGAAGATTGTGGAGAAGAGAGTTATATTGTTGAACTCACACATTGTGATGAGATGGATAGGGTGGCGGAGTTCAACAAAGTATTTGAAAACATAATAACTTATGACAATCCTAAAATTTAATTTTGTTTTTTTTTTCAAATAAAAATAGTATCTTTTAGAAAAAAATATAATATGGGATGTTTTAACCACAAAGGAAATTTTTCAAACCTGCCTATAACTTATGGTGACAGAATTGTTGTGATTGTCGGTGTAAGACCAACTAAGAAAACAAATATCGGTCAAGAACTTGATGACTTTTCACCTGGTCATTCATTTGTACCAATCTCAGTTCCAATCAGAGGTGAGTACAATGACTATGGTGGTATAGAAAACATTGACAGAACACCGGCAATAGATGAACTCGAAAAGTTCTTCAGTATGGAAACAACAAAACTCGTTGACCTCGCCGAGAGAACGTGTTGTGGTTGTGAAGACCAGATGGAAAATGAGAACGAGATTGCAAAAGAAGTTCTCAAAACCATTTTGGACCACAGCGGTTATACAGATACTGAATTAACTCTGACATACATTATGGAGCACGAGAAAATCTTTGACCATATTGTTTCTATTGCAAACCCCAAGAAGAAAGACAGATATTTCTGGAGAATTCCACACGAGTACATAGAATCTCTCGGTTACAGAGAGAACAAACTTGGTGAAGAAAACAACTACCCAGTCATCAGATGGGAACACGACACATTACCCACATTAAAGGAAAGATGCTATGTGTGGTTGGAAAACGATTTTGGTGATATGACAAAGACCTCCCACACCCTTGCACAACTTTGTGAAAAAATCGGATGTGGTGTTCCAGAGGAATTCGAGGAAACATTTTTCGAAAGTATCTTCAAGAAAGAGTGTGATTTGATGAATTTTGAAAAACGTGAGAAAATGTTATTTAACTACTATCGTTCATTTATTGGGACAACCGGTAAAAACGGTGTATTCACAGAAGAGATGGTTAAAGACTTGATTGAAGACTACAAAAAGAAAACAAAAGAGGAAAAAAGTAAAGAACTTGAGATGTTTGACTTCATCAGACCATCAATAAGTGAAGATAGATATACGTTCAGACGACATTGTTATAGTAATGGTCTATTCCATTACAGAGATGGACTTGGTATGAACAACTGCATCCTTTCACAGTTCGGATTTTATGAAGAACACCTTAAACCTGAGTATATGAAAGAAGTTGTTGAGACAGCAGCTCTACTAGATGGTCTCCATATTCTTGAATTGACTTGGGGTGTCACAAACTACTATCGTCAAGATGTTGATTATGACCAACACATTAACTTCCTTGAGAAGTGTATTGAAGTTATAAAAGAAAAGAAAGCAGAAAAGGAGGAATAATTATGCCGAGAAATATAACAATATTATACGGTCTGCCGGGTAGTGGAAAAACGTTCTATACGAAAAGATTAGAGAACAACTGGACTTCTATTGTGCATATGGACGACTACATTGTTGATGGAAAGTACAAACCAATCAGTGAAGTCTTATCCGGTTTGAAGGGTGTCTTCAAACACGACCTGGTGATAGACTCACTTATCACAACACAAAAAAAACTAGAAGACATCATAAAGGAAACCCACGACTTTTTTGAAAAATGTGGTGGTGCTCGACACGATTTGACTATTGTCTACTGGAACAAAGACAGAGATGCTTGCCGTGAAAACATCATTCGTAGAGCCGATGGAAGAAACGTTTCTGTAACAATCAACAATATTCCATTCGAGGAAGTTGATGAGTGCAGGATAAGAAGATTTGTCTATAATATGGACAAAAATGTGCATCTTTCGTTCAAACACAGATATGTCTTCACTAACGGAAACTGGGATTTCTACTTCCAACCACTGATTGACAAAAGTTGGGACCAAGAGGATAAGTATTATTACAGTGACGACTGGTCTCGTGGAGGTGAGTGGGGAGACTGTTGGGGAAATCATGGTGATATAGAACCGGATGAGCAACCAGAGTTCACCGATTTCGACAAACTTTTGGAGAATGTATGCCCGAACATTTCATTCATCCAATACAAGAGAATTTTCAGTGAGTGTGTTGAAATTGATAATTTCGAGGAAAATGACTACTACGGAGGAACTGAATACAAATCTAGATACAAACTTGACGTAAGAAAGTGCTACGAAATGCTTCGTGAAAAAGACTTAATAGATGAGTGATGAAAATTTATCCAAAAATAGTTGACACGTTTTCATTGGAAGCTATATATAAATGTCCAGAAGTCTTGTTCAACGGTGTCAATTCAGACAAACGTAAAAAGATAGAGTTCTATAACGAAAATGGACATTTTGTTGGTGGGGTAAGCATAATGATTGAAAAGTTTGATTTTTTCTTCACTTCGATGTTTCTTACCAATATCAAAATTCCATTATCCAAATATTGTATGTATATTGAGGCATTTGAAGTGTCAATAAAATTAAAACATCAAGGATACGGTAGATTGATGATAGAGTGTATAGAAAAAACTCTAGAAAAAACTCCAGTAGATTACATTATCTTACAGCATCGTGACGAAGAAGATGACTACGGAATCTCAAAAAAATTTTGGGAACAAATGGGTTACAATCATTCTGATAATGAACATTATATGATAAAAAAACTAAAATAAAAATAACATGGGAACAATTAAAACAAAAATAACACTTGAAAATAAAGATTTGAAACTATTCAATGAATTTGAATTATCCGATGTAGAAGTTTTCATAGAATTTGAAACTTCAGATGGGAAACACTATACAGATAAAGCACTTGCTGAAAAACATCAAAAAGAGCTCGACACGTACAACGACAATTCAAATTCTGTGAAAGATGTTCAAATTTCAAAAGATACCATCAAACAATATTTTTATCAGATGAAATGTGCAGAATGTCCTTTCGGAAAAGAATTTCGAGACATGGAAGAGAGGGTTCGTCGTCATACAACAAGCACTTTTACTCTCTGTTCGATAATCACTTTATAAAAGGAGGTTGAAGTGTTATTTGTAATTATTATAGTATTATTATTAGCGACAACCTTCTACCTATTAAACTTAAAGAAAGAACGACAAAGTTTGGACTGAGATTTTCAAAAACATTGAAAATATTAAGTATATTGGTAGAAAAGGTGACTATAATATATTTGAATTAAAAACTATTAGGTATAATTTGAATATATTATACAAACCAAGTTACATGACTCCGGATTTAAAAGTATTGGATAAAGATACTGGAAAATTTTTAAAAATATCAAAAAATAGTTGGAATATAACACCATATTTAAAATGAGACAGAAACACAATATTCATAGAATTCTTTGCAACTTTGTTGCAGCAAACGGTCCACAAAGATGGAGTGACCTTCATCAGTTGGTCCTTATGATAGCCGGACGTAATCTCAATGAGGAACATTGGGGTATTTCATATCTAGACAACGTGTCTTCAAATTCGGTATTATTCCCGAAGGAACACGACAGTCGCTATCTATTCAAGGGTGATGATGGTCTTTATCACATCTCTAACGAAAACAACACAAATGACTAAAGAAGAAAAACAAGAACTCTATAAACCAAAATGGTATGATTTATTTGAAAACGGAATATACGTCTGTACTTTCGAATCACACTCTGAGGCCAAAAAAGTAAAACATCAGAAGATAAAGGAATCTTATGAGGATTGCTCTGACGATGTGTATGAAATAAAACCACATAAAGAATAATGACAAAATTTTTTACTTCAGAATCTGTTTCATCCGGTCATCCGGACAAGGTTGCTGACCAAATATCGGATGCAATACTTGATGAAATGTTGAAACAAGACAAAAACGCCCACGTGGCTTGTGAAACACTCGTGACAACAGGTCTCGCCATAGTCTCCGGTGAAGTAACTACAACCAGTTATGTCGATATACAGAAAACTGTAAGAGACACAATCATAGACATCGGATATGACAACGGAGACCTCTACTTCGACGGACATTCATGTGCCGTCATAAACACAATACACGAGCAGTCACCAGACATCGCCATGGGTGTAAACAAACCAAACCAAGGTGCCGGAGACCAAGGTATAATGTTCGGATATGCTATCAAGGATGGAATAGAGTATATGCCACTTGAGATAATGTTATCACATAAACTTCTCCAAACAATGGAGATATTGAGACGTAACTATCCAGAAATCGGATTACGCCCAGATGCAAAATCACAAGTCACAATAGAATATGACGATAACAACAAACCTGTAAAAATTGATACAATTATAATCTCCCAACAACATTCTCCTAAACTTTCTATTGAAAGTCTCGGAGAATGGATACAAGAAGCAATTCTTATTGTACGAAGGGATGTACCATCTTTGGTATCAGACCTTTTCGATGATTATAAATTGTATATAAACCCAACCGGTAGATTCGTTATAGGTGGTCCTCATGGTGATACTGGATTAACTGGTCGTAAAATTATCGTCGACACCTATGGTGGTAGATGCCCTCATGGTGGGGGAGCGTTCTCAGGTAAAGACCCATCCAAAGTAGATAGAAGTGCTGCATACTTTTGCAGATATATCGCCAAGAACCTTGTCGCTGCCGGAATTGCAGACGAGGTTACAATCCAAGTGTCGTATGCAATCGGCATAGCACAACCCATCTCAATCTTTGTGAATACCAATGGAACATGTAACATCGGTTTGAGTGATGAAGAGATTGCAGACAGACTTCGTAAGAATTTAGATTTCACACCAAAAGGTATCATCGAGAAACTACAACTTCTCAATCCAATCTATCTTGAGACTGCAAAGTACGGTCACTTCGGAAGAAAAAGTTATGTAAAAAACGGAATAAAATACTTCCCTTGGGAAGACCTAGACCTCATTGAAAAAATGAAAGATATTTTCGAAATCAAATAAATTATGGAAGATGGAATTATAACAGAGATAAGAAAAAGAAATCTTTTACATACAAACATAGACTTGGACGGTTTTTTGTCAACAGCATTAATAACTAAAGCATTTCCGGAAACAAAATATAACGTTGTAGGGTTCAACTCTTCAAACGATAAGATATATTATCTAAAAGACAAAAGTTTAATCAAAATAGACGACTTGATTTATGTCGATTATTATGTGATAAGAAGAAACAACAGACAATTTGTGTGTTTAGACCAACACATAATAGATTTTATTGACATAAACAACGACCCGCTGATGTTTAACCCGAATCGTGACTTCGGCATAACACAAAAAACCTTTACACAAAAATTTCCTTACAGCACATTCATATATCTCCTATATTCTTTCGAAAAGAACAACATTGTGTTTAATGACATAGACTTGAACTGTGTTATAAAAAATGAAATGACACTTCTGGACTTAATATATCGTGGTGATGGTATATTGAGATGTTTCAATATGTATATGTCTAATGCAATCGATTGGATTGAGAGGATGAAAAAAGACTTGCCTGAAAATTCACTATGTAAAAAAATATTCGACATGTTGTATATCAACGGAACAAATTTGATTGATGTCGAAACAAGATTTGCAAACATAGAAAGCACATTGAAAGACAATTACTCAACAACGACTACACACAATGAAGGATATGTTGCAATAAACAACGGAATGTTTTCTCTGATGAGTGACATTTATAAAGTATTCAATATTCAAATAAATTTTGGAAAAAAAAGTGAATACAAGCAAGAGATTATCTTACCATACACTTGTAGTGAAAAAAGATATTTCAATAGAATAATAAATGATGACAAAATAATTAATTTTGTCTTCACAAATTATGAAAGACTTAACTTCCAAACAACGAAACAAAACAAAGAATATTTCGAAAAAACATACGGGAGAAATATAAAATTGAGAAAATAATTTTTTTTCAAAAAAAAATAATAGTATCTTTGAAAAAAAAAGATATGAGTACAGTACAGTTTAGATGGAAAGATTATGAAAATAACACCAGAATTGTCGGTCAGTTTGAAACCGATTGGGTATTTAAAAAAGGCGAACTCTTCAACTTTTGGGGTGGTCTTAATGAGGTAGTAGATATACGTGTTGATTTTGAGCTTGACCAAAACAAACTCGAAGCTATACAAATAGTCACAGTCATTCCTTATTGGACTCAAAACGAACTAAATTTGACTCCTGAGTTAATTTGGAAAGATTCAGCAATCATAAAATGAAAAACATTAAAAGAAGACATAAGAAAACCTCATATCTACATAGAGTGTGGCGGAGTGAGATTGTGGATATAATGGATGCTTCCAACATTTCAAGGATGCACCTAGGTCTCGACCCACTTCCATATCTATGGTACAAGAAAACCGTTCAGTTGGGAAGAGCCGGTATGATGAAGTTTCTCGACGAAGAAAAGGCTGGGGTCATTCTTGCCTATCTTAATGCAACGAGAAAACAACGCCGAGAAACACCAATGTTTCACAAATGTTATATGACTATTCTCAGTATTCTGAGACTAAAGTTGAAAAATGAAAAATTACTAGAAAAAGTAAAAAATATATAATGAAACAATTAAGTGCCGGATTTCTTATAAAGACACCGATTGGATATCTCCAATGTCACCCTACGGCAAAACCAATAGAAAATGGTTTTTGGGATATTCCAAAAGGTCATGTAGAAGATGGTGAAGACCCGTTTGAGACAGCATGTCGTGAATTGAAAGAAGAGACTGGTCTGGAGTATAAAGACTTGAATGTTAAATTCTTTAAAGATTGTGGAAGACAAAAGTACAATCAGAATAAAGACCTCCACATCTTCTATATAGAACTTGAAGATACACCTGACTTAAAGAAGATGAAATGTACATCAACATTCGTCGACAACTACGGAAACACCTTGACCGAAATGGATGGATTCACATACGGACTAACCTTGGACAGGTACTTTCCAAATATGAGAAAGACACTCAAAAATATTTTAATTAATCAAATACAATAAGACAATGACATTTGAAGATATAAGAAATAGAGGACTTCTTCTCTTTGAATATGTGAGAGGAAGTCAACTATATAATACAAATCTTAAAGATGGAAGTGAAGATATAGATACTGGTGGTGTTTATATCATGGACAACAATTTCGATTTTGATTTCGAAGATGAAGTCTCCGATGAGAAGAACGACAACAAATGGTGGGAACTCGGAAAATTCATGAAACTTGCCATGAACGCCAACCCAGCAGTACTTGAGGCATTTTTCGTCCCAGATGATAAAATTCTATATGAGCATCCGTTATTCAAGGAACTTATCAGAAGTAAAGGTTCCAAATTTTTGACGAAGAAGTGTTTCAAACCATTCGGTGAATACGCTTCATCTCAGATAAGGAAAGCTCGTGGACAGGAAAAAAAAATCCATTGGGATATGGAGAACATGGAGAGAAAGACTCCACTCGATTTTTGTTTCACCTTTGATGGTCGTCAAGGAAGTATAAATATCCAAGATTGGCTCAAAAGAAACGGTCTTCGTCAAGATTGCTGTGGTCTTACAAACCTCACGAACATGAAAGACTGTTACTTGATGTACTATGACTTCGGTCAGCATCTAAGACTAACCAATTCCGATATGGGTGATGAGATAAACAAGCAAACCAGTTTTGGTAAATCTGCAGTTTCTCATTTTATGGATAGGTTTCAAAAACAGACCGAATACATTGACATAGTCGACTATGTCGTAAAGATGACAGAAAAACCTTTCGGAGGTCATTGTGGAATCATCAACAACGACGGAACGTCGAACACCGTCAGACTTTGTTCAACACAAAAAGAAGAAGAACCAATCTGCATGATGACATACAATGCCGACGGATACGGCACACACTGTCGGAAGTACAAAGAGTATGAGGAGTGGAAGAAGAAACGTAACAAGGCACGTTACGAATCTAATATGGCTGCCGAAAAACAAGAAGACCCAGAATACAAGTACGATGTCAAGAATATGTACCATTGTTTTCGAAATGTGGCAATGTGCATTGAGATAGCACAAGGTAAGGGACTCTTACTCGACAGGACCGACATAGACCGTGACTTCCTACTCGATGTCCGGAGACGTAAATTTAAGTATTCTGAACTTGACTCACATCTATCGGACATGGTGAAAAGGATGGAGACCGAATGTAAAAATTCTACCATCAGTGATTCTGTCGATGAAAATTGGGTAAAAAATATCACAAAATATTTTCGAAACATCTTTTTCAAGAGAAAGAGGGTGGAAGATATTGAAAAGTCAAAGAACAACTTCTATGACTCACAAAAAAGAAATGCAGACTTCATGTTGAAAAATCTTACATTCTTTATCCAAAGATTTAAAATATCTCCGGAAAACGTGATGGTCACTGGAAGTATCGCCCTCTTGAAACAAGGACTTCTTCCAGTTGGAAGATTTATTCACGACATCGATATTGTAATAAAAGGTGACGAAGAACTTGAAAATAAACTAAGTGTGTTTACTGAGATGTATGGTGGAACTGAAAAATTCAAGTTTTCTCAAGAACCCGAGAAAAAAATTCCACACGTCAAGCACAAACCCTATATATTCCCATATAACAATATCGAGTTTAACATATGGGTGCAAGAACCTAATTCAGAATTTGACAGTGAATTGAAATGTTCTGAAGGTTTCCACATCGCCAATGTAAAACACATCTTCGATGCCAAGAAGTCATACGGTCGTCTAAAAGATGTAAACGATTTGATTGAAACTACCAATATTATTATCGGTGACTCTAATTCGTATGAGAAACGATTTGACGAAAACGGAACATATTAATTGCTGTAAACTTTTATTTTAAACCCTCGTCGTGGAAAGGTTTCAAACGTCAATGTCATCAAGGATTGTGGAGGATATTGGGAGAATTTCAAAAAGATTATAGAGTCAATTCCAAAGTGGAATCCTGGTTCGGTGGAAGAAAAACCAGTAAAATGTTTTGTCGGTTTATCAATCACTTTAAACATAAAATAAAATGAAAAAGATTTTTTTAATATCAATGCTTATATCCATCCTTTGTGTGTCATGTATGGCAAAGGAGGAATACCTAGATAACATAAAGCGTGAAAGTATAATCAACTTTCTAGACGAGTACAGACATGAATGCAAATACGAACAAGGCAACATAGACTGGTACAAATCAGAAGACAGGTGGAGAGAATTGCAGCACCAGTTTGCAGACACTATGACAAAGAGCATATCATTCGCCAAGAATGCCGGATTCAAAATATCAAAGGTGGATTATGAAAAACGACCGTCAGTGTTGATGTGCAGAACCATCGCCAACTATGTCTCATCCGATGAAAGCGGTGAGTTTGGAGAGTTTCGTAAATACTTGATTGTCACATCATATAATATTGAAAGTGATGTAAATATAAAAATTGGATACTCATTGGTAACTCCAGTTCCGTCTTCTGTGATAGATAAGGATTATCCTTACTTGGAGGATGCAGACACGTGCATAGAACTATCTTCGTCAAAGTTTGAGAAGATAAAAATGTATAAGAGTGACTTGTACTATCTCGGTGAGTTTTTCATCTACAAGAAAAACAGGTTTAAAACGGATATGGAAGAAAAGATGAGCAAGAGTGATTCTATTGAGATGGAATATACAAGTCCGTCAGACTCTATGGTTGTTGAAAAAGATTCTTCGTTTTTTTCGAAAGACGAAATCTGTCAGAACCCAGACAAGTATCCAACATTTATCGGAGGGACGGTTGCATTAAAAAAGTTTATCAAGTCTAATCTAGAATATCCACCACTTGCAAGACAATATAACATATCCGGTGAGGTCATAGTCTCTGTAATAGTAGAAAAGGATGGAACAATTTCTGGTACCAAGGTATTGCAAGACATCGGGGCCGGATGTGGTGATGCAGCAAAACAAGTAATCAATTTAATGCCCAAGTGGAATCCTGGAACCAAAAATGGAAAACCCGTTAGATGTTTGAAAAAAATCTCTGTTATTTTCGAAAATTGAAAACATGAGAAGGTATAAGCCAAGTAAAACAGTTAAACTCTATCACTTATCTTCTTTTAAGTTGGATGATAACACAGTATTTTATCCACGTGTTCCAGACAATACTATCGATGGTGAAGATTTAAAGACAAAAAGAGTCTGTGTGTCAACTTCTGTCACCGGTTGTTTCAAAGCCCTATCATATTATGGGTCTGGTTCAAGTGCAACGGCTTGGTTGTACAAACCAATTCAACACGGAAGAAAAAAGATTTCTGAATATATATTCAAACCGACAGAAGACGAGGTTCCAGATGTGAAATATACGAAAGAGAAATGGATTACGTGCCCAGTTAAGATGAAATGTCTAGGATACGCCACCATCAGACCACAAGATAATAAAAAAGATAAAGTCGAAATATTCTACGACAACAATGAATAAAAACACCCAAAATTCTAAAAAATCCTTTGTAAAAATCTAATTTTGCAAGGGATTTTTTTATTCTTACTAAAATTTTTTTCATTTTTTTATTTCATAAAATCAAGCAGTTACGAAAAAAAATAATTTTTTTTCAAAAAAAAGTTTGGTAATTCAAAAAAAGTTCGTATCTTTGCATCAGAAATTAAAAAGATAAAAACATGAATTTATTAAGAATCATAATAAACATCATCAAGGCTCTCAAAAGAGAGGGAAAGAAACTTGAAGTACAGACAATCATCTATATGCCTGGTGAACATCTTCCCTACGACCCAGAGACTATAATTGATGTAGAATGTGAAATAATATAAAGTCGAACTTTTAAATTATTAAAGAAATGAAAAAGGTTAATTTAAACAACTCCCACCTTAACAACACCTCATCATACGAACAGATGGGAGACATATATAACACCTATATCAGCGGTATCCGTAAATATCCAGCCTTCACTCGTGAAGAAGAGATTAAGGCAGTAGAACTTGCCAAGGAAAGCAAGGTTGGTTTTGACAACTTTGTCAACCATAACCTCCTTTTGGTCGTGAAGTCGGCACGGCACTTCATGCACCTCGGTCTCGAACTGGACGACCTTATCCAGAATGGGAACATGGGTCTTCTCGAAGCGGCTCGTGCATACGTAGACCACGAAGACTACTACAAGAGGAACCGTTTCAACACCTATGCCGTGTGGTACATCCGTAAGGCTATCGTCGACGCCATCGAGACAGAGGGTCATTTGGTTCGTAGGAGTCACGATGTAACCATTGCAGCAAACAAGGTGAAGAAGACCATCGATAGACTAAATGGTGATACTTTCGGACTCTCAACCGAAGACATCGCCAATATGGCTGGCCTTACACCAGAAATGGTTGCAACCGTGTTTGCAACAGAGACTAGCATCCTATCTATGAGCACCTCCATTAGTTTTGATGGGAACAATAATACAAACGAATCAACTATCTCCGACACAATCGACGGTGGTGACAGAGCAGACAAGATTCTTGTCGAGGAAGACAAGAAAAAAGAGATTGAGCTCTATCTCTCGGTACTCACGAAAAGTGAGAGAAAGATAGTCTGCATGAAATTCGGAATCGGAGAGGAATATGAGAAGAACGACAAGGATATTGCCAAAGACCTCAAAACAACTATTTACACAGTGAATAGATTGTACAATTCAGCCATGGAAAAACTCCGTGAAGCAGCAGCAAGTAAATAAGTTACTAACAATATAAAACTTTCGAAAAAAATGAAACAACTTGAAATTCTAAGAAGAAATCTCGGTGATACAAAAGAAACCCGTGTTGGTCTTACAACTGAAGAAAATGAAGAAAACGCCATCAATGACATCATTGGTTTGATGGAAGCAGATGGATACGAGCAAGGTGATGCAACCCCCGCCGAAATGGAACAATGGGACAAGGAGTTCCGTGACTGGGTGGTGATGTGTGACCCAGAATTCGACGATGACAGGATTCTAGTCTATGTGAAACGATAAAAAAAATATTCCTATGGAAATCCAAACTTGCAGAGCAAAATCTAAAAGAACAGGTAGGTGGTTTTATGGTTATCTCATCGAACTATGGACTCCGATTGGTGAAGAGCAAAGATACGCCATCGACCAGTGTTCGGAGTATGACTTCGAGGGTAACTCCACATCGGTTGAGGAGATTGACATTCACACACTCGAATACAAGACACCATACAAAGCGTGTGTCAAAGACGACAAAGGTGTAACATGTCACGGTCACGAAATCTATGACGGAGACATACTCGGACTACTTCAGGATGACGGAAGTATCACAGAATATGGAAACGTCTTCTACGAAGAACCAGGTGGTTGGTTTGTCGGCAGCAGATTCGACACTCTTGATGAATTTCTTTTCGAAAACCACGACAGAGTGTTTATCATCGGAAACATAAAGAATAAAAAAACTTGGTAATTATATTAAAAATAAGGATATGGTTTTAGGCAGATTAATAGAGCTTTATCAAGCCGAACAAAAAGGTAAGCAGATAATGATGAGAGTTTATCATTCCAGTTATCTTTCATCTTATGAAAATATACAAGAAGTTAAAATAACTGAATGTGAATTGAAAGATTTAGTTCTTGATGAACAAGAAGATACTTCTTATACTTTCTTCATTAAAGATGAAGAAGATGAATATGGAAATAAATTGGTATGAGGGATTCGAGACCAAGGAAGAAACCATCGACAAACTCTAAAACCTAAAAAAGTAAAAGAATGAGTAAAGAGTTTTTTATCAGGTGCTATGTCCGTGATGCACTCAACGGGCATTCAGACACTGGACTACTCAAATTCATAGAAGGATTTATTGAGGCGGGATGGAGTTTCATAAAATTCAAAAAAAAAAGTAAAATAAAAATAGTATCTTTTAAATATAAACATTAAAATATAATATATGGAAAAAAATTTTCAGACAGACAAAAATATAAGACCTAAAATCAGCGTACCAGATGGGTGTGAACTTTTCTTCAACGAAACCACAGGGCACTGGGCTCTACGTAACTGTCCAGGTTTTTCTGCAAAGTATCTGAAGAAAAATTCGTTTGTTCCTTACTCAACATCGAAGGAAGTTGCATTCGAACCGCTTTTTGAAGATGATGTTGATACAACAAAAACAAGAAAGACAAAAAAGACAAAAAAGAATAACAAAAATATGGCAAAGGCCAAAAGGGAGAAGAATGATGACTTCTACACTACAATGGATGACATTTCGAAAGAAATGAATCATTACAAAAAATTCTTCAAAGGAAAAATAGTATATTGTCCTTGTGACAAGGTTTGCAACGAAGGGCGTAGTGAGTTCGTAAATTATTTCACTAAGTTGTTCCACACACTTGGTTTGAAAAAGGTCATCTTCACACAATACAACCCACACGGTGTCGGTTACAAGGCCGAATGGGACTTGGAGAAATGTGGTTACAAATGGGAGTACAACGGTGAGTATGAGGATAACAGATTCATCGACGAAAGTGAGATTGACTTTTACCCATTGAAGGGTAACGGTTCATTCGACAGTCGTGAGTGTCGTGAGATTATGAAAGAGTGTGACATTGTTATTACAAACCCTCCGTTCAGCCGCTTCCGTGACTTCATTGAACAACTTATCACGATGGGTAAGAAGTTCATTGTAATCGGTCCAGAGAACGCTATCACATACAAGGAGTTTTTTCCACTGATAAAGGACAACAAGGTTTGGTTGGGTTTTTCAAGACCTTCAATATTCAGAATACCTGTCGAGGATATTGATGAAAACAATAAAAACCAGTTTATTGAAGATGGTGTTGTTTACCAAAGATTCGGAAACATTGTTTGGTACACAAACCTTGAACACGAAAAGAGAATCGAAAAGATTCCATTGTATAAGAAATACAACCCAGATGACTACCCAACTTATGACAACTACAAAGCAATAGACGCTGGTTCGGTAAAGAACATTCCGGCCGATTATGACGGTGTTATCGGCGTTCCCATCACATATCTGGAACACTATAACCCAAACCAATTTGAGATAATCAAATTCCGTAAAGGTAATGATGATAAGGACTTGTCAATAAATGGAAAATGTCCATATTTCAGAATTCTTATCCGTAAAGTGTCCGAATTGCCAAACTTATAAAAATTTTAGATATGAAAAATAAAAATTGAGAAAATCGAAGAAAAAAAATAATTTTTTTAGAGTTTCGAAAAATAATAGTATCTTTTAAACGAAAGGAAATACAAATGAAAATAAAGGTTCAAATATTCAAAGCACAGCGTTGGAATAACGAATGGATAGAGGGTCAGCTCATCATCGTACAAGGAACACCTTGCATCATCCCGCTTGACAACCATCTTCCTGGTCTCCCTTTCGACAATTGTCTCCAATGGGACGGACACCACCTGCAGCAAGATGTCGACGCCCCACTCTGGGTGAAGAGTCAAAGTGTGACTTTCGTGAGGGAAGAAGAAATCGAAGTCGATAACATCGGATAAGAAACAATGGGTAGTGTAAAGAATCACACAGCAACTCTTTCGAAAATTAAAAAGTTTAAGGAAAAGATGAACCATAGATTCTTGTAAAAACCCAAAACCAAAAAGCAATATGAATTTCACAGAAGCAATAAAATGTCTCTTGGAAGGCAAGCGTGTCCGGTCAGTCTTGTGGCACAAATCCTACTTCATAGAACTCGAAGAAGACGACTCGGAAAAGAAGTATATCGTGGAAACGTCAAATGACACAGAAAGGGGAATTCGGTTTCCAAGCACACGTGTGGAATACTACGAACAATTCTTCTCCTTTAAAGACGTGACAAACGAATGGGAACTATATGATGGAGAAATTATGCCTCTGTACAACTACGAAATCTTAAACAACAAATAAAAACATTTAAAAACACAAAAAATGAAGAAAGTTCTTTTCACAATCATCGCCGTATTTGTGATGGCAGCAGCAGCAAATGCTCAAAGTATTCAGTGGCATCAGTCCTATGACGGAAATCAGAAGTTCGTCGCCGACTTTTTCAAGTCAGACAGCAACTTCAACGTGTATTCGTACAATGAGTTCACAGTGACCAACAACCAGGCCGTGGGTTACGGCATCCTCTACGGAGAATACAGAATCGCCGGTTCCCACATCCTCGGACATTTGGAGACCAGATTCCGGACATCAGATTTTCCCTACTTCAAGGTACCTACCGCCATGTACTGGCCCGACCACAATATGATTAACGCCGGTTTTGCATACGAACTTCTGTTGGGTAACTTCTGTTTCAACCTAACTCCAATGTACCGATACGATTTCGGCAGTGGAAGCAACTGGCAGTTCAGTATCAATAGCAGTGCAGATTTCGAAAAGTTCTACTATGAGGGTTATCTCGACACGTGGGGACTCGATTCATTCAACCTTTGTACCGAGCAGAAGGTGTATTACAAAATTACTCCGATGGTACATGTTGGTGTGAACCTTATGCTCTTCAACGTCAATGGTAACGACCCCAAGTTATCCTTACATGGAGACGGGAATTGGAACTTCCAACCTTGGCTCGTTGCACGACTCGCTTTCTAACTTGTCTAACAATTAAAAAAAGAAAGTAAAATGGCATCAATAGGAGAAAAAATCAAAAGAGCTCTCATCAAGGAAGACCCACAAGTTTCGAAAGAGGTTGTCCAAGACACTACAAATGTAGGCACTCAGATTCCTGTTAGTTCAATGGGTTCAATCTCATCGTCATTCGCCCCTACATCGACAATCGAACAGAGTACCAGTTCCCCGACAGCAGTGGCAGACAAGAACATCATTGACCGAATTTGGAATGCAATCGTCGCTCAGAACCGGCCAGGTCCCGACTATCTCGAACTCAAGACGACCCTGCAAAGTTTAGACAGTCTCCCAATCACCTTGGAGCAGAAGATTTCAGCAGCCTTCAATGTGTTGAAAGGACAATACCCGAACTTCGATAAGAACGCCATTCTTCAGGCAATCGACTTCTACCTTGGTGTGGTGGAGACCGAGAAACAGACAGGACTCGGTGAGTTGGACAAATTGGAGCACGAAAAAGTTTCCAGTGTGGAGACAGAAATAACAGAGATGCAAACCCGTGCCCAGCAGATGAAGGCAGAATATGATGCCCTCATGGAACAAATCGGTGAGAAGAATATGGCAATGCAAGCAGCAAAGGTTGAAATCAACAACAACCGAATGATGTTCAACGCCTCCATCCAGTCTGTATTGGATGTTCTGAACACCGACCGTCAAAAAATAGAATCATTAACAATCTAATCAACAAGAAAGGAAAAAATATGGACAACAATGTAGCCATTCAACCAAAAGACAAATTCAAAGAATTGTGGAAAAGACCCGGTGGTGGGTTTGCAAAACTGACCGGTATCTTGGCCATACTAGGAATCGGATATGCATTCTTCAAGTTTGCACTCCCGTTCCTCGTGGCAGCGACAGCAAATCTACTATTGTTCGTCGCCGAACTTGCCGCCCTTGCCGCCATCGTCTATATCGTGACCAACAAGAAAACTCGGAGACTTATCAGTCTGTTGTGGTTACAACTGATGAGAAAAGCCTACGGACTGGTCGTCAATATTGACCCAATCGCCATCCTTGAAAACGGTATCCGAGAGATGAGGGAGAAACTCCAAATCATCGACAAGAATGTGACGAATCTCGGCAGCATCCTTGTAAGAATGAAACGGAAGTTGAAAGAATATGAGGAGAATTTCGAAAACAACGTCCGTAAGAAAACCGCCATTGAAAACAAACTCAGGAACACTACCGACCAGAGTGAGAGAACAAAACTCATGGCTCAACTCCAATTAACTTCCAACGAGATTGTTCGAGGAAAGAAGCAAATCGAGAACCAACGTGCAAGAATACAGACTTCGGAGAAATATCTGAAAGTGATGCAGAAACTCCAAATTGCTGTTGGATATAAAGTGCAAGATGCTCAGAACGAACATGACTTCAGAGTAGAGGAGTATGAGCAGGCAGTCGCCCAGAGCACGGCAATGAAAAACATCAACTCCATCATGCACGGTATTCTTACTTCCTCTATGGAACAGGAACTCGCCATGAAGACTGTGAACGATACCATCAATCAGTCAATTGCCGAAATCAACAGACTCATCGACGGAAGTAACGACATCCTTACAAATTTTGAAATCAACTCCGACATCAACTTGGACAAGGCAAATGAAATAATGGCTGAGTTTGAGAAGAATGGGTTTGGAATCTTTGACAAACCCGTTGAAGATACCGGTAACATCAGTTTCTCTCATAAGGCAATTGGTTCCGGTATTCAAACCGAGACGATAGAGTTTTCTGAGATTGCAACTCCAGAACCTATTCCAGACTCCACATCAGGAGAAACACCCAAGTCTTCATATTTCGGAGGTTGATTATGACAAAAGAAGAGCTTGAGTTTCTGAAAACCCTACAGAAGGAACTCAGAGAACAAGACACAGAAGGTACTGCCACCCCCCGATTCTGGGGAATAATGGAATCGGGGGAGCGACTCACCGAAGAAGGTTATGGGGATTTTGTCAAGATTATAGATTCGACACAAGATAACAAGGTTTTCGACTCAATTGAGGATTATGTCGAATACATCGAAGAGAATCTCCTACCAGACCAAACATCCGACATATGTATCAAGTGGAAACACATCAATAAAGTATTCGAAGAGGATGTACTCGGATTTGCACGACAGTACCTAAATAGAATCGTCGATACCCACGAGTACGAATCTTATGAAAAACTATCAGACAAGACAGGTTGCTTCCTGACTAAACGAGCAGCCGAACAACATATCAAGTTAAACTATTACCATTATTCAAGACCAAGAGCATACTGTATGAACGCTTGGAGAAATCCCGAGTTTGAAAAATTCATGAAGATTTTCGAAAACCTAGATTTGGATACACTCGAAAAAACATAAGTAAATGAAAGAAAAGATAAAAGAAGCAGTATCTCTATATAGAAAAGAAAATAAAGTTGTGGAAAATGGTTCTGCTATCATGCTTCAACGTCTCCCAACTGAAGACATTGAAGCAAACAAAAAGAAAGCAAGGGAAATGCTTGACCAAATTCCGAAAGAAATACTGATACAATATATACTTGAAAACGTAGGTTGATGTCTACATACTTGTTTTCCTTTTTTTCGAAAATCAGATAACTCCCTCTTACTGAGACGAGTTGTCTGATTCTTTTTAAAGGTGTCTATTTTTTTTAAAAACAGGTTTCTTTTTTATTATTTTGCAAAGGATTTTATATAGTGATTGAAAAAAAAATCATTTTTTACTTTCACTAAACTAAGCAGTTACGAAAAAAATTAAATTTTTTTGAAAAAAAAGTTTGGTAATTCAAAAAAAGTTCGTATCTTTGCATCAGAAATTAAAAAGGAAACAAAATGAAAATAATTGGAAAAGAAGAAATTGACACTATTCAATGGGCAGCAACTTCCCTTGAATCATTTATAGAGTTTTTTAAGAGTGTGAATTTAGAAACAGATGATGTATCTAAAAAAATAAATGTTCTTAAAAACATAGTCTCACGTCCAGACTATAATGTGACCAACCATGACGAACTTATGATGACTATAGGAAGGGAGAGTGTCAACCCCAACTATAAATTCTGTGTGCTGTCTGAGTCATTAATGGACACGCTTTATCTCACGGACGATTATGAAGCCGCCCTGAGGAAAGCAAAGACACTTTCACTTCTCAGTGACCATATGTTCTCGGTCTTTTCAATAAAGAATACTGAAGAAGGATACAAGACATTCTACGAAATTCAGTATGACGGAGGCAAACCGGTAGAGCCTAGTTTATATATGTTCCTCCACTACGACTACTTGTCAAGGGTCGTGAAAAGTATTGTCAAACTTTAAATTTCATGAGCCATGTATGTAGACACAATGACACTCAATGAAATCAAGAATCTGATTATTTCAGAAATGGACTATGTTCATAGAAAGATTATCTCTGTTATTTCGGATTCTAAGTACAGAAAGGCTTGCCTTAGAATGACAGATGACAACCTTCGTTATTTCAACAGGGTTGATTTCACAAGCAAGAACTCTGGTATTGAGTATCATCTGATAATCTCCACATACGGAAAGCGTGACTATTTGAAGAATGGATTAAAAACTCTCACCTTTTCAACATTTAGAAGAAACAACAGAGTATGGGTCTGCTCACTCTACAATAAAGGTGACAAATTCTTGTTCATCACCCCACACTTTTTTGACAGATATATGGAAAGACTTGGACAGTGTGAGTCTGATAACCGTATAAGTCTGATAACCAATTTCTTCACTAAGAACAGAATACTTTCCAGTATTAACTATCAGTGTCCTAACCACGAGAACAGTATATTCTGGAGTATGGATGACGGAGTTGGATTTGGAACACGAGAGAAAGAATACAGAGTTCTTACCACATTTGTCAGGAAAGATATGGTTTTCGAAAACCAAATTGAGTATCTCATGTCCGGAGAAAGACATATAACAGAAAGAAAACTAACTGAAAAATATATATAAAATGGATTATACAGATTTATCATCAGAACACATTAACGGTCATATCGACCGAATCATCGATGTGGCAGAGTCTATCGAACCAGGTAAGGTAACCGTCTTAACTGGAAGCAACTCGTCAGGCAAATCTGTCGTCAGAAAACTTCTCGGATTAAGAATGATGGAAAAACTTGGACTCGACAATAGTCCGGTCGCCACCATATCGATGGAGAAAAGAACCAATGGATGCAGTTCACTGATGGGAACCGGACTCGACAACATAATGTCAGACCTCCCCTGGGATAGTACTTCTAACGCTTCTGTGCATAATGTAATAAGTATGATGAACAGTCTCGTCATCAAGGAAGACAAAAGAAGTCGTGACGGAAAACAGAGACTTAACTGCCTCATGGACTTTTTCGAAAATAAGTTCCCAGGCAGCAACGGCAATTATTGGAAGGACTTCAGCAAGCCCGCCCAGAGGTTTTTCAAGGGAAGAAACTGCCTCACATTCTATTTCCTCCGTGAGAACTGTTCGGACGAGAAAGTAAGAAGAGCTTTCCTCAACGTGAACTTCACCGGAGTTCCGATGAGCAAGGAACACATAGAGTTTGTCAAATCAATCAACATCTGATACCATGTACAAATTTGTCAAGATAAAAAGAAAAGGTTCAGATGATGGTCACTGGTATTTCAAACCGGATTCTGAGGAGCAGGTTGTAGAGCACTTCAAGAAAATATTCGGTGCAGAGATTCGTGACGGTGTAAGAGACCATGTGGAAAACAGTCATCTGATTAAAGACAAATCTAACCCAGAAGGATACAGTGTGTACACGGAACATCCAATCACTCCTTGGGCAAAGGCGGTCGAACCAATAATGCATATTTTCAGATGTTCCTGGATTGAAGCGGCGATACGTCTTGAGAACGATACCATCAACAGCAGGGTAAGGGACTTCCACAAATACAGTGGTGAAATATATCTTGACAACGGTGTTGTTGAAACCATGATGGTTGATGGTGATGAGATTGTCGACGAGGTTGTCAAGGACAGTCTTGAGTTTCCCATAGAGGAGCAATACCGTCTAGAAGAGGTACGGTATATGCAGTGGGGGAAGATGGACTACTTGGCGTTAGGACTTCCAGAGAGTTGCAAGAACTATGGTGGAAACCATTGGTATGCCAAGATAGGTAAGCTAGACATCAAGGATAAGGATGGCAATATGAAGTGGAACACCAAGTCTGATGCAGAGGCTGCCGCCAAGTGGTTCATTGATAACAAAATCAGTAATAATCGTTATAACAATTAATAAAATGGAATACAGAGGACAACACATTGATGACACAAAAGATGTCAAAAGATACGAGAGGTTGGATAAGTTCACCTACGACTACTCCAATGGAATCGAACTCGGAATCGAGGAACTCGATGAGTTGAAGGAAATTATCAGAAAGAAAGAATCCGAACTCAAGGAGAAAGGTGTCCGGTTCAGTGACGTTAAGATAGAGATGTTAGGTATTGATGCACAATATAACCCGAATGGTGCAGACCAAGACTCCGAATTCATCACCGACATCTCTTGGATGGAGGAAGAGAATGAAGAGGAAAAGGAGAAACGAATCCGGTGGGAAAAGGAACGAATCGATATGGTCATTGAAGACCGGATTGCCAGTGAAGCAAGGGTTGAACGAATCAGACGTGAAGCACTTGTAGCAGCAGTGAAGACCATCGAGGAGAATGGTGGAACCGTAAAAAATTTGAAAATATGACAAACGAAGAAATCAAGCGGCGTTTCGAAAACGTCAAGAAAGCACACGACGAACTGAAGGAGAGTCCCTACTGGATTAACTTCGACAATCGGTTTCTTCCGGATGTGTTGAAAAAGTTCGGTGAGATTTCCCGTAACTACTGGGGGATTGCAGATGTGACCAACCCGTATTATGCAATCATCAGATGTGTGACTCACGACTTCAACTGTATGCTCGGGAACATCTCCAACTCCATCATACTTGGTGAGTTCAATAACCGGTGGAAGGAACATATGGGAGATGTCATTATGGTCCTCCAAATTTATCTGATGAACATCCACCGAATCATCGACCACAATGACTACGAAGGTGCTGTCGTCGGATACACCTACACGAGAAGCGGTGGTATCAAGAAATTCCAAGCGTTTAAAAAGGATGACGGAACATACGTTGTCTATAACGTTATATCGAAGAATGAACTTCCAAACGTCAGGAAAACAATCGAAAAGTACATCAATCTGCACGACTGCCCTAGTAAAAAATGGGCACAAGATGCAATGAAAGACATCGAAGAGGGACACGACGTGATTGGCGAAACATGGATATTAAAAGTAGAATAGTAAAAAATTTGAATATTTAAAAGGATTGTTAAAATGGAATACAGAGGATATGATATCGACGATAAAATAGATGTCTGGAAGAGCAGTCGTCTTCCGAAATATTGTTGTGACGGTTTAAATACAATCTCTCTAACGAGTGAAGACTTGAAAGAATTGTTGGAAGCAATCGAGAATAAAGAGAAAGAACTGAAGTCCATTGGATTCCATCCAGACGATATTTACGTCACAATTGAGATGACGGGATACGACGAACAATATAACCCAAATGGTGCAGACTGGGAAGCTTCATTTGAAACAGAGATTTCATGGTCTGAACCAGAATCGGACGAAGAATCTAAAAAAAGAATCGAGAAGATTAAGAGTCGTATTGACCAAGGTATCGAAATCGAAAGGAAGAAAAAAGAGAATGAAGAGAGAAAGAAAAAAGAAGCTCTAGAACAGGCAATACAACTTGTAAAGAAATCAGGTTTTACAGTAAAATGAAAACAAGAGAAGAAAGACTCAGTATTCTGAGAACCGAGCATGATGCCATAAAGGAGCATCCATTCTGGATTACAATGGATGACTCATTGTTCAAAGACCTTATTGGACATTATAGAACAATTGTGAACAATATATGGAATTCATCAGACGAATCGAATCCTTATTATGTCGTGTTGATATGTGTGACACACGATATAAGTGCAATGCTTTCCAAATTATTTTGGGATAAAAACCCACTGAGTTTCTATCTAGACAGGGGAGACATCATAATGGTTCTACAAGTTTTCTTGCAGAATGTCCATGCCCTTATCGACGGACATGAACCATTTAGTGGAGGAAATGTCGTCGCCTACGCCCCATATTGTGGTGAGTATAAAAAGTACCAGGCTTTTCAAAAAGAAGACGGAACCTGGAAAGCATATAACATCCTTCCAAATACGGAAAAAGAAAGAAATAATATCAGAAAAAAACTCGAAAGATATTTGCATCTAAAAGATGACGACCCAATGAAGAAATGGGCAACATCGGCTTTGACCGAACTCGAATCGGGTGCAGAAACAGTTGGAGATTGTTGGAAATTTAAAGAATAAAAATATGAAGCAAGAAGATAGACAGGGAATCTTATTGCAGCAGTTGTCTGCAAGACTTCCCTACGGACTCATTCTCCATATCGAATGGAATGACGACAGTGCTATATGGGAGAAAGCCAAACTTATATCTGTTGATATAGTAAAGAAAGAGATAACGGTTACGAATTTCTTGGGTATTTTCCGTACAACCATCAAACTCGACGAAGTTTTGGTTCGACCTTATCTTAGACGGATGATGTCGATGACCAATAAGGAGGAACGTGAGTATGATAAGATATTCCCTAATGATACGTTTTTTAGTCCTATGGGAATAGGAAAAATCGTGAAGTGGTTCTACGAAAACAAATTCGATTTCGAAAATCTCATCGAAGCCAGTATCGCCATAGACGCTAAAGATTTATATGATGAAATTGACCAAATCGATAAAAAAGTCAATGAAATCAAAAATCATATTTTGGAGCATAGATTTTCGAAATCTGAGAGGAAAGCAATACGTGAACTTCACACAATTGTTGAACCAGGTGACAAGGTTGTAAAGCTTTCTGGGAAACCATTCAAGAGTGGTCAACGAATCAACACCGTGAAGGAGATTGTCAAACATCCGTATAAAAACAACAAGGTGACGGGAGAACCCGTTGACGCCTACACATTCTATGAAGACGATTCCGTCGTCGAGGCGAACGTATGTACACGTGCATTATTGGACAAGACTGAAGACAAAAAGATGAGTCCGTCTGAGATTTTACAGATTCTCAAAAGTAATACCGGTTTTATACTCGAATACACGAATGGTCTTTTTCATGGGTATGGTTCAATCTATAAAACCAATAATTTAAAAGAAACATATTCTATAAAAAAGGAAAGTCTCGAAAAATCCATTCCTTGGACAAAGACCGTTTCAAACCCAAGAAATCCGAAGACGGACGAATATCCAGATACTGATGGATACTACATCACCATGCTTGACTGTGATGGACATGCTGTACTGGTAAACTCTTATTGCAATGGAAAGTGGGAGTTGTATAACCGGACTCATGTAAAGTGGTGGATGCCACTCTCGGTTCTACAAGAAGATTTATTTTAAAAAATATTCTTCATTTTTCGAAAACACCAAAAAAAAATAGTATCTTTTAAATGTAAGAAATTAAAAGAAAAAAAAAATGAGTGAATCGAAAACAGCAACAAGTAGTGGAATAGGGTTTATCGGACTTCTTACGATTGCCTTTATCATTCTCAAGCTTTGTAATGTAGTCCAATGGTCTTGGTGGTGGGTCTTATCACCGATATGGATTCCAGTTGCACTTGTATTGACCATCTTATTGACCATCTTTTTGGTTTTGTCGAAACACAACAAAAACCAAAGAAAAGGAACATGATAAGTTTCTCGAAAATTTAAGAAACAAACACAATAACAAATAAAAATATCAACATTTCAAAATCAAAAAAATTATGAGTATCAAAAGCACTTTTTCAAAATTGACGGGTTTAGGCCGTCTAGTAGTAATCGTTCTCGTTGTAGGTCTGCTAGGTGCAGGCATATTCTTCGGAGCAAAAAAATCTGGAATCAATCTCGCCGGTATTACTGGAGGTGGTGACAGTAAGTACGATGCAGTTCTGCTAGTGGATACTTATACCGGTTGGTCTCCCATCGTATGGGGTAACGGCGGTAAGGACGGAAGCAAGGAGTCCGAGTTCTACAAACGATTCGGTGTAAAGCTGAAGATTATCCAAATGGACGACTTCGACGGAGCAACTTCATACTTCAAGGAACACAAAAATGCCCTCCGTTTCTGTACCCTCGATTCGTATCCCGTAGAGGCAAGTCAGTCCGGCACTATGACCGACGCCCGTTATTTTATGATTCACAACTTCTCGGCTGGTGCCGATGCCATCGTGGCCACCAAGAATATCAAGAGAGTGGCAGACTTGAAGGGTAAGAAAATCGTCTGCTCGGAAGGTACAGCATCCCATTCTCTCCTACTCAATACTCTCGCTGCCAATGGTCTTTCCAACAGTGACGTGCAGATTATCACAACTGGATATGGTTCCGACGTTGCAACGGCGTTCAAGGCAGGTACTGCTGATGCAGCCGTGGTGTTCTGCCCAGATGACGACGCTTGTATCAAAAATGGTCCTGCCGGCACACACGTCATAGTAAGTACCAAAGATATCCAGACTCTTGTGACAGACGGATTCCTAGCCCACGATGAGTGGTTGAAAGACAATCCGGAGACTGCTAAGAAGATTGCAGAAGCCTTGATGTGGGCAAACTCCGAGATGAACAACCCAGAGACGTATAAGGAAATCTGCCACGTGTTCTCACAAGAGTTCGATGTTCCGGAGGAGGATGTTCTGACGGTCGGCAGCAAGATTAACTTCGCCACCCTCGACGACAACATCAACTGGTTCGGTCTGAACACCATTGGATACGATGGAATCACCGGTGAGAATCTCTACACAAAGATGAGTCAGGTATATGGAGGTATCGGATTGGCCAAAGCAACACTGCCGTGGCGTAAAGTATCAGAGACCTCAATTATCGAATCACTGATGGCAAGCAACGAGATTGGCAATGACCAGAGTGCAAAGGGTACCGCCAAACGTAAGTTTTCTGCTCCGTCGATGAAAGTCAAATCTACTGAGGCGTTCTCTGATAAGGAAGTGGTTATCGAGTTCCCCGTCGATGGAAGTGCATTGAGTGTCGATGCTGAGACCATTATCGAGCGTGAGATGCTTCCTATCATCAAACAGTTCAACAACTGCTATGTCCGAATCGAGGGTAACACCGACAACACTGGTAGCTATCAGCACAACATCGAACTATCAAAGCAACGTGCCCAGAGTGTAGCCAACTATCTCAATCGTCAAGGTATCGATAAGAACCGATTCATCGTCGAGGGTAACGGACCCAAGCGTGCAATCTCGGATGGAGTAGTTGGAAGCAACCAGTCCTACCGAACAACATCAATGAAACTGGTCCAACGATAACGATGTGAAAGGGGGGTCGTTCTGACTCCCCTCCCCAGAAAGGGTAAAAAGGTTTATTTAATTGGAAAGGGAGTCAGTGCCCGACTCCCTTTTAAACTTTTAAAAAAGAAATCAAATGAAAAAGTACTTCAAACCTGGTGGGGAAATTTCGAAAAAAGATGGGAGGATTATTGGGTCGATAGGTGCCATATTTCTTGTGACGATATGGTATCTCGTGACATTGACTGGAGAAATCATCAGTCCTGGCATCCTACCTAATCCAGTAAAGGTTGTATCCATCATTCCCGACTTATTCTCGAAATACCACTTGTTGGACAACATATGGTACACGGTGTCGCTGAATATCTCTGGATATCTCATTGCAGTTCTGTTTGCAATACCGTTGGGATTTGTCATAGGAATGATACCTATGTTCAACTCGTTGTTCAGGAAATATTTTGAAGCACTACGATACCTCCCGCTACCAACAGTATCTGGAATCTTTATCTCCATCTTTGGACTCTCCTTCGGTATGAAATCTTTCTTCCTTGCTTTCGGTATCTTCATCTTCACCATTCCAAGCGTTGTCGGTAAGGTACTAGACTTACAGAACCCAACCAATGTAAATGATAATGTCTATCTTCAGACAGCAAAGACAATGGGTATGTCCAATTGGCAGACTTTCCGGTATGTGTACTTCCCATATGTGATGGAAAAGGTATACGATGACATCAGAAGTCTTGTGGCCATCTCCTACACTTACGTCGTCATTGCAGAGAGTCTTAATAAAGTCGGAGGAATCGGTGCAATGATTTCCACATTCACTCGGCAGAGTAGAACTCCGGAAGTATATGCCCTACTCTTCATTATCGTGATGATAGGACTATTGCAAGACAGACTCTTCCATTTCTTGAAACCAATAATATTCCCACACACAAAGAAGTAACTATGTCAAAGGAAAAAAATATTTCGGCATTTTCGAAACCAATAGATGGTAGTAAGGATTCGGATAAACCCATTGAGACCAAAACTTCTATACCGGTGTCCAACAATCCATTTATGAAACCAATTCAACCAACTACATCTCCGGCTACAGTTCCTGTGACAACTACAGCTCCGGCTACAGTTTCGACTCCGGTTGAAAAATCTCCCAAAATATCTATTGGTGATGGAAAACGATATTCTTTCGAAATTGACCATCTCACACATATCTTCGATGAGGGGACTGAACACGAGTTCAAGATTTTCGACGACTTCTCACTCAAGGTGGAAGACAAACCTATGATATCGGAGGTCGTGAGTATTATGGGAGGTAGTGGATGTGGTAAATCATGCCTTCTGAAAATGGCGGCCGGATTAATGACACCACAGAAAGGTGACATCAGAATATTTGGACAGAACATAAATGAGTACAAATCGGTACCCATGGTTTTCCAGAGTTACTCGTCATTCCATTGGATGACGGTCATCGACAACGTGGCACTTCCTATGGTCCTGAAAGGAATGGACAAAAAGGAGGCACGTGAAAAGGCAATGGAGACACTCAAGCTGGTTGGGCTTGAGGAACACGCCAGTAAATACGCCAATGCTTCGAAGCTTTCAGGAGGACAGTTGCAGAGGGTGTCCATTGCACGATGCATCACATCAGGCAGTAAGGTATTCTTCCTGGATGAGGCAACCGGTGCATTGGACATCAAGATGAAAAGGGATATTCAAGACCTCATCATCAAGATTGCATCAGAAACCGAGCACACCATCATCAACGTCACCCACTCACTGGAAGAAGCACTCTACATCAGTGACAAGATATTCATTCTCAAACCAAACCCTTGTACCATCTATGAAGAGATGGATATTGACTATGGCCAAGAGAAAAGAGGTCGATGGATATTCGACTCACAGAAATACAGAGAATTTTCGAAACACCTCAGTGCATCTTTGGACGAGGTATGTAAATAATAAAAAACAAAACAATTATGGTATTTTTATTAAGTTCATTTTTATCGGCGTTCATCATTTTATATATCATCAGACACTTCGATAAAGATTTCCGTTCTGAAGGATTTCCAGTATATCTTGCAGTAACTATCATTTTAGGTCTCTGCATTTGGATAATTTCTCAAATTTCTACAATGGACTCATTTTTTAAACCAACAGAGGAAAACATCCATAATGAGATTATTGCAACAAAAACTGTACAAAATGAAAACATATATTTCTCTAAAACACAGATAGATGAAGATTTCTACTACATTGTGATGGTGAAAAAGGAAGACGGTAGTTATGTTCAAAAAAATGTTCCGGTGAAATATACGGCTATAGTTGAGACTGATGATAATCCTCATATTAATCAAACTATAAAATATAAGGAAAGAAATATCAGTAACTATATACGATTCACAATATATAGAAAACCATATGTAGGTGAATTCGATACCATCTTTGTTCCGAGAGGAACTATGTCGTCAAACATCAAATTTGAATTGATATGAAAGAATACATACAAATACACGTTAAAGTACCGACAACAAGGTTTAATACAACCATAGAAAATCTGAAAAAAACCAACGAGTCTCCGGATGAATATGCAGGATTTCTCCAAAAAATATTGAATGAAGCGGCACCATCGGATGAATGTGACATCAACGAAGTGGTTGCTGAAATCGACAAAGCCGTCTATAGTATTCTAACCACAAATAATTTATTTCTGACCATCGGTATAAAAGCATTGGGAGGACTTGTAGAGATGTCACGATTCGGAGAAACTGTAATGATAACTTTTAAACAATACAAACTATACGACTACAAAATCGAATCAAAAGAAATATGAAACTAAAACACATAACATTCACAGGTGTAGATTCGAAAACAGACATCGACAGACTAGTGGAAATCCAGCAAGAGTATCCAATTGTTGAATTTGGAATTCTTGCAAGCAAACATTGGAACGAAAATGGTCCCCGTTATCTGAATCCGAGTCTCATACATAAGTTTTACGATAAGAAACTCAACCTCGCCCTCCATCTGTGTGGAAGCATTGCAAGTAATGCCGCCGAGGGATTATGGGTCGATGTCGATAATCTCATCAACAGAAATCTCGAACTCTTTAAACGAATCCAACTAAACATCGCCAACAAAACCGACACCCCAGCATATTGTTGGGCACCAATCTTCGTTGGACAGGAAATTATTATCCAGCAGAAAGATATAGTTAACGATTCGATACTGAAGAATACCGTCGAGAAGTGGAAGGAATATGAATGGAACAAATGCACATTGTCTGTTCTCATCGATGGCAGTGGTGTGCAGGGAATCGATACCAGTATCCAACTGTATCCTTACGACGGATGTGTTGGATATGCCGGTGGATTTAATCCAGAGAATTGTGCAGAGAAACTCACATATATCTATGAGAATGTCTCAGGAGACTTTTGGATTGATATGGAATCCGGTGTCCGGACTAACGACTACTTCGACTTGGATAAAGTCGTCTCCGTACTAGAAACGTGTAAACCAATCATAGAGAAATATGATGGAACAAAAGGTCAGACAATTTTGCAGCGTTAACCAACCTATTGGAAATGGAAAGATGACTTCCCATCGTGTAAAAATAGAACTTTCATCTCTTTCAAAAAATAGAAAGAAATTTCGAAAATGATATAGTTTCATATAATCTAGTATAAATCAGTTATTTGTTGAATTTTAAAGATTCTTCTTTTATTAATCTTTTATATTATGATATTACAAATGAGCCAAAATTTTATTCAAACCCTTTGTTTGATGTTGATTAGTCTACTGTTTTCAATCGTTGTTGGTTTTTTGATTGCTCTCATCATATGGCCATTGTGGAACTGGTTGATGCCCGCCATCTTCAGTCTTCCTCAGATTACATACATCCAAAGCTGGGGACTTAGTGTTCTACTGACTTCATTGTTCAGACTGAATACCTCAGTTTCATACAATCAAAAATAAATCGAAGATTTTCGAAAATAGTTGATATTTGAAAAGGAGAAACACATAACTACTTATAAAATAGTATGTTGTGTGTTTTTCTGTTTTTCTATGGTTTCAAAAAGTGGTCAATTTTCTGAAATCGGAGATAAAAAATCTAATTTTACAGGACTTTTTTTGTAGTGGTTGAAAAAAATTTCATTTTTAAATTACACTAAATAAAGCAGTTACGAAAAAAATGAAAAAAAATTTGAAAAAAAGTTTGGTAATTCAAAAAAAAGTTGTATCTTTGCATCAGAAACAAAAAGATAAAGAACAAACAACAATTAATAACAATTAAATAAACAACAATTATGAGACTCACAGAAAACAACAGAGAATTAGAGTTTTACACATTGGATACATACAGGGCTAACAATATGATGTCCATCCAACGTGAAACTGGTGAATCATTATACAAAATCGGAAACGAAATTGGAGTCCCCTTCGTTTGGACACCTGTTGTAAACCGAAATGGTGATGCCAAAATTATTTCCTCAATATTGGTCCTTACTGACGACCGAAAAAACATCTTGGTTTGTTCTCCGAACACAAACCCGACCCCCATTGAGGAAGTTCCCTATATCTTCACCGAGTTCAGCGAGGCTGCATATTTTCTCTTAGAGAAAAACCTCATTCCCGAATATAGTGATGAGGATGAAATCAGTGACGTTGCTAGATGTAAACGAGTCGTTTATCTTCCCAGCATCGATGACATCTTTGAAGATGAAGATAAGGATGAAGATGAAGACGAAATTGAAATTGACATCGAAGTTTTGATGGTTATCAAATTGCTGGCACGTATCATCGCCAAAATGTAATAAAGGTTTTACAAAAGAAGAGGGTGGAGACCCCACCCTCTTTCGAAAAAAAGAATGAAAATGAAAAACAAGGTCAAAATCCCAGAATTCATACAAGTTGTGCTGTACATCTTGATGATAACCATCGACGGAATCTATCTCGGGATTCTTATCAACACTGCATTCGGACAAATCGATGTCAATCTGATGTTGCTCATATTCTTATGTATCTTTTGTGTGTACGGAACATACTTCGTGTTTTCTCTCCCATAGCAGATATTAAATGAATTGGAAACCGGATGGATTGACACATATTATGAATATTATAAAAGTTTGAATCAGAAATAAAAGGAAATACAATGAAAGACATCAAACCCAACAAGAAATACTTCATCCGTGCTTTCATAGCCGATATGAAGAATGTTGAATCCGAAACAGGTCTTCTCGAATGGGCATGTGGATACTGGATGACCAAGAGTCTCCGTCAAGCACGTGAGTGTGGAAGCAGAGAGAACGCCCTTGAACAAATCAACAAAATCATAAACGAACAACCAATCAAGATGAGTGACGGTAAAATATACCCTCCTCTTGGAATCCAACGTATAGGTAATATGAACATCAACCGTGACAGGATAGAATTCCGACTGTCTGTTGTAGAAATCGACATCGACCAAACCACTATGAAGGAACTCGACTACTTCTGTGGCACGGTGTCTTTCGAAAAACCACAAATCATACTCACCGCCAAAGGCGTGTCTGGAAATGCATGAAAACAAAAGAACAAATAAAAGAAGAGATAAGGTCTATCGAAAGAAGACTCTTTATGAGGAGGGAGGCTGCCTCATACTGGATGAGAATAATTGAACTCTCCAAACATAGTATTCAGACATTCTACCCAGACCCATATGAACCTATAACAATAGGAGACTACATATCAGACCTTGAAGAGGCAAAACTGAGTTACACAGATGCCTGCAAAGACATTCACAGACTGAAAAAAGAAAGAAACAATTTACAAAGAAAACAAAATTCTTTCTAATCTTTTAAAAATAAATAGTATCTTTTAAAAAGAAACAAATATAAACATTAAAAAAATAACAACTATGAGAATCAACACACAGAAACACTTCGACACAGAAACTGCACGTGCAATCATGGAAAGAATAGTCTCCCCGTTGGTTGCCTCACTTACAATAGCCGTATCCAATACTACTGACACATCACTTGATGAACTCGGACTCCCCGTCGTTTGGACACCGGTCATCAATGACGACAACGAAATCTCGGTAATCCCATCTCTTATCGTTGCCTCTCCAGACGGAGAACACATCTTGGTCGATTCAACAACAACCGACCCGATGAACATCAGTGACGTACATTACATCTTCACCGAGAAGGAGGAAGCCGAAGATTTTATCGATGAATACATCTCATCGAAACAACCAACTTTCATCGGAATCACCGTCATTGTGATGTAATCTTCTTTCATCAAATGGGTATGGGGTGGTACCAAAACAACCACCACCCCTCCCATAATATAAAATGTTTTTTTAACCTTTAAGTACTAAGTGTTTGTTGGGGGGGGCGGCATAGACCGCTCCCCACAAACCAAAACCAAAAAACATCAATTTCGAAAAAAATGAAAAAGTATATCATAACACTAATTCTGCTAATCGTCACCACTCTGATGTCCAATGCACAAACTACCACAATAGCAAGTGTGCATATGTTCAACGGGTATGGTGAGGAAAACACCATTGTCTCCATCGAGAAGGATTCCTCTGACCGCTACTACATCGAGACCAAAATCGAGAGAACCGACTCGTCATTCGGGAGAATCTACATCGCCACCGGACGAAAGGAGGCAAAGAAAGTATTAAAAGAGATGATGCACTTCATAAAAAGACCAATGGTAGAGTATATGATGCTCGGAATCACCGATGACTTTCTGAAGCTTTTCCGTGAAGCGGAGGAAGTCTACTACGAAGACGACGACTGTATCGAGGTGGTATTCTACGAATATGTGACCGACGGAACTGAGAGTTACTCGGATATGCCACTAAAACTCATAAAGAAAGCACTGCATAAAATTTAAAAAAACAAATACTATGGAAATCAATCTAAAAGAAGAAGAAATTCTGTCGAAACCAGTTGTCATTTCATTGAGTGAACTGAAAAAATACAAGAGTATGAGGAGAATCCTTATCAACTTCATCTATACAGCAATCTTGAAAAATATTGGAGCATCACTTATATCTGATGAAGTGTCCGACAATATAAAGAAAGCTATATCGGATTCCATTGAAGAATTCACACAACTGACCATTTCGGTGAGAACCATCAGACGTGATATCGATGGGAGACGTATCATTACCATCAAATATATTGACGGAGAAACAACTGACGATAAAGTGGAGTTTTCCATTCAAAAAGTTAATACAAACTACGACTAATTTTCGAAAATGCCAACCATATCTGACTTGTGTCCAAACATAAAACCTATCGAAGACCTACGGAATAAAATGCAACGAATTGCAGATGAAATCCGTGAAAAGGAACGTGCAGAAATTATACGGAAACACAGAGAATCCCATATCTTCGATTCCTATGAGGATGCTCTTGATTGGTTGGTGAAACATCCAGACGATGGACTGCAATGGCACGCCAAAACATTGTACTTCCTCCCAGATGAAAATCTCTTTCTCTCTTACGAACAAGAATATTCACTTGACGGAGTTATTCCATATGATGTCCGCCGAAAATACACCCGAGAGGAACTATTGTCGAATATATATAATTTCATCAAAAAACGTGGCACTTCCTTGGAAAAGGATTTCAAGGATGAATATGGTAAATTAGAGTACGTGTATAAATGAAACAAGAAAACATAACCTTATTGAAAGCTTGGGCGACCGCCACCAATAACCTCGAAAAATTCGTATATCTGAGAGAAGATGAGAAGGGGCGTTATATCGAATATGCCTTCAAGGAAGGAAATCCACATGACAACCGTTGTCTCTCGTGGTACGACAAACTGCAACCAAATGCCCTCGTGAGAAACGGACATGAAGTGGATAAGTGGGAGATTCACCCCACTGACCAAATCTACCGTCTCCATGCAATGGACTGTGGTAATCAGAATGAGGAGGGTGACTACCACTGCTCACCAGGACATCCCTGTACCTACTGCCGTGACGCCACTGCCCGTCACTGGACATATGATGAACCGGTCAAGTGTGCTTGTTGGATGCTTGAAATCGTCAATGACTCCTATATAAGTAAGCTCAAGCTTGATTTGGATGAAGCTGTGAAATTCTCTGAAATATACAGAAGTTGATATGGTAACGTTTTACCCTCCGAAAGATATGGACAAAGAGTGCATCTCACTCTGCACCAAGTTGAACTCTCTTGGTGATGTCCAAACATACGAATCGTGCTGTGGTCATTTGAAAGGACGTTATATGGTTTTCTTCAAGTGCCATAGTTTCGAAAGACTAGGAAAACTGTACCGGTGTGTCGACCGTAATTACAGTGACGGTAAGTGGGAGATACTAGTTGATGGGACTGACGTGCATCCTACCTACTGCTTCTGTCTTCGAAGCAAGGAAGCATTTGCATCATACAAAGAGATGGAAGAATCCGTAAAGAGACTGATGAACAATATTGACTGGTGGGAAGACCCCTCATACGACGACTACTTCGGCGTGGACAGAAAACAAGAGAACCAAAAAGAAATTTAAATATGAACATAGGACTTTACATACTGCTGCTCTACATCGCACCAATGCTGCTCTGCCTTACCATCGGAATTATTATAAATTGGAAAGACATCAGAACCATAGGTGACTTGCTGTTCCCTCTATTCGGTAAAGAAGAAAGAGAGGCAAACATTTTAATCTATATACCGGTTGTGAATATCTCAACATTGATTGTGATAATAATATTCGGTATATTTTCGTTTTTCAAAAAATTGTTCTGTGAATGGACACCGATAAGTGAATATGTTTCGAAATTCTTAAACACTAAAATAAAATGACAATTTACATAGTGATGATGGTCATTTCAATAATCATCATGATTATAGGTGTAGTCATGTGCATCGACGCTAATTCGATATGGGATGTTCAGACGACTCAAATCACATCTTGTCTAGACATACCCCAGTCTAGTCGTATATTGGTCTACTCTGAGAAACTATAAACCTTATCTATAACTATCATCACATATCATGAATTCGATTAATCAAAATTAAACTAAACTATGGTTGTAAAGTTTTTCATCATATACATAATCCCAATCATAATCATCTTACTGTATGGACATCTGTCAAAAAGACAACTTCTAGACAGACCTGTGAATGACAAAAGAACTGGAATTATAAGATTCTTATTTCCTTACAAAGACACTTTTATAAACATCAGTACTTATATTCCATTACTTAACTATAATATTATGGGTAGCGTATTATCTGATATTCTGATATTTTCACCAATAGATTGGGTCGAATTGATGGTGATAATCTTCAAGGTGAGGAAGATTTTTCAAACACAATCACTACATTATGAACCGAAATATACTGACACTTTAAATACATACATGATTGAAAAGAAAAATGGAAACATCTTCGTGTTGTCCAATTTCCCAGACGGATACGTAGAAAAACTATGTCAATCCTTCAAAAGGGCGAACATCACAAAGATTACCGAAGATGATGCAAAAATACTGAAATATTTTGGTTTCAAAGAACTTATAATTAAAAAAACAAACAATGGAAATCAATACAAAATATAACATTGGAGACATTGTGTCCATATCCGACTACTACTCCAAAATATTCTACGCTAGAATAAACGAAATAACAATCAATCAAAATATGGAAATAATATATACTGTAGGAAATTTTTCTGAACAAGAAAAAAATATCAGAGTATATGAGAACCATAATGATGATTGTGTATATAGCATCATAAAACTCATCGGTAAGGATACTTGGAAAAATGAACAATAGTATGACTCGTGGTATCTTCGCCGGTTCATTCAATCCATTCCACATCGGTCATGAGTATGTAGCCAACGTCGCCTCAAAGCTTGTCGATGAACTTTTAATCGTCATTGCCGTCAATCCCGAGAAGACACCCCCGACACAACTCGATGTCGCCATAAGAAGTAATTGGATTTTAGAGTCTGTCAAACATATCTCACCAAATATAAAAGTAACTTATATCGAAGGCCTCCTTGTCGACTTTTGTCAACAGAACGAAATTACTATTATGTTCAGAGGTATCCGAAACACATTGGATTTCGAAAATGAACTTATCCTATCAGAATCAAACAGAATCATAGACCCAACTATCCGTACCATATTCATCCCAACTCCGTCGCAACTCAGTGGAATCTCCTCGTCTCTTATACGGACGATGGTGCAGAATGAAAAGGACATCAAAGGTCTCGTCCATCAACCACTTGAAATACCAATCTCAAAATTCTATAAAAAATAATTTTCTTTAACTTTCTTTTTTCGACTCATCCCACTAAGATGAGTCGATTTCATTTTCGAATAACCTTTCACTTTTTAAACCTATCACTATCGTGGTTGGTAGTGAAGTTCACCGATATGGTTGGTCATCTATGTTCAAGTCCAGATAGAAAACTTTCCTGGGAGATGGACAGTTCCTGGGAGATGGATGGTTCCTGGGAGATGGATGGTTCCTGGGAGATGGACAGTTCCTGGGAGATGGACAGTTCCTGGGAGGAAGCTTTCCAGGAAGCATGGTACAACCGGTTGATGTTCCAACTGGATGTAGATGGACATCACCACACCACTCAAGCTGAACATCCGAAGGTATCCAATTGAGGCACTGATGATTATAGGGAGATAGTATGGTATAATTGTGGAAATCCATTTGTAATGAATATCTGTATATATCAGATATATACACAAAACACCAAATATTCATTATTAATATATTGAAAGAAACAACGTAGATTTTCGAAATATGGGGGTTTTATATAAAATATAAAAAATCAATATTTTACAAAAACTAGGTATTTTGTAAAATATGTCGTTTTTACAAAATACTCAGAAATAAGAAAAAATGAAAAAACCAAAAAAAAAACACGAATTTTGTAAATATGATAAAAATCATATAAATCTAAAAAATGACAAAAAGTGCATTTTCTCAAAATATAGAAAAATGGGTATTTCAAAAAAACACCATATTTTTCGAAATCCCAAAATAGGCCCTTTTTTCGACCCCCCTAAAAAGGGGTATTTTGGACCCCCCTAAAAAGGGGTATTTTGGACCCCCTAAAAAAGGGGTATTTTTGGGTATATCCAAAAAGGTCCTTTTTGGGGAAAATCGTGTTTTTTCGAATATTGGGCATATTGAGGACTTTACTTAAAAGGCTCAGTTTCGAGTTTGCTTCATTTTCAGCGAATTACATTTATTAATTTTTAACTTGTTGAAAATCAATATGTTTATTTTAAGTTTCAAAAATTCAAGGTTCTAAAAAAGTGGATGTCCAAAAATTTAAATAGATTATCTTCATGAATCTTATAAAATTGTCTGAACTTTGTTATATTTTATATGTAAAATAACTTATATCTTATATAATTATGGTAAAATTGTTTTTTATGTGTTGCTTTCTTATTGATTAATGTTTTTTATTTGTATAATAATTGAAGAATTCAAATAAAAAATAGTATCTTTATAAAAAAAAAAGATTAAAGATATGTGTTTATTTGTTCCCGAAAACGGAAAGATAGAGATAGCAAAGAAAGACATCAAAGTATACAAAAGTGTGCTTGATAGGGTATATGATGATGAAAAAACGTGTTGGCGTTCCCCTTATTTTTTTACACCTTTTGATTACAACAAAGTCAATACGGCGATGGATGGGAGAAATCCCATAGAGCATTTGTATATTGATTGTAGAGGGGGTATTCACGAGGGGTTTCACAGTATGTTAAAGGAAGAAGATGTGATTTTTGGGGAAGTAACAAATTTACGTACATGTATCATTCCGAAGGGGAGTGAGTACTGTATAGGAAAAGATGGTGACGTGGTGAGTGTGAAGTTGGTTGTGTTCAAGACGTGGTTTGATTATGTAGTTTTCAGATTAAAGAGTATATGGCGAGATACGATTGGAAGACTGGGAGGTATATGACAAACGATGAGTGTGAGGATGAGTTACGTGAAATATTATGGAGTAGGTTGAGGGAGATAGAGAATATTGAGAGGATAGGTAGGATTCACACTGAAGGTTGGATGAAGTTGATGAAGCAGAGATTGGGTATTATAAGGAAGTTGAACGATAAAAAACAGAAATAATATGGATACTGTAACATTAGTTGTTTTCATTTTTGTGATATGTGGTTATGTATGGCTTTCGTACTCAATAGGTAAGATGGCAGAGTACTTGGCCGGTTTTAACCGATATATAGTATTTGTTCTTTCTTTGGTGTTCACTCCGGTTTTGGTATTGGTCGTTGTCATAATAGTTGACGACATTAGAATGAGTAGGTATGAAGATAAGAGATGAGTATGAATTGACCGGTGAAGACCTTGAGATTGGTGATTCTTTAAGGAAGGGTAGTCTGTCGGTCATTGACGGTATGCTTTCTGACTTGAGGAAAGATAATGAGTACTTTATAAGGTTTTATCCGAATGAGCATAGTTCGTGTGGTAATGAGTTGTTCAGGGATATTCTGAGTCTATTAAAGGAGAAAGAGGGTGATTATCCTTTCAGTAGAAAGTTTGAGAAGAGCACAATATATTTTTTTCTTGAAAAGTTGTCCAATTCCGAATCTGTGTACATAAGGAGGGATACTATTCAGAGGGTGTTGGAGATTGGGAGAAATGTGGTGGAGGGGTGTGAGTATTTGATGCCCTATGAGCTTGAAAGGTTCAAGAGAAAGAAAGATAAGATTATGGAGGAGAAGATGTAGGATGAGAGGGTCAGACTTCGTAGGAGATAAAGAAGAATTTGAAAAAATATTGGATATAAAAAGGAGGGGAAATGGATAAGGACGATTTGAAATTTTCGAAAGGTGATGTGATAGTGTATAAGGAGACAGGTGACGAGTTTCGTGTCGTTGGGGTTGAGAGGGCGTGGATTTACATAGACATATATGGTTTCAATTATCTCCTGTTGGACAGATATTATAGGATTTTTTCCTATCGTTATGATTTTGTAGAGAAGGCATTCGAAGAGATGGTTGCTGTCGAGAGAGAGGAGTATGACTTTGACTTTGACTTTGTAACCACGTTGATTGAATATTCCATATAGTTGAAGAAATAAATTGGTATAGATTATGGATAGAGGATTGACTGTACTTGTTGATTTAAAGGGGAAGTTGGACGGACTTGGGATAAGTGGTTTGACCACTAGGATGGTTGAGGTGGTTTTCGAGAAAAACCACAGTCTTGACTATCCGGCAATCCTGTGTAAGTATGAGGAGTTTCCGAGCATGAGGTTTGTGGAGTTTTTCATAATGAATAGTTTCATGCCAGACGATAGTTCTCTGGTGTTCCGTGCCGAGTGGTGGGACGGGACGAAGAAGTACCGGATACAGAGGATGGAGTCTTTGGATAGGATTTATTCGTTGGTAGATATGAAGTGTTTTGTCGTTGGATTGGTCGAGTCTTTCATAAGGGAGAGGTATGGAATGATGAATAATAAGTAAAAGAAGTATAACACATGGAAAGAATTAAGAAAAGTTATAGTATAGCATATAGAGACCGTAATGGACACGATTTCGACGGTATTCCGTGTAGTCTTGCTGATGTGAGTGAAGTGAACTTAGAAGGTCTTCCGTGGATTGTCGGACAGTACGATGATGTGGAAGAGGTGAAGAAGGAGGCTGATAGGATGAGGTCTGAAGGATACAAGGATGTCGTTCCGTTTGATTGTACACCCTTAATGGGGGGAATTATCTATGAGAACATAGGGTGGAAATTTGTAGAAGAGCATAAAGTACAGTAAATAGTAATATGAAGGATTTTTTAATAAAACTGTTCGGAGTGTCGGCTGCCACGGTGTCGGCATTCTATGTGGTTTCTGTGGTTCTTGAGAAAATCTTAAAGAAGGAGGAGTGATGGCAAAGTTTATCATAGAGTATGACGTGAATGTCGGGGACCGTGTTGAAGTTCCTTTCCAAGGGAATGTATTCGAGGGTTTCGTTCAGGACGTGACTCAGATGCCAGATGTTTTCGTTGAGTTTGTCGACTATTCCGGTGTCTATCGTAGGATTAGGGTCGGTGTTGATTCACTGACCGGCATTGACAAGAGTTTCGAGTCGTCGAGGGTTGAGATAGGGGATGACGAATACGTTGAGATGCTTCACGGGGGGAATCTCGGTGAAGACGGGTTCGAGGATTTAAGTTTCACCACGTACCGTGAGTTCAAGGAGTTCTGCAAGGGAAAGTCTCAGGAGAGACTTGTAGGAGGGGTCGACGAAGTTCAGTGAGAAGTCTCTTGCAGTTCTTTCCTCTTCCTGTGAGTTATTCTTGATTTTAGATACGATTGACGTGTATGTGAGTCCAGAATCCATATAGTGTTTCCTTATATGGTCTATAATTCCGTGGGCAGTCTCGTGGACGGTGAGGATAGACGCCTGATGTCTGGCATCACGGAGAGAGGTCTTTCCGAGTTCAGAAAGTTTTTCGAAAACGAGTGTTGGGTTGAGTGAGATTTCTATGGTGTTTTCGTTGAATGATTTTCCGTGCCGTAGGAATATTCCGTATTTTTTAGAATCGGTGTTTGAGAAGTCGTGTGGGACTTCTACCACGTGCAATCCGATTTGGGACAGGATTGTATTCAATGAGTCTGCTGTCGATTCTGCTGCTTTATTAAATTCTCGTATCCAGTTTTCGGACGGGGTTTTTTTGTTTTTCATTTTTTTATAAAAAATAGTATCTTTATAATATAGTTATGGTAGAATTTATTTACGTGAGTCCGGAAATGAAGGAGACTGAGATTAGGAACGAGATTGAAAAGGGATATGAAAATTCGGTGTTGAACGAATTTATTGAGGCTGAGAAAAATAAAGAAGAATAATATATATGGCTAAACTTATGTGCTACAGTTGGGAGGGGTTCAGACGTGAGTTGCTGAACAACGAGTGGTCTGACGGGCATCTTCCGGAAGACTGGGTTTTCATCTCGATTGGTGAGTACGAACCTTGTCGTAAGGAACCACATGTGTTGAAGGAGTGTGAGCAGGTGATAAACCTGAACTTCGACGACATCGCCGGTTATCGGATGTGGGATGCCCTTCCAAACGAGGAATGGACTCCTGAGAAGATGGAGGAATACAGTGACGTGCACGGGATGAGCGACGAGGATGCCAAACGTCTTTTCGAGTTTCTCGAGTCGAATGTGGGAAAGAACGTGATGGTTCATTGTTCGGCGGGAATATCGAGGAGCCAGGGTGTTGTGAGGTATCTACTCGACATGTATCCGGAGGAGTACAAGGTGAAAGACACCAATCCGAAGAATCCGTGTCAGTTGCCAAACGTACATGTTGTTTGCTTATTGAAGCGTGAGTACTATAAGAAGAACGGAATGTTCGGAGAGGGGGGTGAGAATGATTGAAGCGGTAGGGAACATTTTCAGAATAAGGAGAGAGAGAGTAAGCATTACACCGAAGTGTTCCACGTGGGTGGTCTTGACGAGAGACCATTGACTGAACAGGAGGTGAAAGACAGGATTCAGTACTGGTGTTCGAAGTACTGCAACAGTATCATGGTAGACGAGAGAGACGTTTATTACAAACTAATGGAAGCATATAACGAACTGTATAAATTAAAATTTGAAAAAAATGGAAAGTATAAAAACAGGGGTCGTGCTTGCTAGACTACAACCAATCCACAACGGACACCTTGAACTCATCGAGCAGGCTTGTGATGAAAACGACCAGGTTTTCATCTTCATCGGAAGTGCAGACAAATTCAACCAGAGAAATCCCATTCCCATTAATTTGAGGAAACAACTTGCAGAGGAGGCTTTGAAGGAACTTGCAAAGAGGTATGCTACGGGTGTCATTCCGGCGGATGTTCATATCGTTCCACTCGATGACCTCACAGACGAAAGTGACAATTCCCACGATTGGGGGTTCTATCTTTTTACGAAAATCCTCAAAGATGCCGAAACACCGTATTTCACCATCTACTATTCGGACGGATTTGAAATTATCACGACTTGGTTCCCTACTTTCATTATGAGGGATTTCGTTAGTCTGAAACTTCTTGCACGTGGTGCAACGTGTTCGGGAATTTCCGCCACCAAAGTCCGTCAGATGATTTTGAATGGTGACGATGAGTTGAATAAATGGGTTCCAAACTGTGTGTATGAGAGACGTGATGTCATCAAGAAATACATAGAGCTTTCCGAAAAGATAAAGTAAGTATGGTAAGAGAAGATTGTATATATTTCAATCACCACGATGCAGATGCAAATTATCTTTGTGAGTGTTACGAGTGTTCTAGACGTGGAACCCTTGTCCCCGTTGAAAAGGGGGACATGTGCAACTTGTGTAGAATATGGGATTACTATATTCCAAACAATACCCCACAAGACAAAATTGATTATGTGGAATCTTGGGATGGTGAAAATTATGAAGATTATTTTAAAAACGTATAGTTATGGAACAATCAAAGAAAATGTGTACCGGTGATTACATTGATATAAATGTAAATGGTATAATTTAATTATATTAAAAAAATTAATTATCATGAATATTTTAGTAATAATTTTAGTAATATATTTAATAATAATGTTAATGTTATTATTAGATAACAAATTAGAATGTTATTTACTTTATCATAAAGAATGGACTTTTTGGAAAAAAGTAATTAAAAATTTTGATAAGAAAATATTTTGTCATAAGTCTAGCGATGGTACTATCTTATATGAGATAACAATAGATGGTATTCGATATAAAATGTATTATTGGTATGATAAATCAATATCTTTACATGGTGACAATATATATTGTTATGATAAGTATCATCAAAAAAAAGTAAGAGAATTATTTGAAAAAGAGTTGTCAAATTTAGAGTAGAGTTATGGAGCAATCAAAGATAATGTGTACCGGTGATTACTTTATTTTAGACAATGATGGGTTTTATTTGAGTTGTTTTTGTCCATATTGTGACAAGTGTATTCATTATATCAATCATCTGCAATATATGTTTGAAATCGAAAAGACTGGAAAAAACAGAAGTGGAGAGGTTGAATACATATATGACAATAAGGAAAACTGCAATAGATGGAGAAACACTGTCAAGTCTTATGTGCATGGAAGTCCGGACAGTGTAGATAAAGACATCGTTTATGTCGTTGACGAACCGATGGAATCACACATCTGCAAGAGACTTTGTGAAATATTGGATGGAAATCCAAACCTCGCTGTAATAAAGGACGGACATGTTGTGTGGTGCTACAAGGGTGTTCCAGACGAGTTGAATAACTCGATGTACAGAACCGTACCACTCCATAAGGAGAACAAGGGTAATCCGATTTCCGGACCTGTAGAGAGAGATGTCTGTATGAAGGTTATCCGTGCCGTTAGGATAATCCTTTCACATATGTCTAGGTCACAATATCGTTCCATGATAAAGTCTGCCCTACGTGGTGGTTGGAAAGAAAGACTTGATACTTTATGGAACATCAAACTTGAAGAAATAGATTTCGATTCGTTGAACAAGAACATGAGTGGAAAAGACATTTTGAAAGTCATATCCTTCCAGACAGGACAGACATTGGCTTTGATAGATGGTGTCGAATTGTACACCAAGGGTGAAATCTCCGACTTTCTTCCTGTTCTAGGTCCAGCTCTTTATCGTGAGAACGAACCACGTATAAAGTCGGTTGGACTTATGTTACTCACTCTTATTGAGAAAATAAAGAAGATGGGAATTGTTGACAATGGTGACGGGACTGTCGAATATTTAGGTAAAACTTACGACATAATAAATGAGAAAATAGTATGATTATTATAGGAATTATTTTATCAATCGTAGCAATCATTGGTGGTATATATCTAATATATGATGGGATTGTTAACATCGAAAATAGAGATAATATATCGTCGGGGATTTTATTTATATTGTTAAATGTTGTTCTACTTTTCATATATCTTAAAAATCTTGGTTGGATATGAAATATGAATTTAGGGGTAAGAAAGTAAATGTTGACCTCCAACTCAATGACGAACAGATAGCGGCGGTTGAAGAGATTGTAGATTTCATACAGAGTGACCGGACGTGTCTAACGTTGATGGGATATGCCGGTACTGGAAAGACAACGTTGATGGGCATCATAAGGGATATTTTCAGATATGATGTCCGTCTTCAGTTTGCAGCGACCACCCATAAGGCCGCCGGTGTCTTGAAAGAAAAGGTCAACGAACACGTAAGTACTGTAAATTCTCTTTTCGGTATCGTCATAGAACAAGATTTAGATGTCGAGAATTTCGACGTGTCTTTGAAGAAGAGACGTGAGGGTGACAACAAGTTGATGAAAGGTTCCGTTGTAATCATAGACGAAGCGTCGATGTTGAGTGAGGAGAATTTCTCCGACGTGATGGAAAAGTGTCAAGAGTTTAAATGCAAGGTCATATTCGTTGGAGACCCTGCACAGCTCGCTCCGGTAAAGGAGGATGACATTTCAATTGTGTTCAGACAGAAATTGGGAAAAATCATCACGCTCACCAAGGTTGAGAGAACTGGTGACAACGGTATTCTAAAAGAGGCGACAGCAATCAGAAATGGTGCCGAACTGAGTTATGAGGATGATAATGGAATCACTTTCATTGACCACACCGACGGAAAGAAAGTGAGTGAGATTTTCGAAACATATATTCCCGGTCTGAAAGACAACCCAAATTTCTTCCGTGTCCTTTCTTTTACGAACAAGAATGTGGAAACACTAAACTACGCCATCCGTAAAAAACTTGGATATGACGGTCTTGACCCACAGAAAGGAGAACCGATGATGTCTTATGCAAACTGGGGTTATGACTATTCAAGAAGATATACCGGAACACCGTACCGGTTTATAAACTCAGAAAGTTATCAAGTTGTTGAAATCGTAAATGAAGAAACAAAGGATGTTGCCGAATATATTGAGGTTGAATATAGTGGTGACGATTATATTCCATTGACAATTAAAAAGTTGAAATTGAAAGATGCTCTAGGACTCAATGTTGTTGTGCCTTACATTGATGTGAAGGAAAGTCAGGATAATTTGAGGGCAACCAAACTTTTGAGTTATCAGAAGAAACTTCTGTGGAATAGGTGGAAGTCTGCACCGCTTAATGAGAAACCGAACTATCTTGCACGTATCAATGAGATAGACAACATGCTTTTTGTTAACGACAACATTCGTGATAACTATGGTTTTTTGCTTCAAGGAAAAGTCATCGACTATGGATATGCACACACAATCCACAAGAGTCAAGGAAGCACTTTCAACCACGTTTTCATAAACGACATTGATATATGTTCGTGTATGGATAAAAAGATGAGAAGGCAGTTGAGGTATGTCGCCATCACGAGAGCAAGTGAAAGTGTAGACATAGTGTGTCATAAATAATATATATAATGTATTTTTATTCTAATGGTTTTAAAATTTGATGAATATTTCAAGATAAATGAAGAAAAGGATGTTAAGAGTTTCGACGAAATTGAAATAAACAGTCACTGGCCTACTTATGGTATGATGAAGAAAAATTTCATGTCTGAAAAATACAGATATAGATTTCTTGGTACAATATATTGTGACTGGAAAGATATTAACAGATATCACAATGACGGGTTTGAGAAAGTCTTCACTGAACGGATAAAGAAAGTGTGTGACAATTTTACATCTGATGGTTTGAGTGTCACATTGGAAGAGAACGATGCTGGTTCCGTCACATATGAAGAGTTTTCCGAAATAATTTCAAAAAACGTAGATGAAGTTACTTCTTGTAAAACAAGTTCTGGAAAAATATATTATGTATTTTTCAATAGGGATGAGAAATATTTCTATTTCATGTATGTTCATCCAAAGGTGATGGCACTTTCGAAAAAGTTAAAACTTTGGTTGAGACTGAAGACTTCCGGTGAAGATGTTGTGTATAATGAACTTCGTGCAAAAAAAGAACGTATGGAAGAAGAAAAAAGACGTGCTGAGAAAAGACGTATGGAAAAAGAGATTGAGGATAAAAGACAGAAAGAACTTCTCAAAGAATATGAAAAATACGTAGAAATATTGAAAGCAGACGTTGAGAAGAATCCTGAAAATTATAAAAGGGTTGATTATGTGGATTTACCTAAATATATAAAAGACTCTTTGGGTCATATAATTGAATCCGATTATGTAAAATATAAAAAATCGTTATTGAGTAAAAGTAACCCATACGAATACTACTACGACGTTTATATCAATAAACGAGACTTATCAGACGGGTATGTATACGAGACTTATGAAAGTTTTGTGAAAAATGGATATAGGGGTGATTAAAAAAAGGAGGAAAAAAATCCTCCTTTTTTTTTGTTTTTCGAAAATAAATAGTATCTTTTGAAACGTATTAAATAATCAATTTCGAAAAATCATCGAAAAAATGATATGTGAAAAATCAATTTCGAAAAAGATTTTTCGATTTTCGAAAAAATAACAATTATAATATGAGTAATTTAATGTTTGAACGGGGTTCGTATCTCTTTGGAACGAATGATGAAATGTCAGATTTGGATTTCGGTTTCATCGTTCCAGACTACTTTGATTTGTCCAATACCACATCGACATCAGAGACAGGATACGAGAATAGAATATTCTCTATGAGTGTAGAGAAGTTCGGTCGACAGGCAGACATGCAGTATGTCCGTGAAAGTGATTTCATAGAGATGCTTAGAGAACATCGTATCTTTGCCTTAGAAGCACTTTTTCAGGATTGCTGCCACAACTACTTGATTCATTTCGAACTTGACAAGTGGAAGTTGAGACAAGAGTTTTCCGGAGTCTCGTCCAATTCGTGGGTCAAGGCCAAGAAAAAGATGACGGTGGAAAAAGACCTTGATATGAGGTGTGGTGCAAAGTCACTCTTCCATTCTATACGTATTCTTATGTTCGCCGTGCAGATTGCAAAGTGGGGTCGTATTGTGGACTACAAGTGTGGTGTGGAACTCAACAAAGAAATCATGGATGATTTGAACAACGGTTTCGGATGGGAAGATTTCAACAAGAAATACAAACCCATTTGGAAAAAGTGGCACCACGACATGGTGGAACTATGTCCTAAACCAATTTAAATTTTGAACTTCCAGAAAAAAATAGTATCTTTGAAAAAAAGAACATATATGGAAGTAAAATTGAATCATTCATCCGAATTTGTCGAAACCGATGCAATACGTATCAAGATTCACGACAAAGAATTTATGGTCAAACAGGAGGCAGACGGTCTTAAACTCCTCGAAATCGAGGGGGATGACATCTTGGTCAGACCTTACAATGGGAACTCAATAATCGTAGTGACAAGAACGAAATAACAAGGTGTTAAATGAGAATATGGAAAATAATGTTGCCGTAGAGGTTGACTTCAAACAATTGTTGGAGGATATTTCCTATACCAACCGGATTATGAAAACCTTTGATGTAAAGGACATAATCACAAGGAACCAATATTACCAACTCAAAGACAATATTGTCTTGTGGTTGATGAGACACGATATCACAAAGACTGATGTTGATGAGTTTGAATTTCTCTTCGACAGAAACGGGAGACGTATGGAGGTTGTCAAACTCACAATATCATACGGTGACACGAAATGTCTCATACACCAAAACAACGAGGGAAAAATCAAAAAGGTTGTTCAAAACATTCTCGATGAGAGGAAACAAGAATGTGCAATAACCGAATATGTTCCAAACAAGTATGAAGGTCTTGAGTTTGACAAAAATAAATTCACTGATGCAATATCAAGGATGAAAGTCGTCCGTATTCTATTTATAAGAGAGTCGTCGACAAGAAACGCCTTTGAGAGTTGCTATGCACAGAACATCAACAGTCGTGACCCTTGGATGAAAGAATATAGAAAATACTTACCGAGTAATGGTAAGGTTGACATAATAATATCTTAAAAATGAAAATAGATTTTGATTTTGAAAAATCCATGCAGACCACATTCAATCTTCTTGATGAGATTGATATAATGTCTATTCTCAATAAGAAGAGGGGTCGTAGAGAAATAGAAGTCCACGAGTTGATGGAAATTCTCAAAGAGCATGTTGGTGAAAAGGTCGATGACTATCCGGAACTCGAAGGATGTTTGTTCGATGCCGTCAATGATTATGAATTTATCGAGTATCTTGAGAAAAGGTATCCGAAGAAAATATGTAACAGAGAGATTATAAAAAACTATCTATATGTGGTATAAAACTAACAAGGATGGGTCGACAAAGAAATTTGTTGTGATTTCCCATTGGAACAAACACGAAATATATCTTTTACCGACAATAAAAGTGACAAAGAGGATTGGAAGACCGAAAAGGATAAAGGTGTCAATCTTTTTCTTGTGTTGGAGTGTTTTGTTTGCCACATATGTTGAATGGCCAGTTAATAACTTTTTGAAATACATAAAAGATAAGAAAGATGAAAGTTAAACTTTATAGTCTTGGTGTTGAGACAGAAACGTTGGATTGCAACGATATAGACCACGTTGACTGCCCTTGTTATTTCGACGATGCTGTTCGTGTTCATTTGAGAAACCACGAAATAAAACTCTGTGACGACATAGTGTTTGTACATGAACCGGATTGTGAGTAGAAAATTTTGATATTTCAAAAAAATAATAGTATCTTTGAAAAAAAAACGATATGACAGTAGATAATTTTGACCAGATTGAAAAGTTACTCGACTTCAAGAACGATGGTGACTTCTATATGATTCAGATTATGCAGAGAGGTAAGGACCAGAACGATGGTCGTGCTTCAAGCAGTGTCCGTATCATCAAATCATATTTCGCCGACTCCATCGAGTACCTTGAAGAGAGACGTGAGGAAATCAAGTCTCTCTGTGAGTTCTTCAACGCCCGTGCCTGCATCAACCTCAACAAGAAAAACAAGAAGCAGGTGTCTATGAAGGGTCTTGAACTTATGGCACACCTTGTTGCACACGAGGAATACCACACTTTTCGTAGTATTTTCGAAACTGCTTGTGGTCAGACCGGTGCCTGTGACGGAAACAAGACTTGGATTGTCGATGTAGACACCAAGGACAACATAGAACTCTCGTACATCATCGAAGCAGTCAACCAGTGTGAGCCGTTTGACCGTGAGAAGATTGTCGCCGAGATTCCGACACCTCACGGTATCCACCTCATCACGAGACCGTTCAACAAGAAGACGTTTTCTGCAATCTACGGAAAAACGATTGACATTCACGACGGAACACCAACAGTATTGTACTATAAAGATGTGGAGGAATAACTATGGTTTGGAAATACATCATTTTAATAATCGGATTATATCTCTTATTCTCATATGAGCGTTCCCATCACAGATTTACATGTGATATGCTCGAAAGAGAAAAGGGGTTCGATACTAGTCGAACAGACCACATGATTGGGTTGGAGATTGGGTCGTTGATTTCATTCGGACTCGTTTGTTTCTTTGCCTGGTTTATAATTCAAAACTTCCTTGTCGTCCAATGAAAAATACGGGAACAAAAAGGATAGAAAACCGAAAGGTGCATTTCAACTACGAACTGATTGAAGAGTTCGTCGCCGGTATAGTACTCACGGGTTGTGAGATAAAGTCAATCCGAGAGGGGAAGGTGAGTATGAACGAGTCATCGTTCTGCTACGTAAAGGATGGTGAGGTCTTTGTCAAAAATCTCAACATATCCGAATATGATAAGAAAGGGTATGAGAAATCAGACCCTCTCCGTGACAAGAAACTTCTTCTCAATAAGAAAGAAATTCGAAAACTCTCAAAGACAGTATCAGAAAACGGGATGACTATAGTACCTGTGTATCTCTTTATAAATGAAAATGGACTCGCCAAACTGAAGATTGCTTTAGCCAAGGGTAAACACGACTATGACAAGAGACAGTCTATCAAGGAAAGAGACATCGACCGTCAAGCAAAAAGAGAATACTGATATGTGTGTCAAAGAAGAAACGAGAAAAAGATTCGAAAGATGCAAGACATGTACCAAACCACAAGAGGGTGAGGGTGGAAAGTGTCTTGGTTATCAAGGACTCGGTTGTATCGGTGACTGGAGATGTTGCAACGAAATGGATGCAGTCTATAAAGATTGTACAGAACATGGTGAGTCGTGCTATCTCTATTGTGGAAAAAACAATTGTGAAAAAATGAAAAAATACAAAACTGAATAATTTTTTTGTTATTTTTAATAGGAAAAATAGTATCTTTACAAAACAATAAACGGAATTATTAACTAAAGATTCTTGACAGCAGAAAAATGTTGAACAGAATCTTGTAAAAAAAAAAGAAAAAGTTATGATGAACGAATTTCAGAAAGAAATCAACAGAACAAATTCAATGCAGTACACTGAGAATGGTGCAACCGGTCATTCAACAACCGGTAACATCCTTGTAGACCTTAACTTCAAGGTTCCCTATTTCCGTAGAGGTGTCCCTACCGATTCCTTATTTGCATTTGAGGATGCAATGAGAAACAATCTTTCGTATGCCATCAAGTGGTTGTTTTTCCTCCGTGACGCTCGTGAGGGTCTCGGTGAGAAGAAAGCTTTCGTAGATTTCTTCACTCAGTTCTTCTCCTTCGACAAAGGAAAGGCTGCCAAGGTTATCTCCCTTGTTGGTGAGTATGGTCGTTGGAAGGATTTGTTTGACATTATGAAGTATGCCAAAAACGACGAGTTGAAGGGTGTTTGCTTCAATATCATCAAGAACCAACTGAAGTCAGACATTGACAACTTCACTGATGGTAAGAGTGTTTCTCTGCTTGCAAAGTGGATTCCTTCCATCAACGCTTCCGACAGTGCCCGTCCTATGGCAATTGAGTTGAGAAACTATCTCGGTCTTTCCAACAAGGAATACCGTAAGATGCTCTCCAAACTCCGTGCCTACATCGGTATCGTAGAGAACAAGACTTGTGCAAACCGTTGGGATGAGATTGACTATGAGGCAGTTCCTTCAAAGGCAAATCTTCGTTACAAAGATGCCTTCTTGAAGCACGATGGTGACCGTCGGCAGGCATTCCTCGATGCAGTTCTCGACACCACTTCGGAAAACAAACCGAAGATTAACGCCAGTGTTCTATATCCACACGAGATATGGTCGAAGTACATCAATCGTGGTTGTCGATGGGTTAACTATCGTGGAATCCAACTCGACAACTCCCTTGAGGCTTTGTGGCAGAACTTGAAGGAGACACCCGATTGTGGTAATACTATGGTCGTCTGTGACGGCTCCAGTTCTATGGAGTCATCCATCGGTGGCTCTTCTGTTCATGCAATCGACGTAAGCCGTTCCCTCTCAGTGTACTTCGCCGAAAGATGTGAGGGAGAGTTCAAGAACAAGTTCATCGAGTTCTCGAGTCATCCACAGTTCATCGACATCAGTGGGTGCAACACTTTGCTTGACAAAATCAAACATATTGCAAAGTACGACGATTGTTCCAATACCGATATTGAGAAAGTGTTCATGCTTATTCTCAACACCGCCAAGAAGTATAGGATGAAGCAGTCAGACTTGCCCGAGAGAATCCTCATCATCTCCGATATGGAGTTTGACAGTGCAACCACAATCAACCGTTGGAGTGGTAACTTCCAGAGTCGTATGGACACCCTTTTCGACAACATCACCCGTGAGTACAACATTGCCGGTTACAAGATGCCGAGATTGGTCTTCTGGAATGTTAATTCTAGAACCAACACCATCCCTGTTACCGAGAACGAAAACGGTGTCGCCCTCGTATCTGGTTTCTCAGTGAACATCGTCCGAATGGTGATGTCTGGAAAGACTGACCCTTGGGAGGTCTTGAAGGAGACACTTGACAATGAGAGATACTCTCTTATCGACAGGGCATTGTCCGATTAAGAGATACTCCACAAAAAGAAAGAAAAGACAGTCGTAAATGATTGTCTTTCTTTTTTTATATACATAAATAAATTATGGAAAAATATTTAAACAAATTCAAGGAGAAACATTCTTTTTCGGATGAAGATTGTAAAAGATATGGTGAGTCCGATATAATTTTTGACATTGATTTCGAAATGCCGGATGATGCACTCGAGCAATGGGATGAATATATAAAAGAACATGGATATATTTCCTTTGCAAAATGGACTGGTGTAGATAACGGATATACACCGAGAAGAGTTGATAAGAGTGGAATGGATGATTTGAAATCAGATTTTGATTCATTGTTTAAGAATTTGGAATCAACATTATCATCAAATTTCGGATTTGTAGACGATTCTGATTTGGATGATTCCGACTTTATGTTTGACGAAGAAAATGAAAAAATAATAATATGAAAATTGCAGTATTTTGTTATATTACAAATAACAAAGATAATAAGCCTTGGCCAGAAATAACTTTCAAAGATGACAATATAACATATTTTATGTTTACCGATGATGTCAAAGAGGGTGAGACTAAAAGGAATGGATGGAATTTGGTAAAAGTAGACACAGAGAGAGAAGGTATGTATAAAGAGGATATGAACAAACTTTACAAATGGCATCCTTATGATAATTTCAAAAACTATGATTTTGATTATTCTTTGTATATAGACTCGAAAGTCATCCTTCTTAAAAACCCAAATGAAATTGTACATGATATGGTGGATAATATGAAATATGGCTTTGTTATGCACCAATATTATTTTTCACCAAAGAAATATCCGAAACACAAGTTAAATTATGAAAGTATATATAAACATATAGACTATCTTATAGACGTTAAGGTTGGTAATTTAAAAGAACTTGCAGAATGGAGAAAAAAACTGAAAGAAGAAAGGTATCCAGAAAAGAATATAGTTTTCGAAACTGCCATTATCTTAACAGACCTTAAAAACAAAAAAGGTAAAGAAATCCAAGATGAGATTTTCAGAAAATATAAAGAGGTAAATTCAAGAAGAGACCAGATTATTGTACCATACGTTTTATGGAAAATGGGTCTTTCATTTGGTGAGTTTAGTGGAATGGGGAAATACACCGGTGAAAGTAAATATGCAAAGAACACAGGAAAAACAAATATAAACAATAGAATTTATTCATAATTATGATTGTAGTAACTATGACTTCATGGGTAAAAAGGATAGGTTCGGTGAAAAAAGTTGTTAATAGTATAATGAACAACACAATGAAACCTGATAGAGTTTATCTGAATTTGAGTAAAAGTGAATTTGATTTTGAAAAAGTGGAACTCCCGAAAGATTTGGTTGAGTATTTCAATTCAGATGAAAGACTTATTATAAATTGGGTTGATGGTAAAAACACAAAGTCTATGAAAAAAATATTTCCAATACTCGACTATCTTGACGACGATGATATTATAATAACGGCCGACGATGATTTATTATTTCCAAAAGATTTTATTGAAAGTAGATTGGATGATTTTAATAAGTTTGGGAAAAAATATTCAATAACAAGTAATAGAAGTAATATGGGTTTTTTACCGAATATGTATGTCGCTGCTGCAAATTCTTTATATACAAAAAGAATGTTAAAAAATTGGAATAAATATGTCAACGATGAAATTATTAACACATACAACGATGACAGAACATATTTGTATATACTTTGGTTAAATGGTTTTTTAAATAAGCCTTGTACAAAATATGATGTAAAGGAACTTCTGAATTTATATAATCTTAATCTTGATGAAACAAGTTTATCAAAGAGTAAGAAAGTAATATTTGCAAAAAAATATGATAATGTTGCAGTTCAAAGATTGAAAAAAATAACCAATAAAAATATCAATAATATATTTGGGTTATTCTCTGAATCTGAAGATGAAAATAATAATTTAGAAGAGATGAAATCAATCGTGTCAAATGGAATAAACGAAAGATATTCAAGGATAATAAAACTAAGAAAAGATATTGCAGAAGGTAAAATAGTAAAAGTCCATGTGTCCGATGGAAAATTTGTTTGGAAAAGAATTAAATAAAAAAAATTCAGATGGATTGAATCTATCTGAATTTTTTTGTTATATTTAAACTATATGAAGATTTATACGAGTTACTTTGCAAAACTCAACAAAATATTGGATGCCGGATATTTTCCAATATCAATTGCACGATACACACCGAAAGGACTCAATATCGCCGAGATTAAAACTTTTGCCCCGTCGGAGGATTTACTGAGAAAGATAAAGTCCGGTGAAATCGATGAAACCGAATACGAGAAAATCTACAGGAAGGATATGGAAAGGTTTGATTTCAACCGTGTGTGGAAAACATTTGAACAAATATCCGAAATAAACGGCAAAAAAGACCTTGTATTGCTCTGTTTTGAGAAGAGTGGGGACTTCTGCCACCGACATATTTTCGCCTCTATAATGGGTGAAAAAACGAAAAATAAAATAAAAGAATTAAACATATAAAAAAATTGAAGAAATGAAAAAGTTTATCGGAAATGTAAACGGTGTAGAGTACACCAATCGTGAAGACTTCAATGAAGCCGTAAAGAAAGCAATGGAAAATCCTTATGAACAACTCGTCGTCACATCATATGAGAAGATTGTTCCAGATGATGAACCGGTCAAGAAAGACGATGAAAAAATTATTGTAGACTTTGATGAAATAACGTTATATCGTGATTCTGAAAAAAATGAAAATGGTGAATACAAGATTGAAGAAGGAATCAAAGAAAAGTTGGAAAACTGTTGCAACAAGGAAGATATCATTGAGAGTTTGAAAAGAGACATTAAAACTTGGAAATCATGTAAGGAAGACAATGATGGAAAGATTGAAAAATACAATGAAGATATAAACTTTGCAAACAAAAGAATTATAGAACTAAACGAAGAAAACAAGTCTATTGATGCCGGTATCCGTTACTACAATAGATTGTTGAGTTATGTCGATAATAAGTATCAACAGATGGATATGTATACTACCATGGATACTACCGGAGAAAAACCATCATACACAAAACCAGTTGTAAAATCTGACAAGGAAATTGTAAGAGATAATATTTTAGAAATGGTTGATTCATTTGGTAAGTATCTTAAAAAGAAAGGATTCTTTCTATAATAAGATATAAAAAAAAGACCCTCGATTATGTCGAGGGTCTTTTTTTATTAGTGACTTGCTGTATATCCATATCCATCTAGTAAAAAAGTACCAAAAGCTTCTGTAATAGGTATATATAGATGACCTAAATTATCCATACAAATTGGGAGTAGATATGAAATATATTCTTTTTCCCCATCTACTCTAAGTAACTCAACAGTATTAGTAGTCGTTAGTTCATAATCCATATAATTTGGTGATGTATTAAACGACGATATTGAATCAAGAGGTAATACTGTTCCTAAACTATTATGTGGAGATGCCATTGATGCGCTACCACCAGAAGGAGTTTCCCATGTTCCTTTCTTTGAGAGGAACTGTGTCGTCGTACTTCCGTCGAATACAATACTTGTCAATTTTAGTTTATGATAATTATCACTTCTATCACTGTAATCTCCAATCACAAGTCTGTCACCGTTTGCAATAGCGACTTGGTTATTTGCCACACCTCCAGATTGTGATATATTACCTTGAATATAACCACCGTTACTTATAGTTCCATGCCCGTGACTACCTTTAGAAACAGTATCGAAAGTTGTACCTATCCAAGTATCTGGAATATTTGTCGGTAATGCAATAGTTCTAGATGTTCCATCGACAGTTATATATGTTGAAGCGGTTGTGGAAAGTGTTATATTGCTACTAGGTAAAGTAACAGTTGAACCTCCACTCGATGGACTCTCCCATGTTCCTTTTTGTGAAAGGAATTTTGTCGTCGTACTTCCGTCGAATGTAATAGAAGTTCTTGCAATCTTATTCGAGTTTGACGAATCGGTGACAACTAACTTGTCTCCATTTGCAATTGTAATATCGGTTGTTTGAAGTGTTCCACCATTCTGAATATTACCATGTGTGTGACTTGATGGTGTTCTTGCACTTGTATATGGGTCTGTACTTGGAAGAGATATTTTCCTTGTAGTAGAACCCGATGTTATATATGTTTGTGCAGTTGTTGACAAAGTTATATTACTTTCAGGTAATGTGACATCACTTCCAGATGCTCCATTTATAGTTATAACTCCATCAGAATTACTATTTACATATACAGAACCACTACCAGTGATTTTTACACCTGGTGCAACGGTACCGTCAGAATTTACAACATTGATAAAACAAGCGACTTCCGAATCTGTATTAGTAGAAGATGATGATTCTGGACCAACTACCACATGTGATGCTTTCGTATCAGATGTTACATATGAATTACTATCCACACTTCCATCCGCTTTCAAAAACTGTGAAGACGTACCACCACTTTTAACAAACTGTGTTGCTGTTATCTTTGCTGGAAATGTTGCATTTTTTGACATATCAAAACTATACAATCTACCATTACTTGCCATTGTTGATGGTGTTGCCCAACCAACTCCACCATAACAATTAACACCAAAAATACCCAAACCAGGATAATTGGATGTACTAACACCAGTACAACCGAATGTGAAACGAACTTGACCATACTGTGATGATGGTGTATTTCCGTATGTTGTAATACCAGATGTGTTAATAACATTATATCCACTCCAACCTAAAACACTAACCTTATTTGCAAAATTTTTCCAAGTGTCTGTATTACTTGTAATATTTGATTGAAGACGAGCATCTATTGAACACCAAGTTCCAGCACTACCACTTGTTGTAACATATATAATAAATTTATTCAAAACTGTATAAACCTGATTACCAGCTGTCGATAAAGTTACACGAAGTTGACAATTTGCATCGGCTGGATTTGATGTTGTCGATTTACCAATATAAAATGCACTAGTTTTAAAATCTGTAAAGAAACCCGTCTTACTTGAATCTGATGCACCATAATCTGTCCAAGTTGTACCACCATCTCTTGAATATTCAACAGTGACTGCATTTGGTGAAACAAATGCTGTTCTGTTTGCACCAAGATTTCCAACCATTGCAGCGTCTATCGGTGAATAAGTACTAGCTAAATTTTTTCCACCCCATTCAAGATATGCTTCACCTCTTGATGTTATACTACTAAAAGCGTGACTATGGCTTGATGAAGCATAACTAGGAAGTGTCTTCTTAGTTGCAGTAATAACACCGTTTTCATTTTGACTTATTGAATCGATGAATGTTGTTGATGTAGTAGTTGAAGCCGTTGGCGAAGTTACGGCTGTCTGAATTGGTTTATAAACTCCACTATGGTTATGACTTGTTGGTGAGTATGAAGTACTGTCAACACTTCCGTCAGCCTTCAAGAATTGAGTCGATGTTCCACCACGTTTAACGAAACTTGCAGCCTTTAATGCACCTGTACTTGGATTGAATGTCAAACCTTTATTTGTATCATTTGAAATATATTGGATTTTTGTTGCATCACCATTTGCACCAAATGGAATAGTTCTATCTGAATCTGCCCAAGAAGTACCAGTATTCATATTCAATCCATTTGAAAACGTTTTAACACCGGAAATTGTCTGAGCACTACTCAAATCAACGTAATTAGAATGTGTGTGTCCATAAGTTGCAGCACCACCGGAAGCACCAACTTTTGTTATACCAGCAACAGAAGTACTTGCAGTTGGAATATTCTTCTTGGTTACAGTTATGTCACCGTTTGTATTCTGACTAATGGTATCGATAAATGATGTTGATGTAGTAGTACCACTCGTTGGAACACTTGGGTCCGAAACAGCGGTTTGAGTTGTTTTATATTCACTATGTGTGTGGTTTGAAGTTGAATATGTGTTTGTATCAACACTTCCATCGGCCTTCAAGAAACCAGTACCACTAGACAACTTAAAACTTGTTGCCGTTATCTCACCCTTACCATTTATCTTGGCTGTTGTTGCATATTTTGGTTGACCATTTGTAGTAGGAGTGGTATTTGAATTTACAAGAAGTATGTTATAGTTCGTAGCTGAATCAGTAGAAAGTGCAACTGGTGTTACCTTTGCATCTGTGTTTGGGTTAGCAGGTATCTTACCAGAAGTAACAGAAAGACCCGTCACGTGACCCTTTGCATCTTTCGAAATCGTTATTCCTTTTACAACATCTATACCCCATGCAGCACTAGCACCACTTGCAGATGCAGTAAGAGATGCCTCATCATCACTTTCTGGTGTATAGTGATTGTCAACAGAAGTCACCTTGGTGTCGGTTGCATCAGTTATTCCATAACCGGCAAGTGTTGTCGGTTTTGAAGTAAGACTTGCAAACGTATGTGTATGATTACCGGCGGCTGCTGTTGTAGAAGATGTTCCAATCTTGATGATACCCGCTGTCGATGTAGATGCAGTAGGAAGAGTTTTCTTAGTTGCAGTGATAACACCTTTTGTGTCCTGACTTACTGTGTCAATGAAAGTTGTTGATGTAGTAGTCGAAGCGGTTGGTGAAGTTACGGCTGTCTGAATTGGTTTATAAACTCCACTATGGTTATGTGAGGAAAGTGAATATGTATTTGAATCCACACTACCATCTGCTTTCAAAAACTGAGAAGATGTTCCACCTTTTTTCACAAACCCATTAGAAATTATTTTTCCAGTGCTTGGTTGGACTTCTACATCAACTGCCTCGTATGCAACATTTGTGGTACTTGTAATTGCATCACCTGTTGTTGCAGAACTATTATAACCGAGAAGTATTTTTCTATAATTTTCTGTTGTTGTAGCACTTTGTGTAACCATAGTGTCAGTATTGGTATCACTCAAATAAACTCTTGTTAAAACCCAGTTCGTACCATCGTAATTGGCAATCCACCAAGCAGCTGGAAAGTTACTTGATGTTACATTTGACGTACCAATTTTGATTGGTTTTGCTGTTGTACCATTTACACTGAGTTTGACATTGGATGTTGCACTATTTGTATTAGTTGTCTGGAGTAATATTCTCTGTCCAGTTACTAGTTCAAAACCAGGCATAGTGGCTGTTTTAGTTGCAGTTGCAGCGGCGGTACTACAATAGGCGACACCACTCATTGTGGTATTTGCATCACCACCAGCGGCTGAAATTGAAAAAACTATATCCTCTGTGTTAAAAGTACCGGATGTGTGAAATGTGATTGTTTTAGTTTCACCGGTATTGACTTCTATAGGTATATTTGCCATATATTGTTGAAATTTTAATATTTAATTTATTTATGTGTTATTATATATAAAATATAACAAAAAAAGGTGACAGACTTGTATCTGTCACCTTTTCCAATATTATTTTTAATTATGAAATTGTATAAGACTCATCATATATCTTAATAAATGTCTTATTTGAAACTACAGTGTCAGCACCAACAGTTGTTGTAGAATCTTTACTTTGTGTTCCACCTGCAGTCAAACCTTTACCAACCGTAACTGTTGAAGTTATTGCTACAGAACCATTTGTTATATTTCCACCATTTGGAGTGATTGTAATATAGTTTGTCCATCCAGATGGAACAGATGCTTGTGTAACAACACCTGTAGGAACAGTTGTTGATGAACCACCAGTTTTAGTTACAGTTTGACTCATTGTAACTTTTGGTTTACCAATACTTGCTGTACCAAATGATGGTTTTGGTATAGATACAACTGGAACATAATAACTTGTACCGGCGGCAACAGATGCTGTTACGGCTTTACTACCACTAAACGATGTATTTGCAACAGCATCAGATGTCAGTGTTGCACCCTTTGTTATACCTTTTGATATGGTTGCTGTTACGGCGGCACGTCCGACATTAATACTTGCACTCACAGTTCTAGATGCTGCATCTAAAGTTCCATCTGGGTCGAAAACGACAGAAGAACCACTCGTTGGTGCTGTTGTTGTTATACCATAAGTACTAAGTGTTATTGCACTTCCAGTCGTACTTCCACTTCTGGATAAGAAATTAACACTTGGTGTACAAGTAAAGTTACCGGTACTTGTACATGTAATCGTAGAATCTCCAGTTAATGCTCCACCAGAAATACTTGTTGTTGCTTTTGTTATATAATATGCTCCAGAAGCACCACTCACTGTTGGTACAATATCACCACTAGAAAAACTTCCAATATCCGAGATTGATTCATTTGTTACAGCAGTCAAAAGTGTGACTGGTGAAGATGATGATACTGATACAGCACCTTTAATATTAGTAGATGTTTTTACAGCGGTTCTACTATATTCACCAGATATACTACCAGTTACACTACCATTTGTTTTTGATGATGATATAGTTATTGACACACCACTTGCTCCATCTGACCAACTGTTAGGTTTTGTTGTTGTGACACCCCATGCATCATTTCCTGTTGTAGTCATTGAACCTGTTTTTGAAACAGTAACCGTTGGAACCGTTGTTTGTATACTATCTTGTGGAATATTTGCACTTACCGTCACAGCACCACCAGTACCTTTATTTGCCAAACTAACAATAGGAATTGAATATGTCTTTGCACCAGTTATACTTGCAGTTACATCCCTAGTTCCACTTTGAGTCAAACCGGTTGATGGAGAACTTGCACCTAACAATGTCGAATCATTATGTGCTGCAATTGCACCAGCACTATTTGTATATGTAACGGCGGCTCTCGTGTATTTTATAGTTGCATTACCAGTAAGTGTCTGTGTATTACTTGAAGCACTAGTAACTATTGACAAATAGTTTGTACCATCTGTACCAGATGATGGTACTCCTGCTATGACACCATAAGTTGCACCAACACCAGAAGAACCAATATCTGTAAATTTACCACTGTATGTTAATGTAACGGTTGGGGCTGTACCAGTTATCGAAAGAGAACTATCACTAGTTACTTTTGATACTCCACCACCATCACCAAATACTGTAACAATTGGTATATACAACTTTGCAAAATTGTCGGTAACAGTTGGTTTAATTGCTGAAGCACTAGATGTGCCTGTCGCTGCAGTAGTAGGTTCCGCTAACGCTTGTGTGTTAGCAGCTTTATTCACATAACCAACTGCTGCATTTTTATATGTAACGGCGGTTCTATTTGCAGTAGCATATGCTTTAACACTACCATCGGAAGCCGTGTGTGTTGCATCAATTGTCATATAATTTGTACCATCAGTACCACTACTTGGAGCAGTTGTTGTTACACCATAAGTTGAACCAACATTACCAGTACCCGTTGGAAGAAAAGTACCAGTTGCATTATATGTCACAGTTGGAACAGTCAAACTATTCACCGATGGTGTAACACTCACAGCACCACCTTGAAACACAGGTGTAATTGTTGGAACTGTACCAGTTAACACGTTACCTGCTTCATCATAAGCCTTATATCCAGTAAGAATATGTCCAACACCAGCATCATTTGAAGCGATTTCAGGAATAAGGTGTCCCAATGAAATTTTAGTGTTTTCAAACCAACCTTTGTTTATATACAAATAACCTCCAGATGGAATTATAGTTGTATCTTCCGTATTCTCACTATATTCTACACCTTCTGCTGCTCCATTGTTTAAACTACCAGCAGCCACATTTATTGATGCACCTACAGTAACTTTAATATTCTCTGGTACATAAGTATCTTTTGTATTCAAAGTGACTGTTTTTGAACCAAGACTTATGCCATCATCGGCACTATTTACATCAAAAGTATCGATATTTGTAGAAATTACTATATCTCCCATATATTTTAAAATTTATATTTTATATTTTATTTATGTTTTAGTTTTATGTTTGTGAATAACTTCCATCATACAATCCGACAGTCACTTCTGCCGAACCGTCGTAATCATGTGGTCCGATATGTAATTGGTGTTCGACTCTTTTGGCAATATCTGACGTACCCGACGTGGTGGCGTATGATGCTGCTGTAAAAGGAAGTTCTGTCGGAGAATGAACACCGTCTCCAACTTTAAACATTGGGACATATTGCCCATTCTCTATTCTATTGTCTGTAAAGATAATAATCTCACCGAATTGGGGTATATAATCGTTACCAAGGTCATACCATTCTTGTGTACTTTTACTAAACGGTTCCAATGGAACAAGACACAAATGATTGTTCGAGAACTCAACACGATAGTGATATCTTGTGTTTATGTCCCAAACAATATGACCTATGTCATACTTGTTAGACAAGTCTTGTTCCTCTTCACTCGTCAGTTCAAGTGGAGACTGACTCTCGAACTCACTTGAATTTATATTATCTCTCTCGAAATTAGGTTTCTGTGAGTCGAATGCAAAAGGTTGTGTTATTCTTATACTCATCTTCTATTTTCGAATTTATATTAAGTTATTGTAGTTTGAACCGATTATGATAGCCGTGTATGTTTCTCGGCGTATATTGCTCGTAGAGTAAATGGTTATTTCTATTACTGAGTTTCTGTCGTCAAACACGACATCTGGTATCAATTGTTTTCCGGTGGATACTTCCCTCAAGAAACACACTGCACCCATAATGGTGATTCCAGCAGAAGTCACGTCTGCATAAGGAATCTTCCATTTGCATTCGTTATTGTTCGCCGTTAAATCTGGATTCAAGAATGTGGCGTTATTCACCACATTACGACGACGATTAACCGGTTCAAATTCAATAATCTCGTCGTTTGTGTTCTTGATAAATAGTCTCTCATGTCCGTCTGCATAAGACACTGCAATCTCACCATATTGAATACTTGACAAAGCGGGACTCTTACCCGATAACTGATAATACCATCTGTTACCACTGCTCAACTGGATATATGTCGGTGAATTTGTGGTAGGATTGGATGGAACACTACCGACACTCACAACCGTTGAACCATCGGGAATATCGGATTTCAAAACATGGACATATTCTACATTGCTTGTTTTTAGATGTATCATATGTCGATAAACTTGGTCGTCATATTCACCACAGTCCCAAGTGTCACTGATTGACAGATTGTCGTCCGAATCTATTTTAAGAAGGTTCGTACTCCCAGTATGTGGGGTGGTGGTGTTTCCTGTGACGGTTGTCTGTGACAACGAAATACTCATCTCACCATCTGACATAGAAAGTCCAGAACCACTTGTCAATGACGGAATATCAACCGAAAACACATAAGAACCCAATGGGGGTTCAGATGTCAAAACCGGAGCAGGTGACGTGGAATAAAAATATATCGTGTTACTCCATGTCGTGGCACTCCGTATATCGGAATCAGTATTGACAAGGTATCTCCATGAGTTGTTGTAACAGAAATACAAACCTGCCGGATTGTTCGCCGTCCCGATTGTGAGATTGAGGAACGAACCGTTGTGGTACGTACTTGGAATGGCATTGAGTGAGTAGAACTTCACTTGTCTGTCTTCGGCAATCGGAAATATATAGTCATATCTGTCATTCCAATAAGAAGAGTTCCTATATGTGTCTAGGGCAGATTCCGGAACATAGATTATGAAATCGTTACGAGTATTCGGAAACGAACCATTGGTAGTAGGAGGTGTGGTCGACAATATGGTCATAGAAGTAAGGTTTGCCTGTCCCCCGAAGGCGGCATACCCTATACTCGTCACGGTACTAGGAAGTATTATCGATGTCAGTGTGTGACCTCCAGTGTATGCACTGTCTCCGATAGCGGTTACATTTCCACTGAATGTGGAAACACCAAGGTTGTTGTTGTAAATATTACTTGTCAATGTGACACCTAAAATACTTGATGTGGCCGGTGATAAAATATTTCCATCATTTGTTGTGTACCAAATCTCGTTATTGGGTATATTTATCATATGATTATATATTTAAAATACATTCTTATATATTTATGTAAAGAATTAAAATTTGAAATTTCATAAATAAAGTATATAATCAAAAAAAAAATATATGGCAAATATACCTAATAATCAAATTTGGTACACAAGTAGTGATGGAAATGTAGTGACTCCACATGCATCAAATATTTTCGGTGCAGAAATCGATACCAATGTTTATGAAAATGGTATTGGAATTATTACTTTTAAAGGAAATGTGACAAGTATTGGAAGTTATGCTTTCTATAATTGTTATGGTCTTACTTCTGTCACAATACCTGACTCAGTGACAAGTATTGGAAATAATGCTTTCTGGAATTGTAGTACTCTTACTTCAGTCACAATACCCAACTCTGTAACAAGTATTGGAAAGTCTGCTTTCAATGGTTGTAGTAGACTTACTTCTGTCACAATAGGTAACAAAGTGGCAAGTATTGGACAAAATGCTTTCCAAGGTTGTAGTAGACTTACTTCTGTCACAATAGGTAATAAAGTGGAAAGTATTGGAAATTATGCTTTCCAAGATTGTGAAAGTCTTACTTCTGTTACAATACCTGACTCAGTAACAAGTATTGGAGATAATGTTTTCAAAAATTGTTATGGTCTTACTTCTGTCACAATAGGTAACAAAGTGGCAAGTATTGGAAGTAATGCTTTCCAAGGTTGTACTCGTCTTACTTCAGTCACTATACCCAACTCTGTGGCAAGTATTGGAAGTAATGCTTTCCAAGGTTGTACTCGTCTTACTTCAGTCACTATACCCAACTCTGTGACAAGTATTGGAAGTAATGCTTTCCAAGGTTGTACTCGTCTTACTTCAGTCACTATACCCAACTCTGTGACAAGTATTGGAAGTAATACTTTCCAAGGTTGTACTAGTCTGACTTCAGTCACAATACCTGACTCAGTGGAAAGTATTGAATATTATGCTTTCAGTGGTTGTACTAAATTACTTTCAATTGATATTCCTAATTCTGTAACAAGTATTGGAGATGGTGCTTTCAATGGAGTTACTAATATTATTTATACTGGAAATGCAACTGATACTGGTAATAATAATTGGGGTGCAACTTATAGAAATTGTACTTTTGAAAATGGATTTTTATACACCGATAGTACTAAAACTACTTTAGTCGGTGCTGACACTACAATAACTGGTAATAATGTAATTATTCCCAACTCAGTAACAAGTATTGGAGATAATGTTTTCAAAAATTGTTATGGTCTTACTTCTGTTACAATAGGTAATAAAGTGGAAAGTATTGGAGATAATGCTTTCCAAGGTTGTGAAAGTCTTACTTCTGTCACAATAGGTAATAAAGTGGAAAGTATTGGAAGTAATGCTTTCGATTATTGTAATCGTCTTACTTCTATCACAATACCAGACTCTGTTACAAGTATTGGAGGTAGTGCTTTCAATGGTTGTAGTAGACTTACTTCTGTCACAATAGGTAACAAAGTGGCAAGTATTGGAAATAATACTTTCCAAGGTTGTAGAATGCTTACTTCAGTCACAATAGGTAATAAAGTGGAAAGTATTGGAAATTATGCTTTCATTAATTGTACTAGTCTTACTTCTATCACAATACCTAATTCTGTGAAAAGTATTGGAGATTATGCTTTCTATTATTGTAGTGGTTTGACTTCTGTCACGATAGGTAATTCCGTTGAAAGTATTGGAGAAAGTGCTTTCAATGGTTGTACAAATTTAACACATATAATCTGTATGTCACAAACTCCACCAACTTTAGATAGTACTGCATTACCAGATACTACAAAAATCTTTGTACCAAGAGAATCACTTGAAACATATAAGTCAACTTTGAGTTCTTACTCTGAAAGAATCTTCCCAATCAATTTTGTTAGAATGAGAAAACCTCAAATTCAAACAATTCCAAACAATGAAATTCACTATACAACTAGTGATGGAAAAGTGGTAACTCCATATGGTACAGACGTTTTTGGTGCAAACATAGTAAGTAATGTTTATGAAAATGGTATTGGAATTATTACTTTTGATGGTGATGTGACAAATATTGGAAGTTGGACTTTCAGTAATTGTACTGGTCTTACTTCAGTCACAATACCAGATTCAGTGACAAGTATTGAAGATGGTGCTTTCTCTATGTGTGAATCTCTTACTTCTGTCACAATACCAGATTCAGTGACAAGTATTGGAGAATATGCTTTTGAAGGTTGTAGTGGTCTTACTTCAATTAATATACCAAATTCCGTAACGACTATTGGTAATTATGCTTTCTATGATTGTGCTGGTCTTACTTCAATCACAATACCTAACTCAGTGACAAGTATTGACGGTGCTTTCTCGAATTGTACTAGTCTTACTTCTGTCACAATAGGTAACAAAGTGGCAAGTATTGGATATGATACTTTCTATAATTGTACTGGTCTTACTTCAATCAATATACCTGACTCAGTAACAAGTATTGGAAATCAAGCTTTCCAAAGTTGTACTGGTCTTACTTCAATCAATATACCTGACTCAGTAACAAGTATTGGAAAACAAGCTTTCCAAAGTTGTAATAATCTAACTTCAGTCACATTAGGTAATAAAGTGACAGATATTGGAGATTCTGCTTTTGAAGGTTGCAGTGGTCTTACTTCTATCACAATACCAGATTCTGTAACAAGTATTGGAAATGGCGTTTTCAATGGTTGTAGTGGTCTTACTTCAATAATAGTTTCTGAAGGTAATACTAAATATGATAGTAGAGATAATTGTAATGCTATAATAGAGACATCAACTAATACGTTAATTCTTGGATGTAAAAATACAATAATACCTGAGTCTGTGACAAGTATCGGAAGTCGTGCTTTTGAAGGTTGTACTGGTCTTACTTCTATCACAATACCAGATTCAGTGACAAGTATTGGAAATGGTGCTTTCTATAATTGTAATAATCTAACTTCAGTCACATTAGGTAATAAAATGACAAGTATTGGACAAAATGCTTTCAATCATTGTACTGGTCTTACTTCAATTACTATACCTAACTCCGTGACAAGTATTGGAGATTATGCTTTCGGTGGTTGCAGTGGTCTTACTTCTATCACAATACCAGATTCAGTGACAAGTATTGGACAAAGTGCTTTCTCGTTTTGTACTGGTCTTACTTCAATTAATATACCAAATTCCGTAACGACTATTGGTAATTATGCTTTCAATAAGTGTACTGGTCTTACTTCTGTCACAATAGGTAACTCAGTGACAAGTATGGGAGAATGGGTTTTTAATGGCTGTGATAGTATTACTTCAATTACATTTTTAAGCACAACTCCTCCAACAATACAGTTGTCGTACTATCCAACACTTCCATCTCATAAAACTTATACAATCTATGTACCTGCTGAAAGTGTAAATGCATATAAGGGAGCATGGGAAAGGATAGCATCTCAAATAGAAGCAATACAACAATAATTTAAATATAAAAAAGAGAGTTCAAAAAATGAACTCTCTTTTTTATTATAACTTAGTTTTCAATATATTCGATATTGTCTTTCCATCTGCTCTACCGGCGAGTCTTTTATTCAGCTCCTTCATAAGAGGTCCCATCTGACTGAGACCCGTTTCCGACATCACTTTGTCAATTTCTTTCGAAATCTCATCTTCCGTCAGTTGTTTTGGAAGATATTCTTTCAACACATCGAGTTGTTCGGATTCCTCTTTATATAGGTCGTCACGTCCTTGTTCTTTATATATCCTCGCCGTGTCGGTTCCTTGTTTCACCATCTTCTGAATGATTTTCAAAATTTCATCGTCAGTTGCCTCGCCGGAATGTCCAGACGAGGTTTCCAATTCGGTTACGTTTTTCTTTACCATTCTGACCGTGTTCAGTTTCACAGTCTCCTTGTTTCTCATAAAGGACTTCATGTCCTCTGTCAATCTTTCTTTTATCGTCATACTCTTTTTTGAATTAAAAAATAACCAATCTATTCTTCGTCGAAGTTTTTGGAAAATTCGTAATCCATAAAGTCGAACAAATTTTCCATATTCGGAAATTCTCTCTTGAACGACTGCAACAGGTAGAATGCAGTATATTCATCTTCTATCTGTCCTTCTTCGTGTGCAACTCTTATCGAGTCGGCGATTACGACTGCCTCTTCTTCGGTAATGTCTATATATGCCATTTTTTCATTGTTTGTTTCTTTTTAGAATACAAAACAATCTCGATTTATTAGGAAACATAGATTTTACAATTTCGAAATTTATCAACTCCCAACATTCGTCACCAAGTTTGTTCAACGATTCTTGCAACAAATCGATGTTTTCAAAATCTTCGAGTATTGTTTTATACTCGTATTTATGTTCTGTCGTTTGAACATCGATTTGTGCTTCAGTAGAAATAACTTTCTTTTTTCTTACAGGTTGCTTCTTTTGGGGTTTCGGTGTTTCTTCCAAGGATATGTCTGGAATCGATTCTTGTCTTTTATTCCATTTCGGTTTCAGTTCATCCTCTATCTCCTTTTGTAGTTCTTCGTCCATTTCTTCCGGTTGGTTTTCCACATCTTCATTTGGATGTTCTATCTGTTCATTAACCTGAACTTGTGTCTTTCTTTTGAAAGGTTTCACCGGTTTGAGTTTGAATACCGATTCACAAGGAATACTCACATTTTCGTTTGTGTCTATAAACCTAACACTGTATTGCTTCGGTTCTGTATTTGTGACCTCAGCATCGTCAAACTCAAACTGCCTTTGCTCAGGGTCGTTTCTGTTAAATCCTATCCATTTCATAATTAAAAAAATATTGTTACATTAAAGATAACAAAATTTCATAAATAAAGTATATAATCAAAAAAAATATATGGCAAATATACCTAATAATCAGATTCACTATACAAGTAGTGATGGAAATGTAGTGACTCCATCTAAGCAAAATGTTTTCGGTGCAAACATAGTAAATAATGTTTATGAAAATGGAATTGGAATTATTACTTTTGATGGTGATGTGACAAGTATTGGAGGTCGTGCTTTCAGTGATTGTAGAAGTCTTACTTCTGTTACAATACCTGACTCAGTGACAAGTATTGGAAGTAGGGCTTTCAGTGATTGTAGAAGTCTTACTTCTGTTACAATACCTGACTCAGTGACAAGTATTGGAAGTCATGCTTTCACATTTTGTACTGGTCTTACTTCTGTCACAATAGGTAACTCTGTGGAAAGTATTGGAGAATATGCTTTCCGACATTGTGAAAGTCTTACTTCTGTTACAATACCTGACTCAGTGACAAGTATTGGAGATAGTACTTTCGAAAATTGTTATGGTCTTACTTCTGTCACAATAGGTAACTCAGTGGAAAATATTGAACAAGTATATTTCGATGGTTGTAGTGGTCTTAGTTCAATAGTAGTTTCTAATAGTAATAATAAATATGATAGTCGTAATAATTGTAACGCCATCATAGAGACATCAACTAATACGTTAATTGTTGGTTGTAAAAACACAATAATACCCGACTCCGTGACAAGTATTGGAAATAGTGCTTTCTATGAGTGTACTGGTCTTACTTCTGTAACAATACCTAACAACGTGACAAGTATTGGAGGTGGTGCTTTCTCTATGTGTACTGGTCTTACTTCTGTCACAATACCTAACTCTGTGACAAGTATTGGAGGTGGTGCTTTCGATGAATGCTGGAATCTTACTTCAATCACAATACCAGACTCCGTGACAAGTATTGGAGATGGAGCTTTCTTTGAGTGTACTAGTCTTACTTCTGTCACAATAGGTAACTCGGTGGAAAGTATTGGAGATGAATCTTTCTATAATTGTCGAAATTTAACACATATAATCTGTATGCCACAAACTCCACCAAATTTAAATAATAGTGCATTACCAAATACTACGAAAATCTTTGTCCTAAGAGAATCTCTTGAAACCTATAAGTCAACTTTGAGTTCTTACTCTGAAAGAATCTTCCCAATCAATTTTGTTAGAATGAGAAAACCTCAAATTCCAAACACTTATATTCACTATACAAGTAGTGATAAAAATGTAGTGAATCCAAAGCCAAATGTTTTCGGTGCAAACATCGTAAGTAATGTTTATAAAAATGGTGTTGGAATTATTACTTTTAAAGGAAATGTGACAAGTATTGGAAGTAATGCTTTCGAGGAATGCTGGAATCTTACTTCAATCACAATACCAGATTCAGTGACAAGTATTGGACATAGTGCTTTCTCTATGTGTGAATCTCTTACTTCTGTCACAATAGGTAATTCTGTAACAAGTATTGGACCAGATGCTTTCGAGTTCTGTACTAGTCTTACTTCTGTAACAATACCAGACTCCGTGGAAAGCATTGGAAGAAATGCTTTCTATAATACTGGTCTTACTTCTGTCACGATAGGAAATTCCGTGGAAAGTATTGGACAAAGTGCTTTCGGTAATTGTACTAGTCTTACTTCTGTAACAATACCTAACTCTGTGAAAAGTATTGGACAAAGTGCTTTCGGTAATTGTACTGGTCTTACTTCTGTCACGATACCAGATTCCGTGGAAAGTATTGTAGATGGTGCTTTCTGGGGTTGTAGTTGTATTACTTCAATGGTAGTTTCTAATAGTAATAATAAATATGATAGTCGTGATAATTGTAACGCCATCATAGAGACATCAACTAATAAGTTAATTGCTGGATGTAAAAATACAATAATACCAAACTCCGTGATAAGTATTGGAAATAGTGCTTTCGGTGGTTGTAGAGGTCTTACCTCTATTACAATACCTAACAATGTGACAAGTATTGGAGATAGTGCTTTCGCTAGTAGTGGTCTTACATCTGTAACAATACCTAATTTAGTGACAAATATTGGAAATAGTGCTTTCAATGGTTGTGCTGGTCTTACTTCTGTAACAATAGGTAACAATGTGACAAGTATCGGACATAGTGCTTTCAATAATTGTACTGGTCTTACCTCTATTACAATACCTAACAATGTGACAAGTATTGGAGATATGGCTTTCTATATTTGTAGAGGTCTTACTTCAGTCACAATAGGTAACAAAGTGGCAAGTATTGGAAGTAGTGCTTTCTGGAATTGTAGTGGTATTACTTCAATTACATCATTAAACACAACTCCTCCAACTATAAAATCTGATACACTTCCAACTCATGCAAATTATACAATCTATGTACCAGCGGGAAGTGTAGAAAAGTATAAAGGAACAAAAAATTGGAACAGTAAAGCATCTAAAATACAAAAAATACAATAATAATTTAAATAAAAAAAAGAGACTTCAAAAAAAATGAACTCTCTTTTTTATTTTTTATATTGATTAAATTTATAGTAAATTGAAACTATTATAGTAAAAAAAAAGAGTTCTGAATTGTCAGAACTCTTTTTTATCTTATTAGTTACTAATAGATTAGTCACCATTTAATGTAGGAACACTCGTGTTCCACACCAAATCAATCTTCACAGTTTGGTCTGAAGAACCACCTTCTTTCACCTCAATACTTGGGTTAATAGAACCTATGACAAGTCTAATTCCTCTACTTTCACCAAGAATTGTGAGACTATCCTCAATACTTGTATAATGGGTCACACCATCAGTTGTTGTTGCATCATCATTAATTGTTAGTGTTCTCGATGAAGCACCATCAGATAGACTGTAATTTGATGTTGCAATACCACTTCCGGTTGCAACAACAATACGACCGCTGGTGAGGTCTCCATCATTTTCTGCAATCTGACCACTAAAGACACCGATTGTCTCATTGGACTGAACTATGTTCATGGAACCATTATCACCATACACAACCATATCACCAACTTCATATTTGGTACCACCATGTGTGAATTCAGTTGCCACAATATAAACATCACCTGGTTCAGTTGTTGATGGAAAGTCTGAGTCAGAGTTTAAAACTCCTTTATAGTGCATTGCTCCACTAATAGAAAGAATATCATCCATTGTTGCAATCTTATTGCTTGCACTAGTGGTACGGTTTGTAATTACTCCGAGTGTATGGGTAGATGTATTATAGTTTAATTGAGTATCATCCAAAACCAAAACAGTATCTCCAGTATCGTTTGCACCAAAAAGGTCAGATGGGACACCAGTTGCACCGACACCGATTTTCAGTTTACCGGCACCGATTGTCACGGTACTTGTACCGGTACCTTGACTGATAAAACCATCATCTTCTTTAACACCTTTTAGTGTGAGGGTTGTACCACTTCCACTACTGGATGGAGATGCAACCAAAGTTGCAACAGTGTTTGCATCAAGGTTCTCAATTGCAGCAGTTACAATATTTGTAATTGAAGATGTGTCTGATGCATTAGTCAAATATTCCCATCCAACTCTACCACCGAACCAAAGACCTTCTGGACGGTTAGTCGTACCATCATTATATGCAGTAGTCAAGTGGACGAATATACCCGTATGAATGTTTGCATCAAATGTTGGTAAGGAACTAAGTTTATAAAATCTTACGTTATTAGCCATATATTAGTTTCTTTATTTAACTTATTTATGAAAACTTAAAATAAGTCAGTCGGGTAATACCCGACTGACGTTATTCTATACATTTTATACTATGAATATTCTTCCCATTCAAAACTTGCTTGTGCTGTGATAGCGGTTCCACCAACGGTTGCAAGAGTCGTTGCAGTGGCAGAATTAACTGGGATTGTTGCATTACTATTTGTTACAGCAGCTTTTGTATCAACATAAGACTTAACATCTGATGCCTCAGCGAGACCCATATGTTCAGAATCTGCACTACTCATTGCTTGAACAGTCAAACCGATTGCACTGTCGAGTGTCACATTCTTACTTGAATCTGTTGTTGCAGTAACCTTGACTGTTGCATAGTTACTTGCAGTGACAGTTTTTGCTTTTTCGGTTTCTGAACCATCAACAGTCTTTACTGCTGTACCAACTTGACCATCAACATAAGTCTTAACATCAAGAGCAGTTGCAAGACCATCAGCACCACTTGCTGCTGTTGAAACAGCGTGTGTTGTTACGTTAGAAGTTGTTGAAAGGGTATAGTTGTTATCGTTTGTACCCTTTGCTGCACTAACTTTAACCTTGATGTAATCACCTTGTGTGGTTGCTGTCTCACCAGTGATTGTCTGAATCTGGTTGGTTGCATTCTGGATAGCGGTATAAACTTGACCACCAGTTGTCAATGTACCGGCATCCTGTGCAACTGCACCTGTTTTAGGTGTGATTACATAACCATTGATGGTCAAAGCATTTGTATCACCACTTGTGTAAGTATCAACGAGAGATTTTACAGAAAAACGTGTAACTGTTGAACCAGCGTCTGTGTTCCAAGTGAGTTTAATATAAGGGACTACCTCGGTAACATCTTGTTCTGCAGCAGTAACCAATTCAGCACCAGAAAGCATACCGTCCTTTACAAATGCAGTAGCATCAACCTTTGAAATCTCGGCATCACCAATACCCTTCAAGACGATGTAATCTTTCTGATTTCCACTTTCACCTTGTTTCTCAATTGCAACACTCAATGTTGTTGAAAGAACATTAGTATTGCTCATTGCAAGCATTTTTTCATTAGAATCAACTGAAACGGTTGTATCGGTGATTCTGCCAGCGAGTTCTGCCAAAGCATCTTCTACATTGGTTGCAGTGATTTTGTTACCACTGTCTGCAATACTAACATCGGCTGCTGCACCAGTTGTTGCAACCTCTTCGAGAACGATGTCTATATCACTGTTGTTTGCAACAACACCGTCGGTTTCAGTGAGACCAGCCTTCAATGTCACAACATTACCACTCTTTGAAGCGATTGTTGCAGTTCCATCCAAAGCGGCAACCTTATTGTCAACATAAGTCTTGGTTGTAAGTGGGTTTGCTACTGCAACTGCATCAGTTACATCGATAACTGGTTTCAACTCACTATTTTCCGTAATAGTTCTGATAGTGGTTGTAGTTGGTGTCGTACCATTGATGTAATATTTGAAGTCTGTTACATCCAAAAGACTGTCGGAAATATTCTTAACGGCTGTATCCAACTTATCGTCAGCATCTTTCAATGAAGTTGCATCTGCAATGTAGTTTGCACTATCGTTTGCAGTATATGTACCACCTTCACCAAGACCTGCTCCAGTTTCGATTGCATCAATTTCGGTATGTAGTTGCTTGAAAGCATTCATAACATTTTCTGTTGTTGCAAGTGATGAGAAATCAAGTTGAACTGGGTCACCAGTTCTTTTAGTGATTGTGAGAACACCACTACTAAAAGTAGCGTCTACTAAATTAGAACCACCATATTGCTCACCTCCGACATAAATCGAATGAGTAGTCTTGTCGAATACAATTGCACCGGCGTGGTTTGTTGAAAATGTCAATGCACTGTTTTCACCTGTGGCTTCATATGCCTTACTGTAAAATTTAATTGCTTTATTAGTAGCCATAATTTATTTTGTTTTATTTTATATATTTTTGTTTTTTTAGTTGTATTCACTCCATACTATATTTATGTCAAATACGTTTTTTCCATCATTGATAGTTTTTGTCAATTTAATTGCATCGGAATCTCCGTTTGAATTTGTGATATTAGCATCTTTTGTATCTGCATATTTCTTAAATTCAACAATATCCTTTCCTAATACAATTCCATTTTCATTTGAAACCGAAAGTTCTCCGTTGTCAACAGACACATCTGCACCAAGTTCATCATCAGTGATAATATTGGCAATTTCATCAGCTAACATCTCTTCTGTCACGTACCCGTTGTTCCTTAAAAAATCACCGACGGATTCGGTAGTTAAGAAACCAGAATCATTCTTAAGTTGACTTGTTTTTGTTGGAATGTCACTTTTCTTTGCATATCCACTTATGTCAGGTATACTTTCACCGTACACATCCATCTCACGACGTTTATCATTCCAGTCAAAGTAGAATTTGTTAGTATCTGTTGTAAGATATAACCTTCCGTTAAAAGGTTTTTTCAACTCCTTAAAAAGTACCTTTTCTGTACAAAAGCCTATCTCTAATAAACTGACTCTCAAGTCTGGTCTCTTTACAACTTTTCTATATTCATAAGTATCATTTTTCTTGATATCCATAAAAAATATTTTTTTATTTCTTTACTATTATATTTATGAACATGAGAAAATAATTTTTTTTTTTGTAAAAAATTTATTTTATGATATTACAAATGAACCTTTTTTTTGTTATATTTTAGATATGAACGAACTTGAAGAAATAAAAAAAGGTCTTTTAAAAAACGGTTTCAAAAAAAGAAAAGACGATGATAGTTGTTATGACTACGAAGCTGTTAGTTACAATACAATAAACATCAACGGGAATATTCAGAAACAAGAGAAAAAACAACTTCTAACATTGCAGTATATCGGCACAGGTGGCAATGTAGAGGACAGTGATTGCTTTGACGACATATTTTTTTTCGATGTTTTTCAAAATGGAACACATGCAACAACCATTGGAGTATATAACTTCAATGACATAAAAGAAATATTAAATTAAAAATTAATAAGATATGAATTTTAAAGATTTTAAAAATTTTAAAAACAAAGTCGAAGAGTATATGTTCTTTGATAAGAAAACTCTCGCTGAAATTCTCGCCATGAGAGATTTAAAAGAAGAAGAGAACAGTGGTTCTGAAAAGAAATCGGTATTTTATTGTACGGCGATAGATGCTCCTTGTTTAGAGAGGAATTGTTCCGAATGTCTGTTTGGACATATTGAACAAAATTTATTTGTATCGACATACACCACAACAGACAAAATAAATTTTACACAATCCATGTAAAATTTTAATTTTTTTTTGGGGAAAAATAGTATCTTTTGAAAAAAATTAATACGATGGATATTTTAGAAATGATGGACGGTAAGTCCCAGAAAAATTTTGAAAAACTGATGTCTGGTGAGTTGGACAACAGTAAACCTATTAAAAAACGTAAAAAGGAAAAGAAACTGACACCATCCGAGTCTGAAAGAAGACTCAAGCACTTTAAAGAGTACCACTTTAAGACAACCATCGAACTTCTTGACCACATCAAACGTGGGAAGAAAGCATATCGTGGTGGTGAAGTCGGTTGGATTACAATCGATTCAAAAGACCCGAATATGGTTGTTTCCTATCAGAGACAGGAAAATGGGAAGATGGGATTCAGCTACGAGCGTATCGAGGTATTCAAAGCATATCTCACCACACTCGAATCCAATAAAATTGACGGGTATGTCGATTTCTGGCACAAGAAACCTTTTGAAAAAAAGGAAAAGTCAGAAAAATAAACGGTAGTGAGGAGATAAATCCGGTCGTCGCCATATATTGGTGACACGAGACCAGGAGGATGTTCCAAAACTACTATATAATAATCAAACTTATATAGTTATGTCAAAAAAAGTTTTAGTAGTCGTTGATATGCAGAACGACTTTGTTACTGGTTCACTTGCTAACCAGGCTGCACAGGAAATTATTCCAAACATAAAAAGAGAAATAGAAAGTGGAAAATATGACCACATTATCTTCACAAGAGACACACATCAAGAAAATTATTTGGAAACACAAGAAGGAAAAAATCTACCAGTAAAACACTGTATACAAAATACGTGGGGGTGGGAGATTGTTTCTGAACTACAATTCAACGGTGAAAATATCCATTTTGTGGACAAACCTACGTTTGGATATAAAAATTGGTATGAATTTATTACACACACCGTCGGTATTGACGGTGATGATTGTGAGTTTACTTTTGTTGGAACTGTGACATCAATATGTGTTGTGTCAAACGCCCTCATCATCAAGTCCGAATTTCCAGAGGCTATTGTGAAATGTATTTCAGATTGTTGTGCTCCTTTGTTTGGAAGTGAAGAAAATCAAAAGGCAACGTTTGAAGTTATGAAATCTTGCCAAATTGAAATCTCGTGAATATAAACTATTTAGTTCAAAAAATAAAGCAATTATGTTAGATATGAATCCAATGTTGTTGTGTGACACCTATAAGACCGTACACAACATGATGTATCCAGAAGGTCTTGAATACCTCGTATCTTACTGGGTACCACGTAAGAGTTATTTCGAAAAGGAGGAAAATCAGAAGATGGTATGGTTTGGTCTCCAAGCATTTATCAAGGAATACCTCGTCGATTATTTCGAAAAGAACTTTTTCAAAAAGAATCTTAAATCTGTTTTGAACGAATACAAAACCTATATGAACGTTCAGTTAGGTGATGGAAATTACAAGACAGAGCATATTGAAAAACTCCACAAACTTGGTTATCTTCCTCTCCAAATCAACGCTCTTCCTGAAGGTTCTCTCGTCAATATGGGAGTTCCCTGTATTGAAATCAGAAATACACATCCGGAATTTGCTTGGCTGGTCCAGTGGATTGAATGTATTCTCCAATCAGAACTTTGGAAAATCTCAAACCATGCCACAATCGGGCATATGTATTACAAACTTGCAAAGTATTGGTATGGTAAAACTGTAGATGACGATGTTGATGTGAGAAATGCAATGTCCGATTTCGGTATGAGAGGTATGTCATGTCTTGAAGAATCAGTAAGATGTTCATCCGCTTGGCTTTTGTCGTTTAACAAGACAAGTACAATTCCATCGTTGAAATATATCAACGAATATTACGATGCAGATTGCTCAGGTAGTCATATTGGTTGTGGAGCTGTGTCAACAGAACATTCTGTTATGGGAGCAAATTTTGCAATCGATGGTGACGAAAAGACATTTGTCAGAAAATTACTCACTGAACTTTACCCAAATTCAAGTTTTTCTATGGTTTCAGACACATATGATTATTGGAATATGGTTGACAATATAATTCCTTCTTTGAAAGAGGATGTGTTGAACCACAATGGGAAATTACTTATCAGACCAGATTCCGGCGACCAATTCACAGTGACTGTAGATACTGTTCAATCCTTATGGAATACTTTTGGTGGAACAATTAACAAAAAGGGATATAAGGTTCTTGACCAACATATCGGAGTCATTCTTGGTGATGGATGTACTTTGAATGTTGTCGGTAAAATATGGAAAGAACTTGACCGTAGAGGATTTGCAGCAAACAATGTCGTGTTTGGTGTTGGTGCTTTCTGTTTCTCTGCAGTTTTTGAAAACGATAGAATCATTGTCAATACAAGAGACATGTTTGGTTGTGCATGTAAAGCAACTTTCGGTATCATTGACGGAAAAGAATTGTTTATTTTCAAAGACCCGAAAACAGATACAAGTAAACTTAAAAAATCACACAAGGGACTTGTTTTCGTTGAAAGAAAAGACGACCATTTTGAATACAAGGATGAACTAAACAAGGAACAGTATGAAGAGTACTCAAAAAATCACGAAAATGCAATGGTTATGGTATTCAAAGACGGTATTCCTTACAATGTTGAGTCATTTTCAAAAATTCGTGAAAGATTGTCATCCAACGTTTAACAGATAAAAATATTTATTGGTATAATCTACATAAATATACTATACCAATGAATATTTTATATGAAAAGAAATACTGTTGAATCTTTCATAGAGAAATCTATTTTAAAACATGGAATATTGTATGATTATTCAAATGTAGAGTATGTTAACAACACCACAAAAGTTTGTATAATATGTCCAGAACATGGTGAATTTTGGCAGACACCACATGCTCACCTTAACGGTCAAGGTTGTCCTTATTGCAAAGGAAAACATAAAACAACAGAATTTTTCATATCAGAATTGAATAAAAAGTTTCCAGATTATGATTATTCAAAAGTTAAGTATGTTAATGCACATAAAAAAGTTTGTGTAATCTGCAAAAAACATGGTGAATTTTGGATAAGACCAAACGACTTGTTGAATGGATATGGTTGTGGTCTATGTGGAAAAGAAAAACGAAATCAGAAAAACCATCAGATTTTGATAGAATCATCTAAAGAATTTGAATCAAAAGCAAGAACCATTCATAAAGATAAATATGATTATTCATTAGTAAAGTATGAAGGAGTAAACAAAAAGGTTGAGATAATATGCAGAAAATGTGGAAGACATTTCTTTCAGTCACCACATGTACATCTTTCTTTGAAAAGAGGTTGTCCGTTTTGTGTATCATCAAAACTTGAAGACGAAGTTAGAGACATACTTTTATCTGAAAATATATTGTTTGAAGAACAAAAAACGTTCAATTGGTTGAATAATAGACAAAGACTTGACTTTTTTCTTCCAGATTTAAATATAGCAATAGAATGTCAAGGAATGCAACATTTTGAACCAGTTGATTTTTCGGGAAAGGGACTTGAATTTTCAGAAAAACAATTTGAATATCTACAATCTTTGGATAAAAAGAAAAAACTTCTGTGTGACGAAAATAATGTGAAAGTAATATACTTCACACACTATAAAAAAGAAACACCTTATACTGTTATAAATGATAAAGAAAACCTTTTAAAAAGTATTTTATTATGAATGTGGAAAAAGTAACAAACGATTTAATCAACTGGATTAAAGACTGGTTCGATAACAACGGACCAAGTTGTAATGCAGTGATTGGAATATCTGGTGGAAAAGACAGTACAATTGTCGCCGAATTATGTGCCCGTGCTCTCGGTCCAGACCGTGTGTTAGGAGTACTTATGCCAAATGGTGTTCAGAAGGATATCAATGACTCTATTGAAGTGTGCAAACATATTGGAATACGTTACATAACGGTGAATATCGCTCCGGCTGTTGAAGCACTCAAAAAGGAAATCGGTTTTGAATTGTCAAGTCAGTCCGAGACAAATCTTCCAGCGAGAATACGTATGACGACACTTTATGCCGTCAGTCAGTCTAACAACGGACGTGTCGTTGGTACTTGCAATGCATCTGAAAACTATGTAGGATATTTTACAAGATATGGTGACGGTGCATCTGACGTTGAACCGATTGGAAACCTGACGGTATCAGAAGTTATTGAAATTGGAGACTTTCTTGGTTTACCACACCATCTGGTACATAAAACACCGGATGACGGTCTTCCAAATTCCAACACCGACGAAGAGAAGTTTGGTTTCACATATTCTGAACTTGACAGATACATAAGGGAAGGTGTCGAACCGGAAGGTATGTGCAACAACGACTCGTCTGTTACCAAAATTGATAAAATCAAAAGTATGCACGAAAGAAGTGTTTTCAAACTTGAACCCGTACAAATGTTCATTTTAGATTATGAAAGTAATTAATTTATCGTCTGTAGAAAAAAGCGATGTAAAATACCGTATTGACAGATTCCCCGATGGTGAGGTACAGTTTGTTCTAACTGAAGAACCCAACAGAAAAGAAGAGTATTTGGTCGAATGTAGAATTACCAATGCTGAAGAATTGTTCATTCTTTTACAAGTCGGTGACATTCTCGACAGACAAGGTGTCATTTGGAATCTTCACATTCGTTATCTTATGGGTATGAGGATGGACCGTGTGATGAGTTTTGAAAGACCGTTCACGCTCAAAATTGTCGGTAAGATGATTAGTCAGATGGGTTATCAGGACTGTGCAATACTTGAAGCACATTCCGAGAGAACTATGCTAGAAATCAGAAATTCGGTAACTCTAGATTATAATCCTTATAAGTTTCTCTTGGAGAGGAATATGGGAGACGTGGATTTGGTGTTCCCTGACGAAGGGGCATTAAAACGATACGGAGGAAAAAAGGAACAAGATGCATACTTTGAAAAAGAACGTGACATCGAGACCGGTCGTATCAAATCTTTCAATCTGAATAACGAAAACTGTTTCGTCAATGACGGAAAGAAAATCATACTCTATGACGACCTTTGTGACGCCGGTGGTACGTTCTTGGGTGAATTGAAAGTTTTGAAAGAAATGTTCCCAGATGCCGAGTTCTACATCAAAGTTACACACATCGTCAACGAAGTCGGTTTCGACAACCTCTGTAAGAACTTTGACAAAGTGTTTGCAACCGAATCTTATCGAGATTGGGGTAAGGTGGCTGAAGAAAAGGGTTACACCAACTTCGTAGTCATCTGACCAAAGATTTCAAAAAAAGAAGAAACGGAGAGATAAAAAAGTCTCTCCGTTTTTTTATAAATACATATATATTTGTTATATTTTATATATGGGATTTGAACATTTAATCCAAAGTGGAATTTATAAGGACAAAGATGTGTGGAGATTTTATTCTGTTGATGAAATTATAAAACATCAATCTGAAGCAGGGATTCCAGACTATGTGATAGAAGATTTCAAGAAATTTATCGGTAAGACTTGGGTAGGAAAAGGAAAAGAATACAAAATTATCGGTTTTGAAGACAACAACGCCTATTGTGACTATTATTGGATTCTTGAAGATGAGTCACACAACAGAATATATGAACTTTGGAATTCAATAAAATTCTATGAAACAATAAAAATGGACGAAAAAATAATGAGACGAATATTTAGGTTTTTGAAAGCCTTATGGAAATATATGTTATACGGACAACGTGTATCTTTCTGCATTTATAGAAACCGAATAAATGAGTGTTGTGAGTGTAAGAACTTTGAAGAATCCAATTGGACTTGTAAAATATGTGGTTGTTATATCACAAAGAAAGCAAAAATGAGTTCTGAAAGTTGTCCTGATAAAAGGTGGTAAGTGATTGATGTCCATAAATAATGATAGAAAAAAATTTACAATATGGACATTAACAGAATTATAAAACACGTCAAGGATAATGGTGGTGTTGTTTTCGACACACCATTCTATATCAACCTTTTTGGTATTCGTAATGATAAAAATGTAAATAAATTTAACGACACGTTGGTTGTATATTGGTATGATGATAAAAAAGTCATACACACATATTCACCATCAAAGGGTTTTACTACAGACCCAGGTTTTAAATCACTCACATCTCCTGTCAGTTCAAAGGGATGTGCAATCTTAAAAGAAGGATGGTATAGGAGACTTTGGACAAAAGGACTACATAAGGGTAAATATTCCGCCTTGGTTCAAGCAAATCCATGCATAGTATATCGTGATAACGACAAGGACAAGGAATTGGATATGAATAAATCCAAGACCGATACCGGTATGTTTGGAATAAATATGCACAGGGCAAATGAAAATGCAGTTTCAATAAATGTAGAAGGGTGGTCTGCCGGTTGTCAAGTATGGGCAAGTCCAGGTGAGTTTTCATACTTTATGAGTCTCATTAATAAGGCATATCAAAAAGGTCAGAAATATTTTTCATATTTTTTAACAAACAACAAATTGTTTGACCCGAACAAACCAACTGAAACTGAGAAACCAAAATTTCCAAAAATGACTTCGGATGGTTTATCTATAATTAAAAAATATGAAGGGTCATTAAATACTAATGACTTGACAAAAAACTTCATTGAACCAATTCAAAAACTCATCACATCGAAAGTAACAGACAATATGTTCTCAGCAATCGTATCATTTGCCATGAATGTCGGTCTTGTGAATTTGAAGTCATCAACTCTACTGAAGAAAGTAAATTCAAAACCGGATGACCCATCAATATCAGACGAATTTATGAAATGGGTAAAAGTATGTGGAAAAACCTCACAAGGACTTATAAATAGAAGAAAAGAAGAATCAAAATTATATTTTAAAAAGTAAAACAAAATGGAAAAGTTATCTAATTTTTTAAACAAAAATGGATTTTTAGTTGTAATCATCATCATTTTGCTGATGTTTGTAAATCAATGTAGTACAAAAAATGCAACACAAAGAGTTGCAAAGTATCAGAAAGAAATGACTATTAACAATCAGAAACAAGATTCAATCATGTCAGTCCGTATGGAAGATATTGAAAAGAAACTTGACTCCACTTTGATTTCAAACGGTGCAGTCATTGATGCAAACAGACAGACAAGTGCAGCAATCAACAACAAAAAGCAGAATATAGTGATAAAGATGGACAAACAATAAATTTGTTATTTTTATTATATGGGAGAAAAAATAAACAAAGAGTTTGATGATTTTCAAAAACATCTTGAAAAAAAAGAAAAACAATTGAAAATTCCAATTTCATTCGATACTGGAAAAACGATTGATGAGGAACTTGAAGAATTAAAAAAGAAAGATGTCGTGTTATGAAACCGATAGATGACGAGAAGATAAAAACAACAAATGTTGAACTCGAAAAGAGATTCAAGGATGAGAGAAACCAATGGCTTGAAGATATAAAAAATTTAGTAAATTCGGCGAGTGATACGAGTAAACTAAATGAAGCACAAGTATACCAACTATCATACAGACAGATGTGTGTTGAAAAAATGTGTGAATATCGTATTCTTCTCGAGAAGAGACAGGAGTTGTTTGACAAACAATGTGCAAGTCGGTTTCGTGAATACACAACAAATTATGACATTAAACTTAGTGGTTCTGAAAAACAACTCTTTATACAAAGTGATTGCTCTGAGCTAAAATTACAAGTAAAAATGATAAGTGTTCAGATAAATTTCTTTGAGGAATCAATCAAAACACTTGACAATCTTGGATTTGCAATACGAAACAAGATTGAGATTATTTCGAAACAGTTGATATAGAAAAAAGGAGAAAGATTATTCTTTCTCCTTTTTTTATTTTATTCTTTGCTTTGAAACTTGGTCTCCCTTCAAAATTGAAGTGTCATACATTTCTTGTGATTTTGTTATAGTTCTTCCAAGTGATGGTGTTTCATCTATTAATCTGTTGGCCAAAGCATCAAAATCTTTTTTTCTATTTTCATTTAAATTTGGGTCAGAACCTTTTTGACGATTTCTCGCTTTCGAAAGATTGATAACTTTGTTTACTTCATGTGTGGTTGAACCGCCATAATTTATTACAAGTTCTTTTCCATAGAATCCGTTTCCGACAGCACCCATATCTCCGGAAGCGTTCATCTTCACATAGTTTATGTCAATACCGGCCATCATTTTCTTATTCGTCAAAAAATATGAGAAAACAGATTGACCACAACTATTTGCTTTGTTGACTAAGTTCATAAACTGTCTGAACTCACCCGAGTTTGCCCACACCTGACAACCGGCAGACCAATTCTCAACCTTTGTTGCAGTACCTATTTCGTTTGCTCTGTGCATGTTTATTCCGAACCAACCGGTATCTACAGACCTATCATCCATTTCCAGTAGTTTATTACGGTTTCGGTCACGGTATACTGCACATGGACCACCACCTTGTACTAATGCCGTATACTTTCCATTATGTTTCCCAATAGTCCAAAGTTTCTGATACCAACCCTCTCTAAGAATTGCACATCCGTTACCATTCACCGGTGATGTGAGGGATTTGAAACCAGGGTCTGTGGTGAAACCCTTTTGTGGAGAAAACACATTCACTTTTCCACTTTCATCATACCAGAAGACAAATAGTTTATCGTTGAATGTGTTTGGGTTATCTGAATCTCTTATTGCAAACAAATTAAGGAAGTATGGTGTCTCATATACAATACCTCCATTTTTTTTCATGTGAAAAATTATTTCGTTTATTGCATCGTTGTCACTCATATATAACTAATTTTATTTGATATTAAAACTCGAACCAAGCAAAACTCCCTTTTTCAATTCTGTCTTTTTTGAAGCCGAGAGATGTGGGTCTTTTCTTGATGATGAAAAAGTAGGTGAATAACTTCCACCATGGTCTTCTATATAGTTTCCATAACCGAAGTTATATGGGGAGAAATCTATATCTGCATATGCCTCCGGATTTGTAGGCATATTATCCCAACTGCATAGTTTCACATAACCTGGAATTTTTCCCTTTTGTTTTTTACACATCGCCCTCCAGTCGTGTAGTGATGTGTTCTCATTTACATAATTTGCTAAATTTCCTGTCTCAACATACAACCCGTCGTCTTGAAATGTAGCAACTTCCCTTCTCATCCATCCTATTCTGAATTTTCTATTTTTCATACCAGGTGCAGAAAGGTCATATAGATATTGTTGATGTGAGTTTCGTATTATTTGAAAGGCATCCATTGGATTTTTGAAAGCGTGTGTTGCATCTGCAATTTGTTCATAAACACTTCCGTATGTCTTATAGTTATAATTTGTAATATCCGCTTTCTGTTTTAAAAGTGACAAACAACTGTTTGCTTTACTCCATCCACCCCATTTTGCTTGGAACAGAACTATTGAACATGCTTCATTTGCACATTTAATCCAATTCGAGTCTATATATGATAACCATCCTTTCTTATCCATTTTATTCACATTTGAACCACTTGACAAACCATATTTGGCGGCATTGTTTTTATACCACGCCGCCCATGTTTTATGGGTTATCCCACACTTTGTGTTTCCACCAGAATCACCTTTCACCGTTGTTCCTTTTACATTCCAATTGATGTGGTTCATAAGTGTTCCTGGTGCTTGCTGTGCAATTTGAAGTTTCTGTGCATGTTTACCAGGAAGCCAATCTTTTACTGCACACTCATAAAACAAAAGATAGTCATATAAACTTCCCGAAAGTGTTTTCATTTGTACATAAATATTTTATATATTATTTATGACCGAAATGAAAGAAAAACACGATGTTGTCATACCATTGGGTGTTAAGAGTTTTGAGAATAAAAATTTTGAGATAAAAGTCGCTGTTGCAAGCATAAGAAAGTATTTCAAATGTTTGAACAGGATTATTATATCTACACAAATTGAAAAGATACCATCTTTGGGTGATGATATTGTATGGGTGTTTGCAGATGATATTTATAAACACGATAAGGATGCTAATATCATTCATAAGGTTAGAACTGTTATAGAAAAGGTTCCAGACCTCACAGATGACTTTATCATGTGGAGTGACGACCAGTTTATCACAAAGGACACAGAGTGGTCGGACACCAAACCTAGATATATGAAGATTTATAACTCCGAGAGCAAGCCTTATTTTGATTCTATGGCGAAAAAAAGAATATGGTGGAGAAGATTGCAGAAATGTTTTGAAAGGTTTCCAAACGGCGGATTTGGGTGCAAATTTTTCAATCCACATATACCAAGTCCTATGAACAAATATAAGTTTATGGAAATGTGCAACAAATTCCCATATCAGACTGAAGACGGAATCACCATATATGACTTGTATTATAACTTCGTCGGTGAAAAGGGTGTTCCGAATTTCGATGAGTATCACTGCACATTCGGTGAAACTAACTGGGGAGGATGTAGATGGGTTGGTTTTTATAATAGTAGTATGAGAAACAGAAAATTTGTAGAAACTCTTAAAAAAATATTCGATATTTAATCATGACAATAACTATTGACAATTCAATTTATAGAGTTGAAGATATACTTTATTTCAACACAATATATAAAGTGATGGGTCTCTATGTGATAGAAATATATTTCAAATCACAAGAAGACCCATTGGTATTTGAGTATACCGAAAAAACAGAATACAATATGATGATTGAAAAATTAAGAAATAATTTGAATATAAGATAGTTATTCAGAATCACTATCTTCTGAATAACTTGACTCAAAAGCATCTCCTTTTAACCAACGTAAAAGTTTGGTGTAGTCTATATTCATTTTGTTCTCATCAATGTATTCAAATTCAATAGTTCTACCATCAGAGAAAGTTACATCCATTTTATAGAAAGTATCTATATCTTTATAACAATCTATATTTGATATGTTTGATATGTTGATGTAATATAAATCTTCGTCTGTACAACTGCTGTGTGAGTTGTCGATAGTGAGGAAAACGTTTTCATAGTTTTCTTCGACCGGTGTAACATCTGAAGACCCGTCGTCGTTATTTAAATTTCCACTTATGATAATAGTCCCCACACCATTTTGGAATCCGTTTCCGGACAATATGTCAAAAATAGTAACCATATTATATTTATTGAAAAAGGTGAGTGAATAACCACTCACCTTTTTTTATTTTTTATCTTCTTTATTTTCAGTTATTGATGTATCGTAATCGTTGTTTTTTATTTCTTTCAATTTTTCTAACTGAGATACGATATCTTTCATAATCCTACTTGACATCTTATATGTCATGTCGTCTTCATTATACATTCCTTCTATTACTTCGAGAATAACATCTGATTCAAGTTTTACAAGATTATCAGAAATAAGTTTTAAAGATGTTTCCCACAATTTTTTCTTTTTCTTGTCAACTTCCATTGTCTCTCTTTTCTCACTTATACTCGTATCTTCATATATTGATTCCAATAGTCTTTTTTCTCTGGAATCTGCTTTACGGAGAGCAAGAATTGAAAAGGCGTTTTTCAATGTTAATTTTTCAATATCTTCTGTATCTTCATCTGAATCAATTTCACTATAATCATCATCCAACTCTTCATCTTTGATTCTCTTTTTAACTCTAATGTTTTCACATGCACACGGAAGAAGACAATCTACAAGAATGTTTGAATATTTTGTGAAACTATCTTCATTTATTGGTGTTTCGTTGAAATAAAGTTTTAACAAATCTGTAATTTCATCTTTATTATCTTCCCAATTTTTAAAACTATGTGAATCTTTGTCATATAAAGATAACCAGCTTGACAAAATACTTTTTTTATCATATTTTTTGTCATCGATTTCAATATCATCAAGATTTTTAAATTCTTCAACTTGTTTGTCTGGATTTCCGGAATTGTCTGTTACAACTTTTTTGAAGATTTTTGGACCCTCTTCATTTATCATTTTTTCTAATTCTTCATCTTCGTGTTTTCTTAATTCTTCTTCACGTTTTTTATCCTCCTCAATCCTTTCTTTATCAAACATTTCTTTATCTTTTTTCACCAATTCTATAAGTTGTTTCTGGTTGGCTAGCTTGAACACGGAAACTTTGTCGATGAAGTTTGTGTGAATTGCATTTGATACCTCATAAGCACATTCTTCTGCTGCCGATATAAGAAGTTCGACATAACTCTTAGTATCAACCTCATCAAGTGCTTGTGTCCTCATTCCAGCCTTGATTGATTCTAGATACTTGGAATCATCTTCTAGTACAAATGATTTCAATTGGTCTAGAGTCTTTGTATATGTGTTGTCATATCTTGTGTCAAAACCGATTACACCACTTCTTCTATCGTTTAGTTTCATTTGTATTGATATACCATCCTTTAAAGACCTTGCAACCTTTGTAATCTTTTCAAGTTCGGCTTTACTCAAACCTCTCTTTTTTCCACCTTCGCCACCAATCAAACGACGTGAAAACTCATCGTAAGCATCAAGTCTTGTCTTGACCTCATTATCAATTTTATTCTGCTCATCATCTTCCAACGATTGAATAAGAACCGTGTTTTCAAATTGGTCAAAGTTAAGCATAAGCATCAACAAGTCTCTACGAATAGTGTTTTTGATAATACCGATAAAATACTTATATGATTTCTTCAGCAAAAAGATACTTCTCGTAGGAATAAAAAGAACACCGAAATTAACAAACGTTGCCATCGTTGCATTTTGGGCATAGTCTGCAAAGTTTATCTTCACACCACTCAATATCTCAAGGAGTTCAAATGAAGAATTACGAATCTCTTCAAAAATTTTTTCAAGTTCTTTGAAAATTTTTGTCTTTTTTGGACTTGTTTTATCAACAAACTTTTGTATCTCGTCGATACGTTCTTTTAGTTCATCTACTGAATTCTGTATTACTTCGTTTAATTTGGCACCCATTTCAATCTCATCCCTAAGTGCCTCCCTTACGAATACCTCTGCTTTTTGATTTATCTTTTTACGAATTTTACCTCTTATACTTTCATCCAACGGTTCGAGTATTTGTGATGTCACAAGACTTTCCTCATACAATCTTGCTTGCATCTTATACTCAAAAAAATCTAAAATATTGTTCATAGAATTAAACTAATTATATATTATTTATGTTGTTCTAGTTCATAAATAATGTAGAAGCGAAAGAACAAAACAAGTGAGTAAAATATAAAAAACTTAAAATTATGGCTTCTAGAATAAAGAAATCAGAAAATCTCGAAACTAAACAAAAGGACACTAGGGATTTATTTACAATCAAGGATTTGAAATGTAAAACCGAAAAACAAAAAGAACTAGTAAAAAGTATAAGGAAAAAAGAGGTTACTATATGTTCCGGTTCAGCGGGTACTGGCAAAACTTTTGTCACACTTAATACTGCTTTAAGACTCCTCAAAGAAGGATATAAAAAAGTAATACTATGTAAGTCTGTCACTTCTATTCCAGAAGAAGAGATTGGTTTCTTAAAAGGAAATGTGGAACAAAAAATGGAACCATTCATCATGTCATACATTGGAAATCTCAATAAGATGCTTCCAGATGGAGTTGCTGAAAAACTATTCGAGGAAAAATTGATAGAGGTGCTTCCTCTTGCTTATATTCGTGGTCTTTCCATTGATGATGCTGTAATTATCTTGGATGAAGCACAAAACATAACAATGAATATCTTCAAGTCCGTTGTGACAAGAATCGGAGAGAACTCGAAGATGATTTTCCTAGGTGACTGTGAACAAGTTGACTTTAAAACTGATAAAAAGAAAAAACAGTCTGCACTACAATATATCACAAAGATTTTCAATGGAGAAGATTACGTCGGTGTTGTAGAGTTTGGGCCGGAAGATTGTGTACGTAATCCAATTATACCTAAAATATTAGACAAACTAAGAGATTTTGAATCACAAAATCCAATGTAATAAACACATAAATAACTTTAAATATATAAAATATTATGTCAAAAGTAAAAAATTCATTCAGTACATTTCTTGACCAAGCTGTGGTTTTGACTAACAACAGTATGGAAATTCTGGATAAGATAAACGATGCAGTGACATCGAATGAAGATAGTGTGACATTGACCGTCACAAATCCGGAAAATCCAGATGAAAACATAACATATCAGATTCCATCTTTCGGTTATTTGAAAAACTCAATCGACCGTCTCGAAGCCACATTGTCAACAATGTCGAATGTAAGTGGTACAACCGGAAGTACACTTCGTTTGTCTGACGGTTCATACCGTAAAATCATAACAAGTAAGGTTCCAAGTGAAGCACCATCAATAACAAAAGTCAACAATATCACAAATTTTGAGTTCAAGTCAAACTGGTTCTTCGAGGATATGTTGAATCCAATGTTATATGTCAGTTGGGATTTCACAAACCAAATACCAGATGACACTGAAAGAGTTATGATTCAAAGATATATACTTGAATGTGATACCATTACAAAAGTTAAAGTCTTCAACGACCTTTTCAATGGAAAAAATGACATCAAGTATAAGGATTTCTTGTATGCACTCGTTGACAATAATATCAGATATACACTTGACGATGAGATAAAAAATCTCCCTCCACGTTCAAAAAGATACAGTGGTAATTTCTCTGTCGTAAAGGGTGATTTTGAAAATAATCCATCGAATACCGGAAAGTCGATGAGATATACACTTCTAAGTCTTCAATATACAGACAACAGAGCTGACATCGAGAATACGAGAATATTATCTGTAGGAGATGTTGTTGAAGTCAATTCAAATCCAGTAACTACAAGATATAAAGTTACTTATGTTGATGTGTCTGCAAATAAGATTGGATTGAAGTGTATTGAGGGTATGGAACCTGTTAGAATTGGTAGCAACACTTTGAGAATTAGTGCATCACAAGATAGTGAAATAAAAGCAGACATTCCTATTGGTTTTGACGAAAGACAAGTTATCTTTGTAAAACCAATAGACCCCGATTCAAACATGCCGGCTGCTTCATGGTCAAGAGGTGTTGGTTTTTATTCCAATGAATTAACATACATTGATAACAACGGAAACACCAAGACTCTTCAGTCTTTCTATCAAAAGAATGTCGTTGATTTTGGACAGATTCTTCTTTCTTACGGTGATGATTATTATCCAACAATCCGTGAAGGTATCAAACCTAATGCACCTAATCTAAACTATTCAAATGGTGAGGGTGACTTCAAAATTGTTCAGATAAACTCACAACTGACAGAAGGTACCGATGCATCTGCTTTCAGAGAACTTGTTGCATCAAAGGCAAGTATTGTTTCTTCAATCGACAACAACTATAAAGAGATTGAAAAACAGAAGACTCTTATACAGACAACAAACTTTGTTGATGCCACAGAAAAGAAAAATGCCCAAGATAAACTTGTCGGACTTATTGAGGAACAAGAGCAGTTGAATAGTAACTACTCATCAATCATAAACACCATAAAATCAAAATACACCGATGGTGAAAACGCCACACCAAAGTATAGAATACGTGGTTTTTGGGACATTCCTGAGGAAAAGATTTCACCATCATCCGGTGTACAGAGAATCATCAAGTTCAAGATAAGATACAGATACTTGAACAAGAGTGGTGTTGCAAATAAAGAGGAAGAGTTTGATTATGAATCTAATGGTGTCACACTCAAAGGTCGTTTCTCAAATTGGATTGAGACAGAAACAAAGTTGAGACCACGTGTCAAAGTTAATGGAACATGGACTTGGGAAAGAATAGATACAACTAATCCCGATGTAGTAAATATTAATCAGTTAGATATTCCTATTCAAAAGGGAGAACAAGTTGAAATTCAAATTAAATCTGTATGTGAAGCTGGTTTCCCTGCAAATCCACTCGAATCTGATTGGAGTAATTCTATAATCGTCGCCTTTTCTGACTTTGCCGAACTTGAATCGGATGACATCACAGAGTTGATTAAACAAAATAATGCCGATGCAGCCGCCCAAAATGCAAATTCATCATTCAAGTTGTTGAACTCACATGTCGCTTCAAGTTTCTATGCCAATGAAAAATATTTTGCCCACGATGCACAAGCAATAACTTCAGGTTTCTTGACTGATGAACAGAAACCTATCACATTATTTGACAAATTACAAGATTTACAGAGTCAGATTGTGCAGATTATGGAACAAATAAACCATACTGCTGGTAATCTTGTCGTGACACTCTGTACAAGTGATTCTACCAATACTAAACAATACACGCTCACTGAAAAAGGTGTAACTTATATTAATGCCGGTAACTATTCGGCAGAAGTAAATCTTATAGGTGTAAAAAAATCCATCACTGGAAAAAAAACTCATTTAAATGGTACAATCATAACCAAGACTTTCTATTTGGATATCACAACAGATGTTCAATCCGGTCTATATCTTTTGAGCAAATTGGGTGGAAATAGAAATTCTATGGTCCCTTCAACGGTTTCAAAGAAAAGTGCTATAAACAGTTCTGGTGTATTTGACGGACAATCGAACTACTATGATTTGTACGACAATGTTTTGAACACATCAACAACAAGTTCGAACTACTATAAGACAAAGGGTCGATATGATTTGGTACCGATTAACTTGACTGGAGCAAACGATTTGATTGACTATACCAAGGTTTGCCCTGACCGTTATCAATCAGCACAATGCAAAGGTCAGTTCGTGTATTCTAGATTCCGTGACGTATCTGACACATTCGATATGTATGCAAATACATCAGAGACATTCGTTAGTTCAATCAACAATATAATTCCTAAAAAATATGCAGCATATAAAGAAGATGCACCATTCAAAGACTCTGAAATTTATATTGGTGGAAATTCTACGGACAATGATATAAGAATGGAAAATTCAGCAAAGAAGATTTTCTACGGTACTGAATCATATACTGAATCTGAATTTGATACATATTGTACTTTAACCGGCACAGATGGAGTGAATTTTGAAGATGTTGAATCCAATATTTCAAATATATATCCTGTTTTATACAGACTTCCTAGAACTTGGGAAAAACCGCCAACAACTATTTCAACATTGTTCGGTGATGACAAAACGGTAAAGATTATCAAGAGGATAGAGTCAAATCAATTATCATTGACAACACCACAGCAAGCGGTTTTAGATTTGACAAAGCAACAGAAAATGGTTGGAAAACTTGCACAGAGAGTATCCAACAGTAAGAATGTGATAAATTCAAAAAAATCCGAATCAATAATACCTAAGATACAGGCCGCTTTCGGATTATCAGATTGGGGTGCAATCAACAATATAGATATTGACGGAAGTATGGGTTCTGAAGATGATGGTTCATATATCACAACTCATAAAATCGGATATTCAGATGGAGATAAGTATTTGAGTGGTGAAGATACTTGTAATTCATATTTGTTCTTATCACCAATAAATCACGAACAAATACAAGTTGAAGGTGACACTGCAAATTCAAGTGCAGTTATAAACAGTAATGAATCTATAAGAGTACCTATTGTTTATCAATATCGTATGACCGATTACAGTGGAAATATCTTCGGTGTTCAAGGTCTTAAACCAACAGATGACCGTGTTAAGAATACTAAATTTGCCAACATCATTGGTATCGATATTTGGACTGATGTTAGTTCTGAAGAACCAAAACAATATGACATCATAGTCTATTCAACTTATGGAAATAGTTCTATTATTGATGTGACAAATACTTTGAATACAAGTACACAGAGTTTGACAAATGCTGCAAAAAATGTTGCAACACAATTGGGAAGTCTTGTAAATCAGAGTAAATCGGTTACAACTAAAACAATAACTAAATCGACTAAATCAACTCCGGCAAAAATCTTGAAAAAGTAAAACAAAAAGTGAAGGAAATCCTTCACTTTTTTGTTATATTTTATGTAATAAAACAAATATTTGAGATATGTGTAACGATAAAAATATATCACCGGTTCCTATAATAGACAACGCTCTAAAAATTATAGATGTAAATGAGAATGGTCAATCATATATGATTGTAGATTATTTTTTATCTGACACGATAGAAAACAAATCCGATTATTATGATTTCCTCCGTGCCGTGAATGCAACATCCCAATATGACGAGATTCACATACATATAAATAATTATGGTGGTGATTTGGATGCTGCTTTACAGATGTATCACTCCCTTGTAAGAAGTAAGGGACGTGTCGTGATTTTTGTTGAGGGTGCATGTATATCAGCGGCAACCGTTGTTATGATGGCTGCCGACGAGATTGAATTTTGTCCTTGGTCTACAATAATGATACATGCTTATAGTGGAGGTGTCATAGGTAAATATCAAGAAATCCAATCATCGTCTGAATTCCACAAGCAATGGTTTGAAAAAATTGTTAATGACATATATGGTGAATTTCTTTCCAAAAAAGAAATTGCTCAAATACTCAGTGGTAAGGATTTGTGGCT